GGAAGCCTGTGTGCTTATCTATTGGAGATAACAGCAGTTGATCCTATAGAATATGGCTTAATTTGGGAGAGATTTTACAATATAGGAAGAAAAGGCTCATATCCTGATATAGATTTGGACATTAGTATAGAAAGAAGAAATGAGGTTGTAGATTATCTAAGAAATAAATTTGGAGAAGATAGAATTTTCCAAATGTGTACCGTGTCTACGATGGCATCTAAAGCCGCAATAAAAGATGTTGGCAAAGTTATTGGGCTGCCATTTTCCTATATGAATGAACTTACTGATCTTTTCCCTCATAAGTGTGAAAGCATAAAACAAGCAATAGAAGAAGTACCAGAAATAAAAGCGCTGGCAACTGAAGGCGAAGATAAAGACACAGAACGATGGAAGCAAGAAATATCTGGATCTAAAGATAAAGCCCAAATAAAAGTTCTTGAAGATATGATTGCCGAAAGACAAAGGCAATTAAAAGTCACATTTGACGTAGCACAAAGACTTGAAAATATAGCTAGGCAAAGATCTTCTCATGCATCGGCCATATTAATTGCTGATGAGCCAGTATTCGGAAAAATTCCTCTTTGTTATGACGCAAAAAATGGCAAAACGTTAACGGCTTTTGACATGTATGATCTAGAAGAAATGGGATATCTAAAATTAGACATTCTAGGATTAAAAACCCTTGATGTATGTAGTAAAATATACAATGGAAATATTAGAGACTTTAAAGATTTTAGCGATAAAAGAGTTTATGAGCTAATAAGCAATGGTTATACCAGAGGAATATTTCAACTTGAAACTCCTTTAGGTAAAAACTGGTGTAAAAAAATTAAGCCAAAAAACCTAAATGAGCTTTCTGATATTAACGCTCTATTAAGACCCGCAATTTTGGAAATAGGAATGGCCGATGAATATTTAAAAAATAGGGCAAAACCAGAAGAGATTATATATTTGCACGAAGACTTGAAACCCATATTAGAAAAGACATTTGGAGTTATGACCTACCAAGAGTCCATGATTCAAATAGTAAGCAAATTTGCAGGTTTTGATTTAGCTAAGGGGGACTTAATTCGGAAGGCATGTATTGCAAAGGGATCTTTAATGTTAACAAACCATGGCCCACAAAAAATAGAAGAAGTTGCCAAAAAGATTGGTAAGCAATCTAAATACGATCAAAAAATATTAACAATAGACAAAGATAATAGTTTGGTTTATAAAAGAATAAATAATGTTTGGAGCAATGGAGAGAAGGAAGTTTTTAGATTGTCTACCAAAAACGGGTTTCACATTGAACTAACCAAAGATCACGAAGTATTTACACAAGATGGCTGGAAAACAGTAGAAAATTTATCCACTAATGATTTTGTAGTTTTGCCAAACAATTATCATTACAAGGGGCATGGTAAATTCAATAAAAATAAATCTACTATTTTGTCCTATTTTATAGGAGAAGGATGTTATACAGATAAATGTGACCCAAAAATAACTAACTCTGATAACTGGATATTAAAAAACATTAAAGATAAGTTAATAGAAGAATTTGGAAAAGAATCGTTTAAAATCACCATTCATCCTGTTACCAGGTGTGAAGATATTCACCTTAGAAATAACGCCAAGTTATGGATACAGTCAATCTACAAGAGATGCAAATCAAGAAACAAATACATACCAAAATATATAGTTCATGCTATGAATGGAATAACCACGCAATTTATTGGAAGTTATTTTTCAGGAGAGGGGCATGTTACAAAAAATAGCATAGCTATGTCAACTACATCGAAACAAATAGCGAAAAATTTACAAATCTTATTATTAAGAGATGGTATTCATGCAAGTTTATTAACTAAAAATTCTACCTATAAAAATGAACCATATATATCTTATAATGTTTGTATATCTGAAAGAAGTGCCGTAACGCTCTTTTATAATACTTATAAAAATTATATATGTCCAATTAAGCTAAAATTAATAGAAAGTATAATTACAAAGGAATATAAAAAAAGTTATAAATCTTTCTTAATTCCTAATCAGATAGTTAAATCCATGTCAGAAACTGTTAATATGCATAGTTTAGTTGGTAATATTGGAGGAGCACATTATAGTAAAAACATGACATATGATGTAGCTAATTTTATTAACAAGAAAATAGGAAGTAATTTATTACAATCTGTAATAGACTCAGGATTTAAATTTGTTGGCATTAAAGATATTAAAATGGTAGGAACTAAAGAAGTTTTTGATTTCGAAGTAGAAGATTCTCGCTGTGGATTTATAAATGGAATATTGGTGCATAATTGTGGTAAAAAACTACCTGCTGAAATGGCTAAATACGAAAAAGAATTTATTGATGGCTGTTTATCTAGAGGATACAAAGAAGAAACAGCAAAAAAACTTTGGAAGTGGGTAAATGCTACTGCCGATTATTCCTTTAACAAGTGCATTTCAGGAGAAACTTTAGTTTATCGTGGCAACAAAGAACGGTCAAAAAGTATTATTTCTATAGAGCATTTATTCAAAATAAAAAATGATAAACAATATGCTATACATGGATATGGGCAAATACTTGCTCTAGATAAAGATGGTCGTATTAGACCAAGAAAAATAAAGGATATTTATTTTAATGGCAAAAAAGAAACTTACACTATTACTTTATCTAATGGCAAAAGCATAAGGACAACAAAAGACCATAAATTTTATACCAATAATGGATATGTAAAAGTAGAGGATTTTTTAATAAACGAAACCAGTATAATTTGTAATAACTTAAATGAAACAGAAGAAAGTATAGTCATTTCCATAGAATACCATGGATTGGAAGATACTTATGATATTGAAATGGACACAGAAGAACATAATTTTGTCGCAAATGGGATGGTATGTTCTAATTCGCATTCTCTAGCTTATGCTAAACTTGCATATATTACTGCATATCTTAAATTAAATGATCCGTCAAAATTCTTTTGGTCATTACTTTATTATTCTAAAAATGAGCAAAATCCTCAAGAAGAAATAAGGTCAATATTTTTTGATGCCAAAAGATTTAATGTGCATATTTTGCCGCCAAGTATAAAAAGGGCAAACAAAGATTTTGAAGTAGATGGCAACAATATATATTTTGGCTTAAGTCACGTTAAAGGAATAGGAGAAAGTGCCATAAAATATATAGAGAAAATCAGTGGTATGAGTTGGCACGATATATTATTCAGCAAAATCAAGAAAAACATATTCGACGGTATGGTTCTAAGCGGAGCAATGAGCCATTTCGGACTAAGCAGAAAACAAATGATGATGTGCAAAGAATTTATTAATCAACTAACAGAAAAAGAATTGCCAATATTTAATCATATATTTATTGGTATTCCTGATAAAATAACAAAGGAAACTAAAAGCGAAATAAAAAGTCTGCAATTACAAAAAGGAAAATCATTTGAGGAATCTGTACAAATCATGCTGGATTTTATAAACAAAGAAAACAAAGAGTTGAAAATAATTAATGCAAATAGAGCTAGTAATCTTGCTATAGAATGTCAGTATTTTATTAGTAATTATGATAATGGGAAAGAATATTGTATAAGAGATTTGGCAAGGTTTGAAGGACATTATTTGGGCATTCCTGCAACTTGTTCATCCGTCGATTCGTTCTTAAATGAGAAGGTTAGTCATTTCCTAATTGAAGTTGAGAAAGAGAAAGATAATACACAAATTTGTGCAGTGGCAAAAATATCTTCTTTTAGGCAGATTCTTGATAAAAGACAGAGAGAAATGGCATTTATTACATTAGAAGATAAAAGTTTTATGTTAGATGCAGTAATGTTTAATAGTTGTTATTCGATTCACAAAACACTTATAAAACAAGATAGTGTTTTACTTTTTAAAGGCCATAAAAAAGGAGGATCTTTCATAGTTAATCATGTAGAACAGCCATAAATGTTTGTAAATTATTTATTAGTATTATAGAAAATTATAAAAAGCCTGTTTTTTAAAGGAGAAATTCATGGCAAGAAACAATTTTATTTACATAGAGGGTGGACTCTATAATTACGAAGAGAGATATGCTGGACAGCATTGTATTTCTTCGTTTTCTGTTCGTATTCCACCAGTTAAAGACAATGATGACGGAATTTTTGTTTCGGTAGAATCTTGGGATTTGACTGATTCTTTGCGAAAATCTCTTAGCGAAGGACAAGGAAATATAAAGATCTCTGTTCAAGGGTCATTCCGTCAAGATAGTTGGGTAGATAAGGCCAGCGGAGCAAAGAGGAAAAAATTATATGTATCTGGCAGTAGTGTTTCTGTTCTTGGGCCTCTTAAGAAGTTCGACAACAAACAGACAGAATCTTCACACGCAACAAAAAAGGAAAATAAAGCTCCAGTGGGAGACTTTTAAGGAGAAAACATGTCTAATCAAATACAGCTTAGTGCAAGAGTATCCTCAGATATATCTTTTAAGAGCACCAAGAAACATCAAATTCCAGTAGCAGATTTTAGGGTAGTTCATAAAACTAGGAAAGTAAAAAATCCTCTATCTATAGACATAGAAGTTTGGGGAGAAGAAGTAAATAATATTAAAGATAATATATTTCGTGGCGATCTTGTTGAGATAGTAGGACAATTACGACGGGATATTTGGGTTTCCAAGCAAACTGGGGAAACATTGTCCAAGCTTAAAATAACGGCCAACAAAGTTTCTATTATATCTGTCGGTAATTATGATTCGGAGAATTCCTATAATGAGCAAGAACAGGAATCAACAGATTAAGGCCCAAAGAAGAGCAGAAAAGAGAGCGGCAAGAACAAGGTTTCAAGAACAATCTCATTGTACGCCTGCTCAGTCTTTTAAGTTAAACTCAATGCCAGATATTATTGGAGCAGATTTCCAAGATATTGGTAATGATATAATCGAAATTAAAAGAAAAATTAATGCCTTACCTAAGTCTGACTACAAAAGACGAATACTTTTTAGTAGCGAGGCATCTTATTTGAATACTGGATTTGCAACTTTTACAAGTGAAGTAATGCAAAGACTTCATAAAATCGGCAAATTCGATATTGCAGAAATAGCCAGTTACGGAAATGCAAGATCTTTAGAGCCAAGGGCCGAAAGTATACCTTGGCAATATTACCACGTACTTCCTATTAATAATATAGAGGCACAAGAATATCAATCTAATTATAGACAAAATCAATTTGGCAAGTGGAAACTTTCATATGCATTGGCAGATTTTAAGCCAGATGTTTTATTTGATTTGCGAGATGCATGGATGGTTGAACATATAAACCAATCTCCTTTAAGAGATAATTTTTTGTTTTTCTTGTCTGCTTGTGTAGATTCTCATCCACAAAAATGGGAATGGCTAAGAGACTATTCTAAAGTTGACCATCTGTTTGCTTACTCTTGGTTTGGCAAAAAAGTTTTAGAAGAGCAAAGCAGATGTCTTTTGGCTAGAAAAATGAATATAAAACCATTAAATGTGACAGATGTAATTCAGGCAGGAGTTGACAATAGCATATTTAAGCCAATAGATAAAATAGAGGCAAAAAAAGCATTCGGCATTCCTCCAGGAATAAAACTTGTTGGCACCGTAATGCGAAATCAACCAAGAAAACTATTTCCAAGAATATTACAGTCATTTCAGATTCTTAAAGAAAATTATCCATTAGAATCAAAAGACACAATGTTATTACTTCACACTTCGGTCCCAGATGTCGGATGGGATCTTCCAGAAGCAATAGCAAGATGTGGACTAATGGACCATGTTGTATTTTCTTATTTGTGCAATTCTTGTGGAATGGTAGCAATATCTACATTTGTAGGCTCTCCAACTAATTGTCCTTCGTGTGGAAATAATACATTTCATACTCCAAATACTCAATTTGGATATCCACCAGAACACTTTAATTTTATATATAATTTAATGGACATATATATCCAAGGAAGCATAGCCGAAGGTGATGCAATCCCAATTTCAGAGGCTAAATCGGCTGGCTGTCCTTGTTTAATATCAGATTATTCTGCAATGTATGAAAAAGCCAGAAATGGAGGAGCATTACCAATAAAGAATCTTACAGAAAACCCAAAAGCGATGACTTATGTGGAAAGCGAAACAATGCAAAATAGATCATTGTTTGATAGGTATGACCTTGCAGAAAAAATGGCAATGTTGTTAAGAGATGAAAATAAAAGAGCTAATATGTCCATAGAAGCTAGAAAGTGTGCGGAAAAATATTATAATTGGGATTTGGCAGCTACTAAACTAGAATATCATTTATTAAGTGTGCCAATTAAAGATCGAAAAACTACTTGGGAAAGAACAATAGAAATAAAAACTATTAACGAAAATTCTCCCCCATCAACTGCTTTTGACAAAGAAGGCAACAGAGAATGGCTTGTTTGGTGCTATAAGAATATATTGGGCCGATCTGGTATTGATCCAGAAGGACTTAAGCACTGGACAGGAGCAATAGAAAATGCTACTGACAAAAATAAGGCCAGATATGAAATAGAAAAACATTTTAGACAAATGGTTAATTCTGAGAATTTTAGTAAGATGCTGATAAAAAATCCTGATCTAGCTCTTACCGATCCTGTAGAAAAAATTAGAAAGCAAATACAGAATGATTAATAAAATCATAGAAGACAAAATAAAGATTCTTGTCGGCATAAAAGAATCTGCTGGCGATATATTTATAACATCGGCAATTATATCTGAGCTTAAAAAGAAATATCCCAATTCTTTAATTTACGTTGCTTGCGATAAAAGATTTTGGAACATTTTAGAAGAAAATCCTAATATTAAAAAATTGCTAGAATGGCATGATTCAATGTGGGATTATAGAGCTTATGGAAAATGGGCTTGTATGGACAATCCATTTGATATAGTCTATGTTCCAGCAGTAACTACACAAAGAGTTCCTTCTAATTGGTTGTCTGGTAAATATTCTGTATTCCTTGGTCAACTTTATGCCAATATGTGCAATGTTCCTTTATCAGAACCTTTTATATCGTTGCCAGATATTTCAAGGCTTAATTTGCCAGAAAAATATGTTACTGTACAAGGCAAGAGTGGACAACAGGTTAAAGACTATGATTACTTAAAAGAAGTGATCGAAAGAATAAAACTCCCAGTTATTCAAATGGGAGCAGCTAACGAAACTAAAATATCAGACAAAGTAATTGATTTTTGTGGCAAAACAAATTTCAGAGAATGTGCCGCAATAATTAAAGGAGCAGTTTGTCATATTGGGGCAGACTCAGTAATGATGCATTTTGCTGGTCATTTTGGCACACCATCCGTTATATTGTTCGGAGGAACTACACCACAAGCAGCAATCAGTCCATTTTATAAAAACCTAAATTATATAGAAACACAAGATCGAGGTCGTTGCGTTACATCTTGTCATTTACATAAATGTGCATTAGAAGAAGATAAAACTGGTCATAAATGTATTAATAATATACTACCAGAAACTGTGGCTGACAAGGTTGCAGAAATAATAGGCAAAGAAAATGTAATTCCAGAAGAGCAAATAAAAATTTCCTCATATATTATTATTAAAGACGGTATAAAATATGGATTCCCATTTGAAGAATGTATTAAAGCCGCCTGTCTTGTCTCGGATGAAGTTGTAGTAGTCGATGGTGGATCTACAGATGGAACTTGTGAAAAATTACAAAAAATGTCTTTTGATTCCCAGTACTTTGCTCCAGCCGATATACTAAAAATGGACTTTTATAGTAGATTACCAAATGATGCTATGTTAACGTCGGGCAGTGGATGGGGAGATTTACAATGTAAATGCGGAGCAAAATATAGAATTGGTTCTGGAGATTTAATACGTGATGTAGATTTTAAATGTCTAGAATGTAATAACATTTATGAAAACAGGAGTCCATATGAATCAGAATCGAGCAAAATAAAAATATTTCAACATCCTTGGGACCTCGATAACCCAACATTGTTTGGTGATGAAAAAACTTATGCCCGCCAAAAGTGTACTGGAAATTGGCTTATACAATTAGATGCAGATGAGATTATAAAAGAACCATACACAGGAGCTATTAGAGACATAATAAAGAAAAATAAAAATGTTGAATTAATGGACTTTCCAGTTATTAATTTTTACGGCGACGATGAACACACTAGGATAGAAGATAATCCATATAAATGGCGTATTTCCAAAAATAATCCCAATATGATTCACGGAGTTCATGCAGAAGCAAGAATTTTCGACACGGACAAAATGTGTATATCGATGTCCAAAAAACACTCAGATGGATGTGAATTCGTTTATTTTGACTCACTTAAAATTGTTCCTCATAGAGCCATATTTCCAAAAAGTTTTGCCGAAGTACATTATGCAATAAAGCAAGAAAATAATTTTGATAAGTATGCAGCAATATATATATCTGAGTTACAGAAGTTGCAAAAAACTTCCCCAATAGTTTATCATTATTCTTGGCACAGTTTAGACAGAAAGGAAAATAATGGTGAATTCTGGGATCAGACATTTCATGGGAAAAAAGAAGAAACGCACAATACCACAAAAGATATATCTAGCAGAATAAAAGTTAATAACGATATTATTGCTTATACGCCAATTAAACATCCACTAAAAAAATGAGCCTAAAAACATTATACAAGAGAAATAGCAGTGGCAGTATCCAGTGTTGGAATATATGGGTATCTGGAAACGAAGATAATGCCATTATAAATATAGAATATGGGGTTGTGGACGGCAAAATACAACGTACACAAGAACATATTTCTTTGGGCAAAAATATAGGAAAGTCCAATGAGACGACTGCCTTGGAACAAGCAAAAAAACAAGCACAGTCTATGTGGAATAAAAAACTAGACAAAAATTATGTCGAAAATTTAATAGACATAGATAACTTTAAAAATTCCAAAATAAAACCAATGCTTGCTCATAATTTAAAAGATAAAGAACATCTTTTAAAACAAGGAGAAACAAAGATATTTTATTCTCCAAAACTAGATGGTCTAAGATGTATAGCAAGAAAATCTAACAATAATGTTAAGCTATGGTCCCGTGGCGGAAAACCGATAACATCTTTGCCAAATATAGCTGAAGAATTAAATAAAATCATGGAAAATGGCGAGATATGGGATGGAGAACTTTATTCGCATGAAACTAGTTTCAATGATATAACACACATAGTTAGACAAGAAAAAGAACTGCCAGAAGGATATGAAAAAATACTATATAATATATTTGACATGATATCAATCTCTCCATTTAGAGATAGATACTCTCATTTGAAGTCAAAAATAAAAAATAGCAAATTACTAAAAATAGTAGAAACTTATTCAGAGACTTTTTCTAACGAAAACATAGAGATGTATCACGATAAGTTTACAAAAAATAAATACGAAGGTGTCATCATAAGGGTTGATAATGATTCACCTTATGAACAAAAAAGATCCACTAATCTACTTAAGTTCAAGAAATTTATAGATAGTGAGTTTAAAGTTGTAGGTTTTAATCTTGGAAAGCCAGGGTCAAAACTTAATGGGCTTTGTGCAAATTTAGTATTAGAAATAAATATTAAAGGCGAAATTAAAACATTTGAGGCAAAACCTGATGGACCATTTGAAACACTTAAATATATAGCAGAAAACTTCGATAATTATAAAGGCAAAATGGTTACTGTAAAATTTCAAGAATACAATGAATATGGAATTCCTAGATTTGGAGTAGTAAAAGGAATTAGGGTGTTATGAGTACTATTAGGATCGCAATATCAGGAGGCCCTGGATCCGGGAAAACTTCTTTGGCTAGACAGCTAACTACTAAATTATATAATGAAAAGGGAATAAATACAAAGCACATAGAAGAATATGCTAGGCTATATATAGACGAATGTAATTTTCATGGGCAATTTTCACCGGAATTATCCGACCAGCAATTAATATTCGCCAAGCAAGTCGAGAGAGAAATGGCAGTTCCTGAAAATGTTCGTTTTTCAATTTCAGACTCCCCTTTATTTTTGCCATTAATATTTACATTTAATTTAATTACGCCAACATTATACCAAGATAGAACAGTTTATTTACATTTATATAATGAATTTTTGGCAAAGTATACTAGTCACTATAATTATATTTTCTTTGTTAGTAGAGAAAAGCCATATTTAAAAGATGGAACTAGAAAGCAATCTGAAGAAGAAGCAAAAAATGTTGATTCTCAAATAGTGTCCTTTTTAGAATTGCATAAAATGCATTATCATAGAATAAGTGGCACAGACGAAGAAAGAGTTGCAAAGGTTTTAAGCATAATATAATGAGTTCAAGCGGATTAATTTGTGATAGATGTAACCATGAAAATGCCTTGTCAATAGAAATTGGATTTTTAAAAAATGGACCAATACAAAAATACGATATATGTAGTCCATGCATGTTACGATTAGTTGTTATATTATTAGAGAAACAACCAGAAAAAGATAAAATGTTGTTATTTAATAGATTCATGGAAGGAGTCATAGTATGAAAAAACTCAAGCATTTAAACCACTGAAGGAGTTGTCCAAGATTGTCCTGTGGAGTAGTTTTTAGAATAAAGTGTATGTGGTCTGCTTCTCCACCAAACTCAAGGCCCTCAACATTGAGTGCTTTAGCAATAACATTAAACTGATTCTTTAGCACCTTAAGTATTTTAGGAGTTAGAACTTGGTATCTAAACTTGGTAACAAAAACGCAATGGAAGGTAAGCGAAAAAACACAATGGTCCTTTCTTTCAAGGTCTTGCTTCCGCATAATCTATATCCTTTCCTGGAAGAGTTGAACTCTAAAGTTAAATCTACCATAGAGTTAATGCTAAAGAACCGAGAAAAGTCATCCTCTAAATATTACAAGGATGTTCCTTGTGTTGTTGCCAAATCGCTGATTACCAAGTATCAAAGAAACAAAAAGTGTAAGCGAGTATCTAAACCAGTAATCCCAGTGTGTGGAGATAAGGGTAAGCAGGTCAAGTTGGAACACGACAAAGATGGTAATCCCTTTGGTATTCGTGTTCCTGCTTTGTTTAAGAAACAAGTGTTATCTGTAAGGTTCCCAAAGCCAATATCTGGACATATCAGAAACATAGAAATCTTCCGTAGAAAAAAGAAATGGTATCTCACATATCAATATGATACACCTTGCCAATCAGAAACAGAAACTCAAAATATAATAGGTATTGACCGAAACTACAAAGGCAATGTGGCAACACTTGCTAATCCTCAAAATGGTCAAGTTCTACGGCTTGGACCATCAATCAAAGATATTAAGCAGAATTTCAGAAATAGAAAGGCAAAGATTGCCAGAAAGGGAAAGAAACGACTATTAAAGAAATTGTCAAAGAAACAGTTAAATAGAACAAAAGATGTTAATCACAAAGTGTCAAGGCAAATTGTTGATTATGCCCAAAAACATTCATCAGCCATTGTTGTGGAAGAACTTAAAGTAAAAGGAAGTAAGATTGACCGTAAAATACAAAGAGACCAATGGTCCTATGGACAACTTCAATCTTTCATAACTTACAAGGCTGGCTTGTGTGGTGTATCCATTCACTACGTTTCACCAAAAAATACCAGTAAGGAATGTAGTCGTTGTGGAACAATCAATCTGCCAAGGAGTAAGACATATAAATGTTTTAACTGCGGACACAATGACCATCGTGATGCTAATGCTGCGTTTAACATAGCAAAGCGGTATGGTCAAACCTCAAGTAATCAGAAACTTAAGGTGGGGCTTAATGGTAATCCCTAAACTGGGAAGGAGTTTAGGCTATGTCTAAATTAGATAACCAGAAACCCTCGACGTTTAGTCGAGGGTGTATCATATCAATGCAGTGTTTCAAAAGTCTAATAAATATGTTTTTAACTATAAAAATGAATGGCTGAGTACAAAAAAGGAAGTAATTTAAATGAAGCACAAAATTTTGCTTTTAGATCCGCCATATCTTTTCCGTAATTTTACAGAGAAAAAACATGGCTCTCCTAAAAAACATTACAATGGTCTAACAATTGAACAGTTATGTAAATTGCCAATAGGCGAAATTGCCGACGATAATGCTGTGATGTTTTTATGGATTCCATGTACAAAAATTGTAGACGGAGCACACTTGGAGCTTTTTAACGCCTGGAATTTTAAGCCTGTAACACTAGCATTTTGCTGGAGGAAAATTTATAAATCAGGAAGGCCTTATACTGGACTTGGATTTTGGTGCAGAAACGATGTAGAACTTTGTCTATTAGGCAAAAGAGGCAAGATAAGTAGAAAATCAAACAACGTAAAACAAACCATCGAGGCTCCGGTTTTAAAGCCACATTCTACGAAGCCTGCTATTTTTAGGGACAAGATGGTTGAGTTAGTCGGAGATTTGCCTAGGATAGAAATTTTTGCAAGGCCTCCTATTATAACAGGATGGTCAATGGTGGGTTATGAAATAACTGGACGAGATATAAAAGAAGACCTAGACGATATAATTTCTGGTAAAGACATTATTGTTAATGGTACAAAAGTAGCTTAAAGGAGAAATATGAAAAATGCAGCTAAAAAGATAGATTATAAAATATCACAATTACAAAAGAAAAGAGAGAAAATAACAAGCAATATAGAAGAGTTACAAGATAAATTGGACAAAATTAATGTCCCAAAGCTCAAAAAAAATATCGGCAAATACTTTAAAGTTAAAAATAGTTATTCTTTGACTGAATTTTGGTGGCTTTACATTAAAATAGTTGGAGATGATGTTAATAGGTATGAAATATTAACTTTTGAAACAACTTCAGATGAAATTAAAGAAATAACGATATATACAGTCCCAAAATCTTTTATGGAAAGGGGCAGTATTATAGAAATATCCGAAGAAGAGTTTCATGTAGCATCTGATAAGATGTTTAAAAGTAATGTATTAATATATTGAGGACAAAAAATGAATAAAGCAGAACTTTTGTTAAAATATTTACCAATGGCTCCTGTTGGGCCTGTTTTCGAGGTCGGGTGTTTGCGATCTGAATTTGAGAGCGAAGAGGATGGGTATTCTACATTATATTTGCTCAAGTACTGCACCGACAATGATATAAATTTTATTTCAATAGACAACGACAAAGATACCGTTGAATTGGCTAAAAAAGTTCTAAATCAACATAGACTGGATGAAGAAAGAATTTTACTTGGAGATGGAGCAGAAACAATAAAAAAGTTGGACAGGAATATATCTTTTCTATATCTTGATTCTCATAAAGATCCAGTATATACTTTAGAGCAGTATAAAGCAGCCTGTCTTAATAAAGGTGCAATTCTTATTATAGATGATAGTCAGCCAATTGAAAGATGGCAATTTGGTAAAGCTACGCTAGTAAAGAATGTGTTTGATAAGTATAAAGTGGAATATAAGATAATAACAACATTGCCAGGATATTCTGCTTTAATTGCTATTATGCCACAAAGAAAGCCAGCTGGTAAATTAATTTGGGAACAATAAAGACTATTGGCTTTTTGTGTTGCTTTAATGAGGTAGATTTTATCTCATATGTGATAAAGGCCATTATAGACCATTTAGACGAACTTATTATAGTAGAAGGATCTTGGCTCGAATACTATAAAATAAACGGCAATAAACGATCCTGTGACGGTTCTATAGAGATATTAAAACAGATTGCAAGTCAAAATAGTAAGATTAAGCTGTTTCATCATAATGATAATAGTCAATTAGAACAAAGAAATAGATATTTCCAGTATTGTCCAAAAGAACCTCATTGGCTCTGGCTAATAGATGCCGACGAAATATATGATACGGCAAACATAAATAGGGTAAAAAGCCTAATTAACACTAATAAAAAAGAATTGGTTTATAGATTCCAGTCTTTGACATTTGTTAATAATTTTGTAGATTATTGTCCAATTGAGTTTCCAAGACTATTTAAAATAGATAAAGATGTTAATAAATATACATTTGTTGCGCCAAATGACATAAGTTATGATAAATCAATAATTAATGATCATTCTTTGAGTTGTAAAGACATAGAGTTTTTCCATTTTAGTTACTGTAAGTCGCCTAAAAGATTTCTTGAAAAAAGAAAAGAAAGAATATATCTACATGGGCAATTTAGCTGGAATTTAGACGAAAATGATAAAGTATTTAAAAATGGTGTAGTTTTTAAAAAATACACCGGAGAATATCCAGAAATTATTAAATCTCACCCAAACTTTAAAAAGTTCTCACAATGAGAGAGAAAATAGTATATATTGAAAATTCTGGCATAGGAAATGCTATTCTTTCAACTCCTTGTTTAAAAGCCATTAAGTCAATTAAGCCAAATTGTGAACTTATATATATTGGCTGGAACAGGTCTAATAGAGTTTTAGAAGGCTTAAGTTTTATAGACACAATACTATCTTCTGACCATGGACCAAGAATATTAAATAATTGCTATCCATCTATCGATCATTTAATAATTTCGCCAGTAGGATCTATAGAATCTTTGTCTAACGAATTAATTAAGCTATCTAAAAATAAATATAAGCTAAATATAGGTCCTTGTTGGGGAAAGCATGAAGTAGAATTTAAGATGGAATTCGCCAAAAAACTTGGTTTTATAGGCGAAACACCAACTACCGAGATGTCTATATTTGAATACAATATAGAAGAAGCAAAAGAATTTGTAAAGGATATTAAAAAAGACATTATTTGTGTAAGTGTCGCAAACAATAAAATGGACCATTGGAGTCTTAAATTTTGGGGACATCAAAATTTCGCCAAGCTAATAGATTCTTTGCAATTACAGTATCCAAATTTTGACATAGTTTTATTAGGGGGACAAGAAGATAAATCAGATGCCGAAAGTGTATTGGACCTTGTCTCCAGTAATAAAAATGTATATAATGCTGTTGGTATGTTTGCCGATATAAAAACTTCGGCCGCACTAATTGGAATGTCTAAAATACTAATAGGGTCTGATAATGCCCCACAACACATTGCTGCCGCACTTAATGTTCCAACAGTTACTATCTTCCTTTTTACTTCAATAATAAAGAATAGACCGTTTAATAAGAATGCATTAATAGCGGCGAATAATTGCGACAAAAGGATTTTTTGCCAACATAACGTAAACAATATAGGAGAATGTTATAAAAACGGATGTTTAAACGTTAATTTGGAAAAAGTTCTGGCAAAAATAAAAGAAATTCTATGGCAAAAAAGCAGCCAAAATATTATACCGTCAAGAATGCAATAAAAATGTTGCCATTAATAAAGTCATATTGTAGAGACCTAGTAAAAGCAAACAAAGACTATGTTAATCTGGTTTTGCTTGGAGAAAAATTAGAAAATTTAACTAGCACAAACCAAAAAGAAAAAGATAAAATTATATGGAAAAAAGAAGAGGTAAAAGAACGTCTAAAAACAATGATCATTAAAATAGTAAGGTGGAACAAAGAAATTAAAGATCTAAATTTAGAAATATGCAACGTGGCACTTGGAAGAATTAACATTTATGTTTACGATGACAACATTAACTCTATTATAAATCTATGCATTAATGCTAGCACTACAGAAAAAGAAATAGAGTGGCATGAAATAGAAGAAAGCCATGAAAATTCTAGACCTTTTTTGGGCATTATGTTAGACGATAAAGATTTAGAAGTAGACCTAAGCGGAAAGTGATTAAACGAACTGAAGTTGCATTGCAATTGCCCACTCATTTAAAATACCAACTGAGTTGGCCCTACAAGTTATTGCGGCAACCCATAGATGCGTATGGGCATCACGATATCCAAACATTGGAGAATGGTCTACAAATTCCAATGCGTCGTCTCTCCCCATCATATTGTGCCATTGTCCAGAATGGGCCGCATTTTTAAATAGTCCGCTTGCATTAATTTCAAATCCAAGAACAGTAACATTAGGAGGCGGATCTGTAACTACACCAAATCTATCATATCCATACATCTTAGCATTAAATGTATGAACTTTAGATGTTCCAGATGCAGTATATTGAACTAATAAAGTACCAGAAGCTCTATTCCTAAAGTTGGGTGCAGTAGTTAAGTTTCCGGGATGAAATACGTTTATTTGATTAATTGGCTTAGTATAAGGTCCTGCTGGCAATCCTGATATTTGAGCCGTTGTACTGGTTATAAATTTACAGTTTGTGCAATAGCTGGATCCGCCAAAAGTCGTAAATTGTGGAATTCCAAGTTCTGTAACAACAATAGACGTGTCATTATATGAACCTATTTCAATACCTTCTTCATGTCCGGCAGCACCGAAAAAGCCCAAAAAATCAAACAAGCCAGAACCCAACTGTGAAATTTGCAAGCCGCTTGCTCTGGCCGATCTAAACCTAATTGTCCCTAAATTAGCCATTTTTATTCTCCTTTATAATATTACGCTCTTAAGTGGATAGCCTTATGTCATTTTCTTCTAATGGAGGTTCCCAAAGCATTAAATACGATGTTTCTGTTTTAATTTCACCCATTGTACATACTAATGAGCTAGCACAACTTGGACTTACAATACTTCCGCCAGAAACATCTATAACAGGACATATCTTACTTGAACCAACTTCTTGTCTAACAAATATTCCCATCGCCAATATAAAGTCCGTTGTCTGATTATATTGTGTATAGCTTTTTTTAATTGCATCTATAATATTAACACTTTTTGCCCCATCTGAATGAGACTGTACGTCCATATCTTTAACTTTAAAGAAATCTAATAAAGTTGAGTCTGGACTGCTTCCTTCTGCAACATAAATAGGAATAAATGGTTGTAAATTAATAGAAGAAATTGCATTAAATCTAGCCATCACCGCATAATAATGTCTTGGATTTGGACTTCCTTGACTTACTGTATACGTATGTTTGACCCTTATTCTGGTTTTAGGACCTATTCTTTTAGGCAATGTATGAGGAGATCCGGTTTGGAATATGAATGTTTTATTAAATTCCAGAACATCTTCTAACCCTCCAGCACCCCAAACAGCATACGAAGTATCTCCCGCTCTACATGAACATGTAACAGTTGAAGGAGGATAAAATACCGGGAAAGGACAATCGGTAAATATAAAACCATTAAATTGATCTGGCGAAGCAGTTAATGATAATCCTGTGCTACTTGAACTAGCTTTTCCTTTTACTAGCCAGTTTCCCCAATTTAGAAACCAAGTTTTCTCTACTGGATTAGAATAAACAAATGGCAAATTAATAGTTGTATTTGATATTACCCTAGATGTGTAATGAGCATCTTTAATAGAATCTGGTCCAAAAAACTTTTCTATAATTGGCGGTTGCCATCTAAGTTGTTCAACAACCAAAGGATGATGCCCCATATATCCGTAACCGGCATCTAAATCTACTTGGCCCATTCCAAATCCTGTGCTTGTATTTTGCTGATTTTCCCTATTAGAAGTTGGTCTGCCTTCTGGTCTCATTGGAAGTTCAAAACCATCTATTCCTGTTAATGTACTTCTAGGATTTGAAATAGTTTGACCGTTAACTATAGTTAATCCTTCTTCTGTCCTTTGCTTGCCAATTTGTGGTTCTGGGAAATCTTGAGCAGATGTTTCAATAGAATCTTTTCCTGTTTGAATATATTTATCGCCATGCATATCAACGCCAATTCTAGCAAGCGGATTAGATACATGATTGTCTGAAAAGTAATCTGCCGTATTTACAGGAAATGGCCAAGTGCCTTCTAATATATTTGTAAATGGATTTAATGTTTGTTTGCCTTCAGAATTAGTAGCCGGAACAACATAGCCATCTTTTATTATAGTAGAAGAGTTCCATATATTTTTTGCCCTATGTATAGTAGCATTGCCAAAAATTCTTGCAAAATAAGATGGCAAATCATCTGGATAGCCATCATCTTTCACAAGAGATTCTATAGCTATTTGTATATCCCTGACTATTGTTGGGAAAAACTTGAGAGGAACTCTTGATAAATTATTGCCATTAACTGGATCTGGACTAAAAGTTGTAAAGTTATCTGTTCCGGCTTTATATGCCTTCCATACTGGCTTAGTTCTTCCCCTAAAATCATATTCATCGTTTATGTTTTTCATTATCTCTTCAATTATAACAGATGAATAGTGTAAAGTTTCTCTTGGAATATTTATTGAAGGCAATCCTTCTATTGTGAAAACTTGTGGCACTACAAAAGGCGAAGGCTTTTTATATACAAACGTTCTATTAGAAGATGCCATTAATTATCCTGTAAACAAAGGTCCACTAGCCGGGAAAGGACTGAAAGTTGGCTTTGTTATAAAGCAGAATAGACGAGTTTCGGCCGAAGCTCCTTGTTCTTTTTCGCTAATAGTAATACATGGATCGCCTACACTTATTTGGTCAAGTTCAACACCAATAAATCTAATATTTTGTTTTTGGCCGCCGATAATTTGGCCATCAGTTATAGAACTTCCTCCGCCACTGCTGAATGTTTGTATTGCACCATTTAATCCTGTTGTAACATTTGGTCTTTGAGTTACTCTTGCAGCTCCGACATTTGCAGGAGCGCCAGTATTAATTAAATGTACAGAGTCTTTCCCTACCTCATTTTCATTTCCTGTGCTAACATCGAAATTTGGCTTTATAATATTATTTTCATTGCCATTACTACCCATGAATATTTTATCTCCGGTTTCAAGAGTAGTGTCTACTGATTGTTGACTCAAGAAAGGAACATTTTTAATAGTAAAAGATTGAACATTTATAGGATTTCCTTCTGCATCAAGCACTGTCTCACTAACAGTTTTAACACTAGCTCTCCAAATAGAATCAATAAGTTTAGGAGCCTCTAACAATTCAACTATTCTAGAGGCAGATAACTGTACACCTCCAGTAAAATAATGAGTAAAAGAGCCATCTTCAAGATCTTCATAATGATAAACAGCTCTCATTCCAACCTGCAAGAATCCATCAATGCACAAAGCTTTTCTTTCTTGAAATAGTAAACTTTCTGTACTTAGACTTCCAATGTCCCTAAATGCAGCAGGCCAAACAACTCCTTTTTCGTCTTTACCAACATAAAATGGATTTGTATCAGGATCGAAAACATCGGTAATAGTAACAGCAATAGTTATAGAGGTTTTATTATCCTTTGTAAATACTCCATGTCCATCTTCTGTCATATCATCTAAGAAGTTTCCTGCCAAAAATGGTTCAATAGGTGTTACGGGAATTCTTGCTTCAAGTCTTCTAATAACAAACTCAAAATCTTCTTCGGTTCTGTCTTCGATTGGTTTTATTCTTACAAATTGAGGAAAGTGACTCTTAATATTATACTTAGTTTGCCACCATCCAGTATTTTTTGTTATGTTCAAGCTAGTAACTCCGTGATTAACTATACCATATTCGTCTGGTTTAAGATCTTGATTAGCAAACCCATCAAAAGATATAATTGGAAGTCCTAGCTTAGTTACTTCGGCAAATGTTACTATATTTCTATTTACTACTCTACTGGCCAAAATACTTCGTGCTTCATTTTCCATCAATTCCCAAGAATTCTTTTGTCCTCTTGGTTCATATTCCCATGGAGCAAGACCATCTATAATTTGTATTTCTTTGTCTATTCCAGTCCCAGATGCCCAAGGAGATGGCCATTTTGTGCCATATCTTCTTTTTACTTTAATAGGAATGGCAACATCTGTTAGTTCTTCATATATATCTCCATATGCTACCGGGTCGCTCATCATATCTATCTGTGTTTGTCCAATATATGCTCTTCTGAAAAATCTTAATATTGGTCTATTTGACAAATTTGCATCAGGGCCGTTATCAAATCTTCTCCAGCAAGTATTTGGCAATCTTATCATTAAACCTTTTTCGTCTTCAAATACAGGCTTTATGAATTCTTCCTGAAATTTGTCTTCTGCTCTGTCCCACTTTTTAAACTCTACAGGAACATATTGATGGCCTGCTTCATCATTATAAGATGTAAATTGTCCAGGTGTTCCTTTTCCATCTGCTCCCCATTTTGGACCAACAACACTATATGCCGGGCCAAAGAAAATAACAAAAGAAGCCCATCCCCTCATTTTATTTGCATCATGTTCCCAGAAAGGAGCAAGCCATCTATATTTGTCTTTTATTTTGTAATTGTCTTCAAATGAAACATCATCTGTTAGATTTTCTATATTACACCAAGCAGCTGATACAACATCAAATTCATCTAATTGATCATATAACGCAGAATCTTTAGATAAAATATAAGTTCTGGCAAAATGATTTTGCGCAAAGTTTCTTACCCTATTGTACCATTCGACTACCCATTCTCGTCCTGGCTGACCTCTATTAGAAATAAATCCTATTCCAGATGCACTTGCTCTACTTATCACTGCTGTAGTTGGTCCTATGTCCTGATTAATAGTTGACGCATCTATTCTATTCTCCAAATGTTTTTCCATCGACCAATATTCTATTCCTTTTAGAGCGGCTTTAAGTTCTTTGTCTGTTGGCCTATCTATTCTTATTGAACCATCTGGGCCAAAATACTTAAGTTTGGCATTTCTCCATCCAGGAACAAATCTTGGTGGACCTTTTATACTGCCTTGTGTTATGATGCCCAAATCATAAATATCATGACCAATAGCACCAGATGCAGCTATATCATATGCACCGCTCTCTGTTTTTAGTCTTCCTACGCCAACTAGTCCTTCCATTTCTGCGCCATATATTCTAACAGACGTAGCTCTTTCTGCTTCGTCTTGTCCGTATTTTAAACTTAATATTGGTGCAGGATCATTTGGCACTGGAATTTTTGTACGATCTATGTTAATAGCAAATTTTCTATTAATAACATTTATTGTCTTATCTGCCATATTCCAATAAAAGTTATATGATATATCACCCATAATCTTAGATAATACTTCTAAAACTGGCTGTGCTTTAAATTGCCATCTATAAGAATCTGGATCAAATGGAAGTTGTGCCTCTATTACTTCTGGGATAGGTATTTTACTAATTAAATCATTAACAGTTCCAAGTTGTTCTTCAAAATATTTTATGGCTTCATATATTTGCCTATAAGAAGCTCCGTGCCTATCTAATAAATCTAAGTCTCTTGCAATTTTTGAACGACCAAATGCTCGTGTTTCTGCAAAGTTTTTAATATACCAATAACGAACATCTATAACGTTAGTAGCTGGCGCATCCGATGTACCAAAAATCCCATATGTGTCCAGGAAAAAGTTCGACAGATCTTTTCTTATATCTTCTACAATAACAGAAATTACATTTCCTTTTGCTGACTTAGAAAAATCGGCATGTGTAATTCTGCCTTGGATCAAAAATTCCCCTATATTGAATTGAACACCAGAGCCTATTTGTGGTAAAGTTTCATAAGAGAATTGTTCTGGGATATATTCTAATTCAAATCTATGAGGATTTTGATCAAATCCAAATGAGGCATTTAAAGCAGATAAATGAGCTTGTAGCGGTATCCCGAAAACACCAGAAGGAAAATCGATTGCTTGCTCTCCAACTGTTGGGAGTCCGCTAATTACTATGTAAGGACTATCTAATGGTGGCATTTACCTTTCCTTTTTTTTTTAAACATTATATCCGAGCCTTAAGCTATCCGAAACCCAAACCTTTTTGCCATCTAGATAACTATATAGATATCTTAATACTATTATATAGTCACCAGGAGATTGATAAAATGTAGTTGGATTGGTTTTTTGCGAACTCTCCCTATTCCCAAATGCCCATAATATTCTACGGTCGGAATTAACTCCTAATGCAGAATTTGGCGGAATTCCATTTGATAAAGTTGTAAAGTCAACTTGTACAGAAACTGGAACTTCTCCAAATCTTGGTGTGCCGCTAATGCTAATATTTGGCATCATATTACTTGGTAAACCAGAGGCCAAATTAAGATGGAATTCATCCATTCCAACCATCCCGAAATTGTCTTCTCCTCTTGCAGTAATTATATATTTACCGCTAACACAATAATCGTGATATCCAGACCAAATAGGAGGAGTATTGAAACCACTAATACTTGCATTGTGTGTAAATGTTTTAGGCGAAGTTTCTGTGAGTGGCTCACCAAAGTCTATCTGTGCATTTACCCATTCTTTACCATCTCTTAATGTTCCGCTAGCGACCACTATAACTTTTCTACATCCATTTGGACCTAAAATTCCTGATTGTGGAGTAACAGAAAGAATTTGGACTATAGGAGGTCTCTTGTGTCTTTCTACCTTAAATTTGGCATTAAAATCAGATGCGGCAGTAGACTTTATAATAAATCGACCATTAAAGTCTTTATTAGATACTCCTTTTAGCATAACAACACAGTCAATATTTAAGTCCTGGTCTATAACGTCTTTAGATCTTACTTTTACTAACGTTCTTCCATGAGTTTCAACAAACTGTTTGCAGTCCGATTCAGAAAGAACAATCGCTCCTATGCTATTTGGCCCAAAAGCAAATATTCCTGATCCAAGCCCTCCTATAACTCCAGAAGGTTTTCCTATAAATATTAGTGCATGAGCTAAAGCTCCAATAGATCCAGGTTTTTCAAATGCATGACATCTAGCTAATCCTCCTATAATTCCAACTTTTTGCTTATCAAATATTGCCTTCGATAATATTAATCCGCCAATAGATGCAACTGGAACCCTAATTCCATCAGAAGAAAAAAGTCCGCCTATAAATCCTGATATTGGATCTGGATTAACTGTTAATTCAAGTCCTCCTATAGATGCAGAAATTTCATTTGGTATTTGGTCTACTCCGATGTCAAATGCTCCGCCAGAACCAGTAATTGGCTGAAATCTACCAGAAGCAAAAGCCCTGATATCATACTCCCAATCATCTAGCGTTAAAAACTCTTTTGAAGAAGATTTAAAGGCTTGTTGAGTTGTATTATCTGCGCCTCTGTATAATACAGTATTTTTTAATATGTGAACATTTTCTTGTCCAACTGTAGTGTCTACGAAGTTTGTGTTATTAAATAAAACCAATTTTTTTGTTGCATGTAAAGCCTCGTTATTTACAGTTGCATCTGCACCGCCTTTTAAGAAATTTGCGGCCAAACCATTATAGCAATTTTGTGTTCCGCCTCTTTTCAAGTAACTATTTCTACTTTGAACAACATGTCCAGTAATTGAATCTGTCGATATTGCATGTCCGCTTCCAACGTTCAAAATTGTACAATGATGAAATCTTGTAATCCCATTATTACCGGCACTTACTCTTACGCATTGTGCTGCCCCTATTGCAATAGCAGGACTTCGGCTAAGTATTAGAGTATTCTTTACTATATTTGCTTGTGCAGTCCCTTCTTCTAATGCCTCTCCTCCTCCTAAAACTCTCAAAGCTCCGTTACTTCCTGTACTTTCAAGAACAACGATACATTTGTCCATTATCAATTGATGAGCGCTAGTTCCCAAAGATGCATCTTGAAAAAATGCAGAAAAGTTTCCTGTTGAAGAAACCTTAATGTATTGCATTCCTTCTGTACGGAAATCTCTTGCTCGATTTTGTACGGTATACAGTTCTCCGCTTGATCTAACATAAGAATAGTTTAAGTCATATGGTCTACCACGGCCATTATGTCTTCCAGATTCAGATGCCCTAATAAAGATATATCTAGTTCTATCTGTGGTCCATCCGTCTAATAAAAGAGCAGAATTATTACTAGCGTTTCCCCCAGGATAAACTTCGGCCAATGATATAACGTTACTTTTTACTATATCTCTTTTTTCTGTAGATTGCCAATCTTGTAAAGATGTATAGTCTCCACCCCCTAGCGGCTTTATTTTCCTTCTATCTTCTCTATATCCCCATGGATACTCTTTGCCAAATCCATCTGAATAAATTTCGTCATATTCGGCTGTAGTAAGAACTTTTTTCCAAAACCCAACACCATCGCTTTTACCATGAAAAGGAACAGCTATACCACCTATAGTAGCTCTAGATATCCTGAATGCACTGGTACTATTAAATACTCCAGTGGTGTGCGCAGCAGAGTTAGCAGTTCCTCCATTTACTCTTATATTTATTGTGTTGCCAACAGAATCATGCCAACACATCACAAATATCCATTGGCCTGTGGGCACAGCTCCAAAGTTACTAGCAGTAACAGCTGTAGTTGCTGTACCGTTGTTGGAAACTACGAATCTTAGCCTATCTACTGTATTATCATAGTCTAGAACATATTCTCTTTGATTATTGTCAGATCGCCATTTGCCTACAAGTCCATATCTTGTTTTATTCTTTGAGTTGAACCAAAACCAGCCACCAACAGAAAAATCTATGTCTCCCGTACTAAGAGATGCGTTATCTTCACGAAATAAATGACCACTAGGCACTGCACTTATATTAATACCGCTACCAAAAGTAGCAGAGTTTATAAGTCTTATTTTGCCTTGTATTTGAGTAGTCGTTCCACTAGAACTTAAATGATTAGTTCCATGAGAATCATTTCTGGTTGTTCCAGTCGTCTCATCAATTTTCCAGTATGAAATAAGAGAATCTGTTATTGCCATTTTAGCCTATTTCTCTAGTTTCGCCATTATAGATATCTATTCTTTTATACTTATAAGATGTGCCAATGTTAATAAAATTTACATTATTTATTGGGCAAATTATTCTTTTTGTTGTTGCAATAAGTTCTAGTTTTCCGCTAACGTCTATGTGTTCTGTAACCATTATTCTTTGTCCAATGTTTTTAATATTATAATCTACTATTTTTATATTTTTTACATCTACTATTCTACCAGAATATAATCCTTTGGCAGAGCATTTATTTTGTTCAATACTTGTAATATTAGCAATAAAGTCTTTCATATTAGAAGTCGCAGTCCAGAAAACTTCTTGTTTAAAGCCAGCTGTACTTATAATGACCGTCTGATCATCTAATAGACGATTAAATGTAAAAATATTATTATATAGCTTATATTTTATAGCACTTTCCATTCTACCCCATCCCCGTCATTATAAATGACCTTTATTTCATTATCAGTTATTTTACGTCGCCAAACAGTGACAGCATCTACGTCTATGTCAGAAAAAGTAGGCGTAGTTGATGCGGTATTATAGGCGCCTATGACAAATGGTTCTGTTGGAGCAGTAGTATTAAACACAAATGTTGTATTTAATTTTGACCTAAATTCATTATTAATTGTCATGTCTAATTGATTAATGCTAACATTTGGATCATATCTAATAATAATATTGTACCACTTATTTGACTCTATAATGAGATCTTGCGGACTTTGTAGTTCCGAAGGCGCTCCTATAGCTGATCCATTTGCCATTTGAAATCCAAAACGGCTACTGGCAAATCTAAGTAAATAGTGCCTATTATTAGCTCCTATATCTCTCCAAACTCCTACTATGCCATGATTTAATGACATATGATGTAATCTTACCCAAGCAGAAATAGTAAATGGGTGTTCTGGTTCCATTTTTAAAGTAGCATTAGAATCTGCTTGGAGCCAACCAGAACCTAAAGGTCTAGCACAAACAGCTGATCCAGATGGCCCAACAACTCTTATGTTGTCTATAATACCTGAAGTCGCTCCTATTGTTCCGCTAGTCTTAAATGTTGCGGTCAAAACTCTAGGCCCAGCATCATCTGGCCAAGTTGTACTTCCACTTGGTCGATTTAGAGAAAAATGTGCTGTTAATGATTCTTTAAGTCCTGCATCTGGATTGCTAGGCTCTATCGGAGGCTCATCAAAATCAAAAGATCTTAGACTTGGAAACACAAAGTCTATGCCTTTTCCGCCATTATAAAGCTCATCCATTTCTTTATTGCTTGGTATATAATTTCTAAAAATAGTTACGCTATCAAGCAGTCCATTCATTCTTGTTGGCGTACCTGTTACTGATCTTGTGTTTGCGCAGCCTAAAGCGAATGGATTTCCGGCAGAAGTTGCTATTAGTCCTTTATCCAAGTCAGTTATTTGTCTTCTATCAATGGGCAAATCATTTATGCGCATAAACATTTCGTTTTTAGATTTATCATATCCAATTATGAAAAAATACCATCTGTTTGCTAATGGAGTTCCCAAATATTTATTAAAAATATGATATCTTAATATTGCCTCAAATTGATTTCTGCTTTGTAGCTCAAAATGAAACCTTTTTGTTGTGTTATTGAACCAAAGCCTATATTGATGCCTTGCTTCTAAGTTTGTATCATGCCATCTTCCAAGAATTCCTTGGTCCTGAGTCATATTATTAAAGTTTACCCAGCCAGCAATACAAAAAGAAACAAGACCATCTGAGCTGTTGTGTGCGAAATTCAGCGTTGCACAATCTGTTGTTTGTGTTTGTAGATGTACATTTCCTGTGAACCTTGCAGCAAGGCCACTAACAGGATGTCCGCTTGCAACTATTCCAGAGCCAAAAGGCACCGAATTATTTACTTGTGCCCCCGGTGCTCCAGAAAATTCTACCAATGTCATACTTACTCCAGGAAATCCGCTTACAGCAGATTGTCTGGGACTATGTTCATTTAATCTATAATGACCTGAAATTCCTTCTCCTAAGAATGCAAATGGAATATTTGCTGGAGTAAAATTTACTATATCGCAAGTATCTGTTGAAAGTACATTAGCATCTTTAATGGTCCAATCGTAAGAAAATCTAAATGTAAAAGTTTTTTCTCCCAGACCTCCGTATATTCCTAAAATATGGTTGCCAGATGGGAAAATTCCCCTTACATATAAAAAGTGAGAAATCTCTTTCTCTATAAAGTTTCCAGAAACGAAAATTGAATCAGGAGATTTAGCCAAAACATTAGGATCACAATCTGGCATAGAAGATGGAACTACTTGAACTCCACTCATTAATGTACCAGAAGATGTTAATGGTTGTAACATATATCCTTGTCTCCATTCTGCTGAATTTCTAAAATAAAATGTAGGCGTTGGCAAACCGGAAAATGCAACAAGAGTTCCTTGCCAAAATCTCATATTAAATGCTTTAAAGTCTACGCCAACGTTTTTGTCATCTACCATCTTATTAAAAAACGAAGAAGGGTGACTATTTACTTCGCCCAAATTAAATGTTATTGGCACTGTATCGGTCATAAACCCACTATTATCGGGCACAACAAGTTGCCCAAAGTTAATTGCTACTCCACTTTCTTTTTGTGCAGTAAATCCTCCTATCAAACCAAGCTTGGCGAATGCTTTATATTGACCGCTTTCATGATGCCTATAGCCGCTGGGATTTATACTATTTCTATCCCAGTGTTCAATCTGTCCTGCGGCCCTTAAACGGCCTATAACTGTATCTACATAAAATCCGCTAGCTGCCATTAGTCAAATAACTCCGGTCTATTTTGTAAGTTGTAAGTTACTCTGATTTGAAATCCGGATGGTTGTCCATTTATTATAGATCCGTATTCTCCTAAAGGAGTTGTTCCGCTTGCGGCTAAACAAATATACATCCATTCAGATACATCCATGTCTCCGCTCCCATGTATAGTTCTAAATCCTCCTGTTCTAAATAAATTTTGTGCATCTGGCAAAGTATCTGATAGCCAATAGTCTTTATTAGCAAAATCCTGTTTAGTAAATGCAAAGCCAGAAAGCCAAGGAGTGCTTGGCCTATATAAAATCTTAGAAGTTTCTTTGGTTATAAAATCGCTAAGATCTGAAGCCCAAAATTTAATTTTATTTATCATTGTTTTGCCTGGACTTGTTATTTCTGAAATTCTAAATAATATAACCTTTGTTTTAGATACTCCGCTTCCTGTTGAAATATCTGTTGCATTAAAATCTAATGGGTCAAAATTTATAGAAGCATATCCGGCGCCAGATGCCAGTGTTTTTATAAACGAAGGATGGAATATCAAATGCCTCCATCCAGATGGATCTGGTCCAATTGTACTAAATTCTGATAAAATAGGCACGGCTTCTGTTATGGGCGTAGTAAAGTTTTGTGTTTCCGCTGAAGGACCATAAAAGTCGTCATTTAGACTAAATGGTAAAGTTTCTTGCCATTGACTATACCTTTTTGGCTGCGCCATAAGCCTTACCTTTCCATTACAGGCAAAATTCTAATTTTACATCGCTTATTTACATTACATCCTAAGTCGTACGAATGATTCCAGTAAAAAGAATGAGAATCTCCGAAATAAGATGCACTTAAACCAGTTTTGCCATCTCCTACATTTTGTCCAGTTATATAACTTTTAAATTGTGTTGCATTTTTCCATGTAGTTCCATCGTCCGTAGAATATTCTATTGTTACAGAACAAGTTCTTGGATAAGCAGAATAAAGTTTGTAATTAATCAAAGCATAATCTGTGCTAGCCAAAACCTCTGGACCATTTCCAGAAGGACTTATTGCTGATACTCCTACATTATTGTACGGTATTAGACCAACAGAAGGCTCGGCCGAAACACCTCTATATATTTCTGTAAAGCTATAATTAGTGTCTAATCTAGTTAAATACATACCTCCTGCGCCTTTTTGCCCTCCTATAAATCCCCACAATCCATATTCTGATTTAGACACATGTAATAAATAAAGAGAATTTCTAAATTCGTCAAAAGATCCATATATGTCGCCATCAAAACGTTTTATATCATCTGGCAAAGTTAATGATTTGTTTTGCCAATTTGCTACTAATCTTGGATCGCCGTCACATCTTAAGTAATGATAGCCAGAAACAGCACTAGGAATAAAAGCATGTAACGTTCCATTAAAAGATTTTAGATAGCAAGATCTTGCTGGCTCTGCCGAAGAACTTATCCTCTCTAGTGAATCTCCTGTTCTAACATTTTTACCTAAAGTAGCAGGATCAAGTAATAAGTTGCCCAAATCAAATATTGTTTTTGTCCCAGAAATAGCACTGTTAACAAAGTTTATTTGTTTTATTACTCCGCTACCAGTTAAAACTAAGAGGTCAGGTATATCGGTTCCAGGAGTAAATACTGGAGAACTATTATCAAATCCTCCAGAAGGGAATATTTCAAAAGACTTTGCAGAGGGAATATTCCTTGTCATTTCTATAAGTTCTGGAATTCCACTTCCACCTGGAAATTTTAAAATATCACAATAAGAGGCAAATATTATATCGTCGCCCCAGCTGATTGCGTCACAAGCATTGGTGTCTTCTTGTGAAAGAGCATTTGGCAAAAATTCAGTTGGAGTAGTTATAAACTTATGGTCTTTTTTGTGCTTTGCTCTTTTATCTATGCCAAAAGATGTATACTTTCTTCTATTTCTTCTATTTGTGCCGTCTCCTGCATTTGTAATAGATGCAACATCCCATCCTTTCTTAGTTCTCCATCCATCATTTCCGGCAGATGTAGTAAAGAGTGGAACAGCTCCAAGAATAAAAAGTATTCCATTGTGAACTATATGTGCGCATCCTTGAGCACATACTGTATGCGCCCCACTAGGAGATAATAAGTCTGTTCCTCGTCCATTTCGCCAATTGGCATTATATCCATTATCACCGGTAAATCCTCCATGCTTATGAACTCCAGAACCATCCCATGATAATATATATGCATCTGCTGTGTCTTCTATTAGATTTTGCATCCAGTAAAGTCGATCATGAAACCAAGCAGCAGGCTTATGATTACTATATGATCCTGGCATTATAGAATTTGTACCGCCATATATTGACGAAAGCCAATTTTCGCCAGGAGAAGCACTAAGAGATGCTTTCCATGGTCCTATTGGATCTACCGAACTAGAATCTGACACGAAAGTTAAATTAGAATTTATTGATCTAGCCCCATAAAGCAAATGTATTCTTGATCCGAAGCCTATACTTGTAAATTTCATGGTTTCACCGCTCTTATTCTAAGTTTGATATTATGATATAAAGTATTTTTACTTAAATCTTTGCCATACTCCCAATAGACTGTATGATTTTGCGCAGCACTTATACCAACTCCAGATGGATCTGTGATAGATGTTCCGGTAGAAAGATTGACAACTTGTCCACTTGTACTTGCTTTAAACCAGCTTAATCCTCCATCTGTTGAATATTCTATATTTACTTTGCATGGTTCCCAAAACCACCAATCTGTAGTAGTAAAATCCAATTTAGCAAGTTTATTTATTGTGTCAACTATAGGATTAGGATTATACATGTCCCCAGATGGGACAATTACTTCGTAATCGTATAATTCAACTGGACATGCACCATTCAATTGGCCAGCATTCCAAGCCTCGTTTACTTGCAAGAATCCAGATTCTTTTGTTAATGTATAAAACAAAGTAGGAATTTGTTTGCTGGATGTATTAGGTGTGGTGCCAACGAAATTTCTACTAAAATATAACCTTAAAAAAGACTGCCCATCTGTATCATTGTCTGTAAGTCCTCCAATATGATAATTTGAACATCCAGTATAATCCCAGCCAGAAGCCCCGGCATTATTTCCGGCTCCTCTAATTGGTCGCCAAACACCGCCAGATGCTTGTGGCAAAAATCCTAAAGCATCTCCGCCAAGTGGATTAACGAATGCATACCCAGAAGGATAAGCAATAAATGTAGGAAATAAACATCCGCTTAAAGCTCCTCTTGAAAGAGGTGTTTTTAATAGATTAAATTTTGTCCCTTCTACATCTAGTAAATTGCCAGATGACCAAAATGGCAATAAGGTTATTTGTTTTAACCCAGAAGGCCTAGCTTCTGCACCCTGAGACATAGGAGCACTTTGACCTAGAAAGTTTGTCTTAGGGGCTTTTGGTCCATATCCAGAAGGATAATTTGTATTAGTAAATGCAGAATGCATGTATGGGTTTATTTGCGACAACCAAGTTGCTTTTGGAACCCTACCTCCGCTTGGAGTAATTATTCCGCTAGTTGGCAACATTTCGCTTCTATCATGCCAATTTGTGCCGTCGAAAGAAGTTAGCCAACATATTCCTGCTCCCTGTGTTTTGCTGCTAAAGTTTCCTTTTCCTCTAGCTATTTTATAAGATGTTCTAAAGTTTAGAAATGCATGTAATTGATTATTAAAACTTCTAATTAATGGCCTAAAAGCAGTTGCGCCTTGCCAATCTCCAACAGGTGGCGTTATTCCAAGTTGCCCTCCTGTTATTCCAGAGGCCCAAGGAGCCCCAACAGTAGTTAAGTCTGCTGTCTCAACAAGTCCTCCTGGTCTTATTTCATATACTTTGCCTTCATTTGTAAGCATCCAAACTTTATCATTATGCACACATGCAGATCGCATGGTAGCGCCTATCACATCATTGGTTTTTCTTTGCGCATAGCCAGTTAAAGAACCAACGGCAACTCTATTGTCAATTCCATAGTCATGATGAATAAAATTGCCTTTACAGCCTATTGTCATTCCTTTAACAAATCCTTGTCCTATTACATAAAATGTATCGTTATGTTTTACTATTTCACATAAATTATGGCTAATATTTGCCGGATAAGAACCAGGAGAAGAAAAGTCTACTCCGTCTTGAATATTTCTAGTACTAGCTCCACATTCCGGTAACCTAGACCATCCTGCATCTTCTAGGTCGCCTTGATTGCCATAATTGCCTGCTGAAGCCCAGAAATATCCGACAGTACTTAGTTTGTAAGGAATTTTGCCTTTATATATTCCCCAATGATCTCTTGTGTCATTGTCTCTTTTAACCCATAAAATTCCATCATGAATGGCAAACAATGCAGCATGGTCTTTGATATTGGCAAATGTGTTCCAAAGTTCCCAATGAAATCCGTCTGCTACTATTATATCTTTAACGTTTGTATTTGTGTCTACGTTTACGTTTGCCGACGGATTAACTTTTCTTGCCTCTTGTGGCTCAGGAGACCAAGCATAGCATCTCATACTACTTGAGGTGTTTTTACTATCACACCAAACAAAAACCAAGTGTCTACGTTTCCAAGCAACACATGAATGGTTCATTGTGCATTCATTAGAATGAAATGCGGCTACTTGGTCAGCGGTTGGAATTTTACCAGCAATTCCAGACGGTGGCAATATCTGAACCAATTGCCCAGAAGGACCTTGCAATACGGCATATGGCCATTTTGCCCATCTTTTAGGATGGTTGCCTATGCCGGCAGGTCGCCCCAAATATCCAATTCCCTGAAAACCTAGAAATCTCATTTATATTAACTACTCTTGCCAATATTTTTTATTATAGTTATCACTGTTTGTCTAGAACAACCTATTTCTTTTGCTATTTTTCTTGTTCCACAAAACTTATGCATCTCTATAATCTTGTCTTCTTGTTCTTTTGTTATCAGACTTTTACGACAATCTTTTACAACTTGACAAATAGTTGTTGGTGTAACATCATATTTTTTTGCTAGTGCCATCATTCCGTTTGTAGCACTTTTATATTTATATTCTGATTTTATATGTTCCTTTTGTTCTATTGTAAGTTTTTTACCGGATAATTTGCTATTACAAGAACGACATAATATTCTAACATTATATTTTTCATAGTTGCCGTTTACGTTTATTCTATCTATAGTCCTACCATTTGGAGTATTTCTATTATCATCGCAAAGTTCACAATAACATAAACTACAAATATTTGTATTGAAATATATTTCTTGAAACTCATTTTTGGTCAAAAGACACCTTATTCCCTTGGCACCATAATATTTATAAACTGTAGCGTTAGGGTTATTACATCTTTGAGTGATACCATTATAAACGGATGTGCCATTATATCTATTTCTATTTTTTCTTTTATTTTTATTATCTCTATTCCATTTAGCCGCTCTATTTATCATGTTCTGTCTATTTTTATTATAATATGCTTTATTTGAACATTCTACGTAGCAAAATATTGATTGACGACGAACATTAGGTCCATTACATATTTCGCAGTTTTTCATAAAACTCCCTATAAAATCGAAGGCATTATCTAAAGTCAAAAGTGCAGCGGTAGATCCAGATTCCGTTATTTCCGCCATATACCCCAACTGGCACATCTGTATCTACTGTAACACTTAAATAAAATGGAAAAGTAACTTGACTTGGTATACCACTTCCTTCTATTCCACTGGCAGTTAATTCTTGGAAAGCAATGTCATTCCTATTGAATGGTCCGCCAGCATCTCTCCACCAATTTTGTCCACTAGGCAAAACAGTTGGCACATAATAACCGGATGCATCATTCAGTTTAATTCCTTGTATCCATCTTCCAGAGGGAAAGCCATTAAAGAAAAAAGTTCCTGCTTGCCAGTCATCAAAATTAGAAATCCAAAACCTCAAATTAAATAAAGCCTCTGTTGCGCTATTAAACTGAGTAAAAAATCCAACAACTGTTTTTGTATCAGATGTTTGTTTGCCGTCTTTAATATTTTTTGTGCCAAAATCAAGAAATTGACCTTGTGCCGTTGACAACACTTTAATAAAAGAAGGATGAGTTGTTAGATGGCGAAAACCGCTAGGATTGATACCCGAAGGATCAAAGGCATGAAATACAAATACTGGAGGCGTCATAAATCTCCTTTAGTAGTATGAGGGCATATTCCAAGATGTGCCTTGGCAAGATTACAATTATAACATAAAATACAATAAATATCTGGACGATAATGCTTTATTGCTTTCCTGTAAATAGCATGACTACTCAATCCCTCTGTTTTTCTATCTTTATATCCGTCATTTTTTACATGGTCCAATGTTAAAAATCCGGGCTCTGATTGGCCACAACAAGAACAATATCTACCATACATATTAAAAAGTTTTTCTTTTAAATTATAAGATGATCTTTTCCTAGTTGCTTTAAGTAAATCTGGTTTATTTCTATAATAAACTTTTCTTGAACAAATAGCACTGCAAAAATTAGCGGTACTTCTTTTGCATATAAAATTTTTATTGCATAGTTTACAAACCTTAGAATATTCTATTCGACGTTTTCTTCTTGTAACATTAAAACATTTTCTTGAACAATACTTGTGATTTGACTGTATTTTAATACATTCATTGCCACAAATAATACATTTTATTTTTTCCTCTATTTTATCAATACTTCTTCTAAATCTTTTATAGCAATTAATGCCACAGTAGTTTTTTAATTTACTAATATTTACAACTACTATTTTATTACAACATTTACAAAGATTTTCCATTAAAATATCCTTATTTTTAATCTAAAACTATATCATCTGTTGCTGAAGGTATTCCACCTAATCCTTTAGTGTATTTCCATACTATATTAAATGATAAAGTATTATGGTCTTCATCTTTTGTTATGCTACGTTGTTCTAGTCGTAAATTAACGTAATTAATGCTCATGGGCTTTAGATCATTTATACGATCTTCACAATAAGAAATAAGAGACGCAAAAGGAAAACTACTAACACCTATAGCATTTCCCGCTACACTATAGGTTCCTTCAGTACTAGTTCCTATGTCTTGCACAACATTTCCAAGAGATCTTTCCATTATAGCAAACGAAGCAAACAGTCTTACTGGTTTATCGTCTTGTACTGTTATTGTAAAATCTTGAATCCCAGATGGTAGATTCTGAGAAGGATCATCTGTAAAAGAAATGCTATAGTCAATTGTACCAGTATATTTATTTTTAGTAAAACTTTCTGATTCTGGTGCAAATGTAAAAAGCGTTGCATCTCCGCCAAGCTCAATATAAATACCAGACGCATCTGATGGAAACAAAGGCTTAACATATGTATTTAGTGCAGAAAGAGCATGAAACCAAGCGGCATCTTTTCTGCCCAGACCTTTAATATTGCCGTCTAATGAAACTGTGCTAATACCATTTGAGTCCGTGTTTATTTGTCCTGTTTGTGTGTGAACGAAATTGCCAGAGGACAATATAAAACTTTCTGTAACGCTAAATGTACCATTTTGGGCATTAATATTTTCGCTTCTCTTTTCTTGAAATGCACTAAGAGATCCAGATCCTTCAACGAAAACAGGGTATCCAGCCGGAACATTTGAATAGCCAGTTCTTGGCAAAACGAAATCTCTGGCATTATCTAATGCATTGCTGACTGGCAAAATAGAAGTATTAACGCCAACAGCAGAAATAGAATGGTTAACATTTATGGTGCGCCTATCATCATTTTCGTCAAAAGTCCATTCATCAGAAAAAGCATTGATAGCAGCTTGACCAGAAATTGCTTGGTCATGAGTAAAGCTAAAAGTATAGTTTATTCTATCTACCCAAACCCCAGCCTCAAATGAAACATCAGTAACAGTTGGGAATATTCCGCTTTGAACAACCTTATTTTCAAAAGTTATTCTAAATTCTTGTACTCCAGATTCTGTAAGAGCCCTTTTCAATAGCTCTTTTTGCAAGTACATATCTGGGAAAGTTCCGCTTTGAGAAGGAAGCCTTTCTAATAGTGTGCCTTGGAAATCATAAGTATGTCTTAATGACAATGGATTATTGGCATCATCTCTTATTAGTTCCGTAGATACATCAAATAATGGCACTGGCCTAAATTGATATAGGCCCACGAACATTTTTGTGCTACCTACTTGCTGTGACATTTATTGTACCTCCTCATGTTCTATTAGGTAATCCACTGCATTTATCAATATCAAAATATCATCTTTTAGGCTACCTATCCCAAAGTTACAATTCATACACAATAATCCACGTACTTTTTTTGTTTTATGGTCATGGTCTATATTAATACATGTTCTTTTATCGCCGCTATTAAACCCTATATTGCAAATTTTCATTTTATATACCTTACCATTTAGCTTCCTTGAGAATTTACAATTCCTAATTCTGATAGCCTACCGACTATAGATGAAACTACGTCAGCAATTGCCGTTTGCTCATCTTTAGATGCAGTTGTTCGCATTCTTTGCTCAAATGCATTTTTAACGGCAGATTCTATACCTTCAAGTCCACTAACATCTATTCTTCTTTGTTGGTCTAATTGAACACTAATATTTTGATTAATAAAACCCGGGTTATTTAGTTTATTCATTAAAGTATTCAAAGCAGTTGTTAGTGCCTCAGTTTGTCCTCCGCCAACAACTTCTGCATTTCCAGTTTGTGCATTTGCCATTGGTCTTCCTGCAAATCCAAGCATTTTTGCCTGTTTCTTCGTGAACACAACCTCGGATGTATTGGCCAACATTAATCTAGATCCTGATGGCATTCCTCTCTTTTCTTTTCTGGCAGCTTTTAACAAGCCAAAGAATTCAAAGGCGGAAAGTGTACCTCCAGCAGCAGTAGTTACTCCACCACCGGTAGTTGGAACACTTAATCGTGAAATAGAGCTTAAAACTCCTAATTGCTTTTCAGAAATAGCCTTTAATTCTTTTATTTGGTTAACAGATTCTTGTAAGACTTTAATGTTAGCATCTTGTGCATTCTTAATAGTTTCTCTTAAATCTTCTAGTCTACTTAATTGTTTAATGCTATTATTAAGAGTATCTCTAAATCCAAAGCGCAAAATACCAAGACTTTCAGAGCTAGCAGAAACTCCTCTTAGAGCAACTTCTCTATTTCCTCTAGTTAGTTCTAATTGTTGTTGTGCTATGATTTTTTGCTCTTCTGCTTTTAGCAAGTTTTCTTGAGCCAATCTAACCTGTTCAACTGCTTGGTCAACTTGTGTTTTACCAGTTTCTGCTATTTGTTTGCTAAGTTCAATAATACTAACTCCCATGTTGTCAAGAGTATTTTCAGATAACCCAAGAGAAGCAAGACCTTGTTCTGTTACAGCTTGTTCTAGTCCATCAATTACTCCGAATAATCTTTCTATACCCTGAATTAAATCTGGCGAAAATTCGCTTATACTTGCTCCTCGTGAAATTTCTTGTGCCGCTGCAATTTGTTGTGTAATTCTTGCGGCTACTTCAGGACCTCCGGTTGCAGCTTCTAATGCTAAACTCTTAACGGTATTAAATTGTCCTTGTAATAGGTTTAACTCTTCTTGCAGTATTTGGCGCCTAACTTCTAGTATAGTTTCCGCTGAAGCCTTAATAGATGTATTTAATTGAAATAAAGTATTTTGTAAGAATGCTATTTGCTCGCCAGTTCCATGAAAAGATCCGGTTGCTTGTTTTGCTCTAAACTCTGCAATTGCTATCTCAGAGTTCAATTTAAACTGAGCATCTGCAACCGCTTGATAAGCCTTTTGCAATTCTTGACTTGCGACTGATACCTCTGCATTGGCTGCGGCGACTTCTTTTTCTGATTCAATCACTTGTGCATTTAATGGAGGAATCTTATTTCTTGCTTCGACAAGAGATTGCTCTGCCGCATTTACTCTTTCTGAAGACGCTTTTAGATTGTCTAATATAAGCTGTCTTTTTGCCCCAACCTCTTCTTCGTTTAGTCTTATTAAATCTAATTGATTTTGTTGTGTGGCAGCCAGTATCTCAAAGGCATCTGCTCCACTGTTTGCTAATTTTAAAACTGTTGCATTAGCTTGTTCTAGTTTAGTTTTTGCCTCTTGTATCTTAGTAGCATTTGCGCCTCTTCTTACAAGTCCATCTAATTCAGCGGCAGCTTCTTTTTGTTTTTCGGTTGCAGAACGCAAATCTTCAAATGAATTTAAACCGCCAACTCTAAGCTGGTCAAGTTTTTGTAACATTCCTTTAACAGCAGTATCAGTACCTTGCTCAAGATTTTCTGCAATAATTGATCCAACAAAACCAAAAGTTCTAACATCTTCGGGAGCAGGCTTGAATTGTCTTTGTAAAAATTCTTTACCAGCAGTAGTTTCGCCTATTTGTTTAACTGCATCAATTCTTTTTTGCGCTGCTTGCTTTTCTGCCTCAATAACTCTTTCTATAGTGTTAAGTCTAAATTGTTGTAAAGAATCTTCAATACGTTTAATATTTTCTACTGCTTTATCATCTAGTGTAGCTTTAAGTTTAATGTTAAATTCTTGAGAAACTTCTTTAATACGTTGAGATGATGCTTTTTCAAACTCTTCTCTTACTTTCTTTATTCTGTCTGCCTCGGCGTTATCTTTTGCGGCTCTAGCTGCTGTTTCCTCGGCAATAAGAAACTTTATTCTCTTTTGTTGAATTTCTCTAAGTTTTCCTATTTCTTCTTCTGACTGAAGCCTGGAAGCAGTTTCTTCGACTATAGCTCTAGTTGCTAGTGTACCACCTAATATAGTTAGTCTACTTATTTCGGTTCTTCTTGCGGCTTGTGCTTCTAGCAATTTAACTTGTCTACTAAATTCCGCACTTTCTGCTATAATGCCTTGAGTAATTAATTGTGTTTCTGATGCAATGCTTTGTCTAGCCTTGGCTATATCCGTTATCTTTTTTAGGTCTTCTGTTGCAATTTCGCTTGCTTTTTGTTCAAGTTTTACTATTTCCTCTTCAATTGATTTTTGCGATTGTTTTGCAGAAGAAACGGCTTTTTCCAATGATTCTCTTTTTTGAGTTACATCTGATAGCTGCCTTTGAATGTTTTGTATTTCTAAGTCTTCTGCTTTTTGAGATTTGGCCTGTGCAAGCAAACCCTCTAGCTTAGATTTCTCTGCATCTAATGTATCTCTAAGTTTAAGCCTAGAATCAAATGCCTCTTGGAATTCTTTATTGCTGGCTTCGGCTAGTTTATTTAATCTTTCTTGTTGTGTTATTATTTCGCCTAATCTTTCGCTTACAAGTCCGTTATCTTGAAGAATTTTAGAAGTTTCTCTGGTTGTTCCGGCCGTTAGCTCTTGCACAACCTTATTTGCTTTGGCTATACCATTAAATAAGTCCTGAGATGTTTTTATTGGATCTACGAACTCTTGTAAAGATGCCTTAGTTTCTGATATTAATTTTGTAACAGGGGCAAATTCTGACCCTAAATCACCAAACTTTATCTTAAGATCTATTGCGGCCGATCTTTCTCTAAATCCCTTAGCAGTATCTTCAAATTGTTTCTTTATGTCAGCAGCTCTTATACCTCCAAGCACTTCGCCTCTTACTTTTTCTAATGCTTGTGCCAATTTAATAGATTGATCTTGTAAGTTATCGCTTGCATCTGCTTGCTGCGTAAAAACTCTCTCAAGAATAGTGCCAAATCCAGCTGCGCTATTACCAACTTTTTCAAGTCCAGTAACAGCTTGTAATGCAGACCTTCCAAATCTTTCGCCAAATAGCTCTTGCGCATCAGATAGTTTTAGTGTTCTAGCACTAATTTTTTCTGTATCCTTTAGAAATTTTTGCGCAGATGCTTCTGCTCCCAATGCAAAGTTTAATATAGAAAAACTAGCAGACGCAAGACCGACAATTAAGCCTTTTGATACACCAAACATTAATGCAAATGTAGCTCCAAGTTCTAGGCCATTAGCAGCAGCAAATTCTAAACTTGACTCTAGTTTGCTTGCAAATCCATTTACTTCTTCTGCTTGTTTGGCCAATTTCTTTAGTGCATCTGCTGATTCTTGTGCTCCGATCAATAAAGCACCGGCCAAAACAGGCTTAACAGAATCAACTAAACCTTTTGCCGCATTACCAGCAGAAGATTGACGACTAGCTCCGCCGCCCTTTACTTGTAAACCTGCTATTTCTTTTTCTATCGCAAGTCGTCTTTGTTCTATTGCTAAGGCAGCTCTTTGCTGTTGAACAACACCAGCTGTTGCGCTCACTTGTTGATTAATAGCAGAATTTTGCTGAAGCAGTGCTTTTGTATTTTGATTTAAACTTAAAGTTAATGAATTACTTTGAAAGATAAAAGACTTGAAGCCTACAATAATACCCTTTATAATGTCAATACCCTTAGTAAAAATTGCCGCCTTAATTAAGGCCTTAAATGCAGAATCAAGAGAAAATACATCTCCCTGAGCGCCTTTAATGGTAGTGATTACAAAATTTAATGCAGTGGCCAAATCACGAGCAACACCCAAGGCAGATTTAAGAAGGTCTCTAATTGATCCTATTCCTTCTTCTCCTCTGCCAATTCCTGTTACGTTGGCAATAAGTTCTTGAAATGCAGTGGCTGTCAATTGTGTCTGGGTACTAAGTTTTTGTAGCTCTATATTATTTCTTTCAAGAGCTGTCCCTGTCGCTGTATTTTCTGCCTCAACAATTTGTAAGGCTTTACCAAAGTTTCCAAGCAAACCAGTTAGTTCGGTAAATCTTCTTTTGCCAGCCAAAAGTTGATTGAGTACTGCAATTTGTTCAGTCCCTAATCTTGGAAATATAATAGAAAGCTTTTTAAGTATTTCAAAAAAACTATCGCCTGCATTAATATTGGCACCAAAAGCATTTGCCTGTTCCCTTAGTTGTTGTGAATTCCCTGCTAAATTAGCAAAGATAGTTTTTAATGCTGCGCCAATAGTAGATCCGCTAAGTTGTGTTGCTTCAATTGTGGCTGCTGTTACCGCATTAAGTTCTTTGAATGATACGCCTACAGACTCAGCAGCGGCACCAGATCTTAATATACCCCTAGCAATTTCTTGGGCACTTGCGGCAGCCTTTACATCGGCAACGGTTAACAAATCAATAACACTAATACCATCTTTTAACTCATCTTTGAAAACAGTTAATGCGCTAGTTATAAGTTTAGTACTTTCTTCTACGCTAAGACCAGTAACGTTAACTCCAACAAGAGCTGCTTCTGTTCTTTTTAATGCTTCTTCTGTACCAAGACCAGCCCTAACAAATTCGTTCAATGCGGCAGCTGCTGCTGTTACAGACTTTCCAGTGTTATTTGCTATATTGAACAAGGAGGCAGAAATTGATTCTAGTCCTGCTGGAGTAGTATTAATAACCTTTTGTAGGTCTTGTAAAGCAGCATCAAAATCGAATATAAATTTTAATGAAGAATTAAATGCTTCTTGTGCAAGTAATACTGCTTTTAGAGCAATAATATAGGCCGAAAACCTTGTAGTAATCTGGCCAATTTTTTGTCCGAACGTTTCGGCGCTACCAGCCGTTTGAATAATAGATCGTAAATAGTTTTGCGTTGCCCTATCGGCAGCAGTTGTATTATTTACAATATCTAACAGTTTTGCATTTTGATCTTTGAATCTTTGTGAAGCGGTTTTTGATGCCGCAGCTAATGCATTTGTAGCATTTGCTGTTATTGGCGAAGGGCCTGCTGTACCTGCGGCAGCACTTTGTACTGCTTTTTGTGCTCCTCCTGCTAATCTAACTTGATTAAGAGAAACTTGTATATTACTAAGAGATCCTTTTAGCCCGGCAATTGCTTGGGCACCAAATCTAGCATTTTGTACAACGAAATGTATAGCGCCAAAATTTTCTTGTAACTTGGCTCTGGCGCTAGAGCCGATAGAGGCTTTGTCTATAGAAAATGTTATCTTACTAAAAGAATCTTGTAATGTACGTCTTACATCAGAAGAGAATCTTACCTTGCTTAAACTAAGTTGGGTATTTGCTAAAGTTTTGGTTATAGCATCTCTAATGGCACGAGTATCTACATCTTTGGGATTAAACTGAATCCCAGCCTGTATAATTAAATCTCTTGGCATTAAATAAATTCCTTATACTTTAACTTCTTGTGTTTGTTTTTCTGCTTGCTCTAGCTTTTTCTTGACCCATTTAACCTCTGTCCAATTTTCCATCGACTCCAATGGGTTTCCGTATTCATACATATAACTTTGCTTGTATATTTCAGATAAGACATCTGGATTTTCCCTGGCAAAATTAACATACTCTTCATGGCTATTAAAGAATCTTGAATTGTCATTTTTAATACAGCAAAATTGAACAAATTTATGCATTTTCTGTTCATTGGCTAGCCCCTCTGCGGTCTTAGAAAATATTTCAACTTTTTGTCCTATTAACGCCATTAGCTGTGCTCTTTTTTCTGACAAAGCAGTGAAAGTTTTTTCTGTTTTTTCATCTTCTGGGGTTTTACCAGACAAATAATCTTCTGCTATATTTTCTAGCAGGCCAATTTCTACTGAAGTTTTGCCTATGCTATCTTCATCATCTTTTGTCCAGACATTGTTTTTATGTACTATTTTTTTTGTCTCTGCTTCGCAAGCAACTCCTTCTCTGAGACAATGAGAAAATATTTTTCGGTATTCTAAGTCTATTGCTAGAAGTTCTTCTTGTGTTGGACCCCTAAAACAAAGTTCTATTTCTTTGTCTTCTACCTTAACCTTGAAAACTTTGCCCTTCTTCATTTGTAACTACTTCCTTTCCTATATTGGTAAAATTAACCGTAACCACATCTGGAACTATTTCTACATTGAAACGAGAAGATATTAAATCAGATATATTCCTTACTGCATCGTTTCCGTTTCTTAGTATTTCTCGTCTTATTTGATCAAATCCCTCAAAGTCATCTCCAAATCTCATCTCAATACATTTGAGTGCACCAACATAAACCTTTTTAATATTTGCCTCAATAATTTCTTTTAGTCTAGCTTCTGAGGTCAAAGAATAGCTATCTGTTCTTTTTACTATTTTGTTAATTTTTGCCATTATTATCCTTTCCTATATATACTGATCCTTACGAAGGTCCCACTCTTTTATTTTGCCCTTTTGTTTTATAATTTCATGCTCTTTTTTTAATCTAGCCCTAACAACGGCGCTATTCATTTCTTGTATCTTTTTAGTAGAGTCTTTGTCTCCCTTTTCTACCATTATAAAGTGTTCTTGATGCGAGTTTTTTGCACCAACTTTTTTAGTATTTTTAACGTTTTGCTTATTGCCTTTATTTTGGCCTTTTACCCATTCGTCACAAGCAATATCGTCTTCTATTACGACATCTGGTGGTTTCTCTAGGCTTTCGTACACGAAATCATAAAACTGCGACCAATAAACTATATAATTCTGCATTTCTGACCATTCTGCTATTGATTTGCCAAACAAGTTAGTCCCATTTTTAGAAGCAATCCATTTAACTCGCCAAGCAGGACTTCTAGCTACTTTTCTAATAGTCTTTTCATCAAACATATTGTTATTATAATATGCTAATGCTAAATTGTAAACAAGGACAAAATCATATTCAGCCAAAAATTCTGCCTCGCTTTTCCAATATGGCTGTTCTCTTATATTTTCGGCAGCCATCATGATCATATATCGGCGCATTATTTCTTCTGATCTAGACTCAGCAGAGCAATTAAACAAAGAGGCCTTTTCTTCTTTTAATTCAATAATTTTGCTTTCTGTTTGTTTTAATTCTTTCTCTGCCTTTTTCTTCTTGCTGGCTATATATGCTGAGTCTGCTATTTGTCTTTTTAAAACCTTAATTTTATTGCCAAGCTCTTCTATTTCATTATCTTTTTTCCCTGTCCAAACATTATTGGCTTCAAATAAAAGTTTTAACTGCTCTTTTGACAATATACCTTCTTTTAAAGACTTGTTAAGCTCTTTATCATAGACAAAATTAATAAAATTAGCCTCTTTGATTGATAAAGAACGAAGAATAAATGACAAGATTTCGCCAGATTGATTGGCTACTTGGGCATAGGATTTGCCCCAGAGAACAATTTCCATAATCCTTTGATTATCCATTCCTTGCCTTAATATATAAATACTATACTACATATCTGATTTCTAATGTATCAGGATCCAAAAGAGCATATATAATTGTTGCCTTTCAATCGCCACCCTTTCCTTTTATAAAAAAAATCTGGGGAAGCAATAAAGCCTCCCCAGATGAATTTAATACTTTTATATAAGTCCTTATGACGGCTGAATTTCTGGAAAGTTCGGCAGAGCATAATTTGTTCTATACGCAGTTGCGCTAAAGAACTCATGTGTGACTGTAAGGAAGTTAGAATTACTATATTCCATAGTCACTGTTCCGTTGCCCCCTCCTGCATCGAATCCTTCAAATGTTACGCTATTTAATTTATTTTTTGTTCCAAGATCAATTACCATTCCGCCATCTGTGCGCAATAGAATTGTACGATTCACTAAGTTCTTTCTACCATCTCCAATTGCATCAACCAAATCTCCCTTGTCAGAAATAGTTTCAAACGTTGAAGTAACAGAAATTGGGAAAGACACAGAACGGAAGAAAGGCGTTTTTGTTCCTAGTTCAAAGATATCTTCTCTTGTAATATCTACTGAAACTTCGATAGACTGAATATGATCGCCAGCAGGAAGATCTCCAGGAAGCGTAGAGTTTGCTTCGTCGAAGTCCTCTGTTCTTTCGATTCCTGATCCAATTATCTCGGCATCATAAGAACTCGAATTAGGGAATATTCCAGAAGGAATACCTTCTTGTGAACCCCAGAACTTATCGTTGCCAACAAGTGTTAATGTTTCAGTAAAGTTACCGTCTGTTGGAAGAGAAATGCTATAAGAAGAAACAACCATTCCTGATCCTATACAAGTACTGTCTGGCGTTCCAAAAGAACTATCTTGTGTGTCAGGATAAATATTTAAAGCAACATCTGTTTTATATTTCGCTGTCTTACCTTTAAGAGAAGTAAATTCTGGGTCCGTTGCCATTAGCCAAATTGGTTTAGTTCCATCAAATACTCGTTCTGTTGTAATTTCAATTTCTGGCAATCCTTCACGGTTTTCGTATGCATCAAGTTGCCCTAAATGGAAAACGTCTTCAAGGTTAAAGGTTGTGCCTATTGAAACAGACTGTACCCCAAAAGGAACTTCCCATCCCAAAAGCTGGGCTATGTTTCCCGAAGAATGTGATTGTGCAGTTGTAGTAACGGCGCCTCTTGTAAGAGCACCAATTCTATTAGCAGCAAGAAAAGTCCCATATCTAATATATTCAAAAAGGTTTGCACCAGTCTTAATTCTGATCATTCCAGCAGCTGGCCATTGCCCTGAACGGCTTTCGTTAAATTGAATAATACCAGTAGCCGGTCCAATACCAGACGCTAATGTGGCATCTGGATTTAGATTTGAACTCATTATTCTGCTAGTAGGATCAGCTCGTGAATCCTTAAATGAAAGTTGGGCACACGAGTAAATTATGCGGTTATTCATTATAAACCTCCATTATTCTCTTATATAGTCTTCGTAATAACTAGATACTAACAATCTTTTATTTTTTTACACGGACACTCTTTGCTAGTTCTTTTTGCAAAGTTGCAGTTCATACAAAGTATTTGATACTCTCCATTTTGTATATTCTCAATGGCATCCAAGTAAACTCTGGTATTGCATTTTCGTCCAGATTTATTACTTACATTGCCTTTTCTATGAATCTTACCATTTCCATAGCTTTTCTACAAAACTCTTTATTATCAACCTTTTTGTTTGCATTTTTTAGAACAATGCTTCTGCGTACATCTATTTGGCTCAAACTCGTTAAGACACCATAAACATTTAGACATTCAATTATCCACTTAACTTATTTAATATATTGCTATATAGAATACGTCATGACCAGACTAGAATTAGGGCAAATGATAGCTAGTTACAGTCCAGTCTACTCTGCTTATCCAAACACCTCTTATTTCATTAACACTAATAAGTTCGGCTTTATCAATATACAATTTAGGGGCCTCAAATGCTAAATCTCCCTGTAACTGTGTAAATGGTTTATAAGTCGTTGCTAAATCGCCTTTATTGGTGAATAATACTGGTATTTTATTAAAATTTATTGCTTTTATTGGCTTCCTAAATGACTCTTCTGTAAGTAAATCATTTATACGTTCTAGGCTATTATTAGAATTGGCCAAAACATGTAAAACAACTAAAGTGTTATGATTTTTAGCTCCGCCTAGAGCAAATGGCCTAGAAAATCTCTTTTGTACGTCTATTATGACAGCAGGAAGCTGTCTCTGAAATCCAGAAGGATATACGTTTTCTGTAAAGTCTATTGCATCTTTAAGTTTGGAAAATATCCAATTTACCTTCCTAGAGTCCGGGAAATCGTTTCTTACGCCCTTATAGGAAAATTTAGCAGTAATTATGCTATTCGCAGGTACAGGATTATCAAAAAATACTCTACCATTTCTATAGTCTATTCTTGGCTTATAAACGCCACTTCCCTTCTGATTGAACACACCATTTATATAGACACCAGAGGCAACTTCTGGCTGATAAGGAGAAATACCAGAAGCATCTGATTCATAAATCCAGTTATCAAACGGACTTTCATAAAGTGTTGACGATACTCTTTTTAAAAGATCAGCTCTGTCGCCACTAACATCATATTGCCCACTTGCTACATTTACATAAAGTCCATTATTAATAAAAAGCAAATCTAATGTTGATTTTATATTAAATCTAGTTTGCGCACTTAGACCAAAAGTATTCATTGTCTCCCTACTTTCCGGACAAGTGCCCCAAAACCACGGCGCAAAACTTTATTGTTTGCTTCATTGCCTATTTTTTCAAATATTCTTGTTGGATCTATTACGAAAAACCCATTTGACTTTCTCATAAGTCCTTGTTTGCTTCTTGATCTATCAATGTTTTTATTATTTGGCCTAAAAAAGCTATATCCAGCAACAGTAACCCCTTCTTCTAGCCATTCTACCCAAGAAATAACATCGGTTACGCTAACTACTTTTCCAAATTTGTCTAATTTAGTTAATGGATGTTGCACCAATGGATGTGTTTTTAATTTCTGATAATCTACCCATTCTAATATCAAAAACTTTGTGGAGCCAACAGTGTCCAAAAAAGATGTAGTTACTTCATTTTGTGGCATTAATAAATCTAGGACTTTATCTAGACCGGCAAGCTCATCTGGCGTAAATCCAAATTCCCCAACTAGTTTAGTCTTCATGTTATTGAATTCTGCACTATTAGCAAAAGCATCTCTATATACTTTTGCTTGTTCAATTAACAAAGATTGTGCCTTTGTAAAAACCCCCTCCATTTTGCTCTTAATGGCATTTTGTATTTGTAGATCTAATTCTCTGCTATTTAAAACTCTTATCTTAGCCATTAGCGGTCCATTTTATACCAAAAACATTGTACAAAAGCCAAATCCCTTAATCCTCGCAAAACAGGATCAGAAATTCTAACACAAATATCTCCATCTATTTTTGCCTTATCTGCTATTTTTAAATCTTCAATTGCAACTTTATCCATTTTTGTTCTATATACATTATTAGGTTCAAAATCTTTTCCTATTGCAGAAAACTGCAAATCTTTAAAATTTCTGGCTATTAGTGCTGTATAAGATATTAACTGTGTAGTTTTAATTTCATTAGTACCTTTACAAACCGGGCAAGTCATTCCGGTAGCAAATGGCTTATGTAAAGGTCCGCCAACTGTAAATGGATTTGCGCTATTATATATTCCTTGAGAACTATCATCAAATGCTTGTAAACAGTTTGGACAACCAGAACCAATCGGAGGCAAATATAATGTAACTATTCTGCCAGCATCAGCAATTAATTGTTTAATATTGTCTGTGTATAAATCCGATATTGCGTCTGTTATATAAAGACCTGGACTTGGTAAATTTTCCTGTCCCATATTTCACCTTACTGCAAATCTTGCAATGATCCAGCATAAAATACATCGTCCATAGAGTCATAATAGAAAGAAAATACATCTACAGAATTTGCTGGCTGTGTCAATGTTGGCGTAATTCCACCTGCCCACAAAACATTTACAGGCCAAGTAACATCATTTCCGCCAACTCCTTGTTTTATGATCAGTATGTATTTCGCCGATTGTGGCGCACTAAAAGTAATTGTAGTGTCACCACTTAACACAAGTTTATAAATATTGCCTAAACTTAAATCAATGTTAACAGGATCGTTAAATGTTACTATATTTATTGGCTGAAGATCAACACTTTTAATCTCTGTGTTAATAAAAACTTCTTGTGTTGATTCATTCTCGCTGAAAGAAACCCCAGATCCTGGCATTAATTTTCGTTTACTATTGCCAGGATAAAGATTTGAATATACAAAAAGCCTATCATTTAAAGACATTAAACACCCCACAGTCCAAGCGAAATTCCGCCCGTATCTGGAACCTCGTCGGCTCCTATGTCAAAAGAACCTGAACGAGTATCTCCTTCAAAGTCAGTTGTTACGCCTTGAGCAGACAAATTTGTTCCTTCGTCTATTAATGCAGAATCTTCTGCTAAGTGTGCGTCGAAAGTAGAATAAGAAACATTAGTAAAATTAGCTGTACTAAGCGCTATATTTCTTAGTGCTACACTAGTTGCCTCTGTATTATTGGTTGCGTCAGTTGATCCTTTGAGTATGACTCCATTTCCGCCATAATTAATGCCAACACCACCAGTCTGTTGATATAAATAACAATTTTGTAATTTAACATTATCAGAAACAGGGCTTGATGCTCTTACATTTATATTATGTCTTGAATCTCTAAAATTAATAATAGTACAATTATAAAAATTTGCAACGATTCCAGGATTATCTCCAAAAGGATCACCTGTATCTACGCAGTCTTGATCGCCAGATGAATCATGTAGGAAAACACAGTTTCTAATTTCGTTTGTTTCTCCGCCTGATCTTAGATCAGAAAATGCTCTTATTGCATATCCGGTAGGATTCCTACAAATACAAGAATCCATGATTCCCTTTCCGAAAAGTGGCGAAAAATTTATTGCCGCATCTCCGGTTGAGCTACTTGTGCTTTCTATAGAAAGTCCTGAAAGTCTTGTATATTTAACAGTAACTAAAATTCCGTTTCCAGAAGAAACACTAACATATGCTCTTCCTGTGTCAAAAAATCCTCTGTGTTCATGGTCCGTTGCAGGTCTTACAATAACATAATGTGTAGAGTCAACCGTCCAGTTTGCATCTGCCAAAGATAGCGTTCCTAAATTGCCACTATAACACTCTGCTACTTCTATTGTGTCCCTTGTAATTATATTACCACGCCTGTCTGCTTCCCATGCGGCTAATGATGTATAATCTCCTCCGCCTCCTGGTTTTATTGTCTTTATTATAGTAGTTGGCATTTTTTATTCACCGTTAAGAAAAGTCGGTTGAGGTATCGCCAATATATGTAGAAATTGGACCAACATAAAGTAATGAAACTAAATCAAGTGCGCCAGAAACTTGTGTTAGTGCTGGTTCTATGGCGCCTTTAAATGCAACGGCAGCAGGAAAGGTTACATCTGATGTACCATTGTTTCTAAAGACAAATCTATAAGTTGCACCATCAGTAGGATTGTTTAAAGTAAGCGTAGTATCATGTTCTAAGTCAACAAAGTAATTATTACCATCATTAAGATTTACTGTTATTCCGGTTGCAGATGGCAACTCAACAAAATTAGAGCTTAATACGCTTGGTAAAGAACTTTCTGGAGAAGTAACTAATCTTCCAGAAGCATCTACCATCACTGCCCGTCCAGTACTTCCAAATCCTAGAGGATAAAGACCTCCGGCAGGGTCAGATGTAGTAACAACTCTGCCAGAAGGATCTATAACTAGATACCTTCCGGTTGATCCTTTATCATAAGGCAGTAAGCTCATTATATCCCCCTAAAATAATACAAAAAAGTTATCTGTTGATACCGATTCCTCTCCTGGATTAGTAGCCTCAAAGGCTCCTATATCATAGGGAACCGTTCTTAATTTTCCCCTTATATCTTTTACGACCGATAGATATTCTCTATGTTGATTACTTAAGTTTATGCCAGAAGCCCTTAAAGGAGATCCTAACGGCAAATAGTTATTAGGTGCAACATTAGGATAGCCTATTGGATCAGCATCAAGGAAAACACTATTTATACGTAAAATACCGCTTAAACTGGGATTTAGTGCCTCATCATTTTGTGTCGCATCCCTAAATCCTTTAATTATTGTGCCGCCGCCCTGCACATCATAGGATTTTCTATTACAAGCAATATAATTGTTTTCACATTTTAATTCTCCGCCATCTGATATAATTGCAGTTGCCAAGGACCCAAATGTATAAATAATATTATTATATACTTTCCATTTTGAGCCGTGCAATAATAGCCCTTGGGCAGTTGTGTCCCCTCCAGCAGTAAAAATTTGACAATTTTTAATAATATGAGGAAAACTAGGGTCGTAAAAACAAATTTCCGATTTAACCATCTTTGTATTGTTTTTTTCTACGGCATTTTTTAAACAACACTGCTCTATAATAAATGGTCCACCTCTAATGAGTCCAGACGCTCTTATACAATAAGGATCTTCCGAAACCCCAGTATAAAAACTATTTTCAATAGAAAGTCCTGGACCAATATGTGTATGTCCAACTGTACAGAATATTGCTTCTTTTATAGAAGTACTATTTTTAATATAAGCCTTATTTGCATCAAATACCCCAGAATGAGAATGTCCAGTTGCAGCCCTAATAACAGGATATGACTGTAAATTTACTCCCCAATTACCAGCCAACATTCTTAAGCCAACATTATTAGTACCAGAATATATCTCAGCAATTTCTATAGAATTTCGCCTTGCTAAATTACCTCTCCTATCTTGTTCCCAAGCATTAATAGTAGTATAATCTCCGCCAGATGGCTTAATGGTTTTTATTATTTTTTGCGGCACCTTGAATTGTAATGCTCCCACATCTGGCGTTTCTGGTCTTGTAAATCCATCCATGTCTGTTAAAACATTGGCTTCTGGGTTTTCATTCTCTCTTAAATCAACGCCCTTGCCTCTCAAGAAAGATGTTTTAATTAAATGCAAATCTTGCCAAGTTCTTTCTTGTAATCCTGTTCCTGAACCAGCAAACGGATTCAAAAATCCAGCATCTTGATAGGCTATATTTCTATAAGATGGATTAACTGCTTCATTTGTAGAAGTAACATCGCTTTGTCCTTTAACGAAAAAGCTACCAGAGCCAAAAGCAACATAGCCAGAAGTTGCGCTAATATAATTATTTTCTGATATTACAATTCCTGGGGCAGCGGGACCAAAAATAGGCTCAAAAACTCCTCCGTCATTGTCACCTTGTAATCCTATTCCACCATTAGAAATTAATGCACAATTATAAACAGTGGCTTTAGCATTAGTAACTCTTATTGCAGTTATTGGATTAGAATCTCCAACTATAGTGCAGTTTTTTATAAAGTGGCCTCTTTCTCCGTAGCACCATTCAACAAGAATTCCAACAGAACTAATATCTAGTTTTATTGCCAAACCATCAACAACGCATGGTTTATCTTCATGAACTTGGTGTATTGCCATTCCGTATGCCGGATGCTCAGGAATATCTGGATTATCAAAATTATTGTATATAGAAATTCCAGGGCCTATTCTAGTAAATCCAACCTGACAAAAAATAGGAATATCTCTACGGCCATTTATAAATGCTTTAGTGTTATCAAAACAGCCTGGATGTTCATGACCAGAAGCTGCTCTTATGTGTATATAGTGATCTTCATCTGTAACCCATCCGTGGCCAGATCCTAAATGCACATCTCCAACCGATCCACCGCCTCTAATAGAGGCTATTTCTATAGTGTCTCGTGACACTATATTTCCCACTCTATCAGCAGCCCAACCTGATAATGTTACATAATCTCCGGCTCCTGTTGGGTCTATAAATTTTTCTATTATAGTTGCCATAAATACCTTATTACTTGAATTGTATAGCAAATAAAGTCACTGCCGGACTAGCAAGAGAATTGCCGCCAGATCCAGCTATTCTTACTAGAATATTATACGTAATGGCCTCAGATGATATATTTGCCCAAGAACTCACTTTTGATCCCGTCCCATTTAAAGAAAGCGTTGTTGTACTATTAGAACCTGATGTTCCGTTGTTCATTCCTTTCCACGTAGATCCACCATCTAATGAATATTGAATGCCTAATACAGAAGAAGCAGAGCCAGTAGTATTTACATTAGCTAATATTCTAAACTTTTTATAATTTATCAAATCAACTGTTATTCTTCTTTGATTATTATTAGAAAATTCTTGTAAAGTAGAAGGTTGCAATGGCCAAGATGTTGAAGCTCCTATAATAGTAAATTGATCTTGTCCACAATTAACAACAATCTCGTTTTCTTGACTATTTACTGTACAAGCATCACCGCCAACTAATGATTTAAATGGCAAATCTGTTCCAAGCTTTGTTTTGGCAATTGTAATTCCAGAGCCAGAATTAGAAGATGTACTAATTTTGCTTGTGTCATCACTATCAAATGTCAAAGAACTAGTATTTTCTGTTATAGTAATGTTAGATCCAGCAACTATTTTCTTGAATTCAAGATTGGAGCCATATTTTTGCTTGAATAGACCAATACCTGAAGAACCAATATTGCTAGCTGTTTTTATCCATAGGCCAGATGCATTACTAAAATCAGTACGTAGTTTTGTTGCTATACTATCTGTTAATGCAAGATCATCAACTAAGGTATTGTCAAATACAATATCATTGCTATTTTCAGTTAACTGTATACCGCTCCCAGCAATTATAGTTCTAAATTCTAAGTTATTTAAGGCGTTTTTTTGCTTGAAAACTTTTTTGCCAAGTCCAAGATTAGTTCCATCTTTCACCCATACTCCAGAAGCATTAGTAAAATCTTCTCTTAGTTGTGGGTCTGCTGTGCTTAAACCAGATGGTCCAGCAACTCCTTGGATACCTTGAATCCCTTGGTTGCCTTGTATACCTTGTAGCCCTTGAATTCCTTGATCACCTTGTGGTCCAATTGCACCAGAAGGACCTGTAGGGCCTTGAGATCCTGTTGCTCCATCTTGCCCATCTTCTCCGTCTTGTCCTGCTATTCCCTGAATTCCTTGTAATCCTTGAATGCCTTGATTTCCTGATGGACCTTGTGGACCGATTACTCCAGAAACAAAAGACTGAGAATTTAAATCAATATAAATTCTAGTACCTACTTGATTAACGAATAATCCGCTACCAAATAATAATTCTCTTTTATTATAAGGGCTTCCGCCCTTTGGTCTAAGTGATGCATAAAAAGGATCTGGCATTATGCGCCTCTTGAACTATCAAACGGAGAACTAAAATCTCTTTCTGATCCATCCCCCTCGTTATCGTGGTCCATATCTTGTGTAATTCTTCTGTTTCCATACCATATTACATCGCCCTGAGTTACTCTATAAAGATATTCTATAATTGCATCATTTAGTTCTTTGCATATTGAATTTGTTAAATCAATAGTAACCTTGGCTCCTGCTCCCAAATCAACTTCAGAATCTCCATCTTTAAGTCTTATGCCCGAACTTCCTGCTTTGCCTGACTTATTTTTCATTATTAAACATTCCGTTTGCATAATGATTAAATCAAGTATTGTATCGTTTGGCGTTGGAGTTATTAGTTTTCTTTCAAAATCAATTGAAATTTCATTGCTTGTCCCAGTAAAGCCCAGTCTCCTATTTATTCTCCTGATAGCTTTAATAATGAAAGTATTAATCATTGACTCTGTAAAAGAAGAATCCAGCCCTAGATCTGTCTGAATCATATCTATAAGATCTACTATTTCATTTGGATATATTTCATCTGCGCCTATATCAAATGGGCCATCTCTGGGGTCTTCTTCGTAATCTATTTCAAAGCCAAAAATACCGGCAGACAAGTTTTTGCCGGCTTTAACTAAAACAGAGGCTGGTTTTATTCTGGCATCAAATGTACTATAGTCAACATTAGTAAAATTATCGGTATTAAGAAGAACATTTCTTAGGCCAGATTGCTTTGCTTCATTATTACTAGTTGCATCATTATCGCCTTTTATAGTCCCACCGTTACCACCATATATTATTTCATTGCCATAAAAATAACAATTTTCAAAAGCCGCATTATCAGACGGAGGAGAAGATGCCCTAGTAAATACACAATCTTCATCTAGTCTAAGCTGTACTATTGTACAATTATAAAATGTAAAATGCACACCAGGGGTAGTGCCACTTATATCTCCGGTTTCGATGCAATATGTTTCTTTGCCATTTCCATGTAAAAATACACAATTTCTGGCCAAATTTCCATTTGCCGCCAACGGAGAAGAAGAAAACATCCTAGCCGTATAGCCATTAAGATTTCTTACTATTAATCCTTCAAATATGCAAGTTCCGGTACCGGCATCACAATATAAAGAAGGAACCGTGACAGATGAATCTGTAGTTTCTATTGAAATTCCGGTCCCTATTCGAGTATAAGGAACCCCCACAACCATGGCAGGACCAGATGTTGTTTTTACATATGCTTTATTTATATTAAATATTCCGTCGTGACCTTGATTTGATGCTGCTCTAACAATAATATAATGCGTTGAATTAGTGGTCCATCCTGATGCCTGTAAGTCTAATATTCCTACAGATTCGCCACCATATATTTCTGCAATTTCTATTGTATCTCTAGATACCAAATCCCCTTGTCTATCAGCAACCCAAGCAGCTAAACTTATATAATCCCCTCCGCCAAGAGGATTTATAGATTTTATAACTTCTGTAGCCAATTTCCCTCTCCTTTAATATATATTACGAACTTGACAGAAGAGGCAAAAAAAAGAAGCCCCGGCGGGTATCCGGGGCATTTCTTTAATTGACTTAATTATTAGAAAGAACCTATAATGGCTCTACGAATATCAAGTGCTGCCATTCCAAGTTCTAACCATCCGTATAGCCCAGCCTTCATTGAACGATGCAATGCTGGATCATCATACATTTCCATATTTTGCCGAACTGGCATTACGAATGAATCTCGGTGTTGTAAATCAAGTCCTACACAGAACTCAAGATCGCCACCAGTATGAGCACGACCTAGTGTAGTCACTAGGAAAGACTCATATTCCTGACTTTCTCCAAGTTCTTGTAGTTCATGAAGTCTTACCCCAAACAATGACGTTAATTCATCTTCTCGCTTAAAGAGTAGAGAATTGAGATAAATACTACCAACAGTAGTATCATCAAAATTTAGAATATCTGCAAGACCTTCTGGAGAAAGATAAAGGTCAGTCAGACGAGCATTTCGCCCGCCAGTCTGACGCAACATCTTAACCATCATATTTGTGAGCAAAGCCTTAGTAAACTCGCCAGCCGATGCAGATGAGTCCTGAACAACTGACTGAGAATTAGTATTACCAGCCTTTAGAACTACGTGCCAACCGTCATCATTAATCTTGCGAACGAAACCGTTAGTAAAAACTTCAAGTGCCCGTGCAATAACATCCCAACGAGCATCTCTTGCATAATCAAGAGACCAAGAAATTGCATTGGCAATCTTATAAGTTGGAACTCGAATTTCATCGCCTTCGATTATTTGATCAGGGATTGCTCCTTGCTTTGGAACAACAAAGCCTTTGTAATTCCCTTCTTTTTCTGGAGAATAGAAATCAAGTGGAAACTTGGCATCTACTCCGCCAGGGAGATCAATTCGTTGGAAAATAGTACCAAGAGTGTCTGGCTCTAGAACGCCTGCTCGCCATGCTTGTTCCAGCGCAGCAGCAATTGCTTTTCGAGCATTGTATGCTTCCGCAGAGTCTCCCGAAGCAGTAGCCTTAAGCAGAACATCTGCATTAGTAGCATCGTCTTTAAAACTTGCAATGGTTTTGCCGTCGACCTTGACTTCCATTATACACCTCCAAAAAAATTTTTATTTCCAATAAACCAAATTAAGCTATATTAACGAAAATCTTAACATAACCGTCGGAACTCTTTGTTGAAAGAGCGTGACCAACTGTTTGGCCTCCACCCCCAACTCGCATAAGCCCACCGGCCATATTCTTTACAATATCACCAACCGAAAAGGAGCCAGAAACTGCATTAGTAACAATCTGACCAATTCGCATCAGACGAACAACTCCTGAAACGTGCGTCTGATTCTTTGAGAAGTTCTTGGCATTGTCAACTGTGCCAGTTTCTTCCCCAAAACTAATGTTGGTTGGATGAAGACCTGCAACAACATTTTCTAGAATAATACCGGCAACTTTATCGCCGACGTTATTACTCTTTTTCACATGTCCGCCGGTTGTATACTGAACGACATATCCCTCTGCAACTACGTTATCGCAAACAAAGTTAATGTCATCACTTGTAACTACTTGATGTGGTTTAGTCGCCATTCTTCCTCCTTATTATTTCTTAAAAATCTTTAACCACTTATTGCTTTTAGAACCCATCAATTGACTTAGCTTTCTAGAAATTATATCTTGTGGCGAAGAACCACTCTTGCCATCTGTTTCTATTTTAATTTCTTTATCAACCAATTCAAGTTCTTCGATAGTTATTACGTCTTCATCTTGCCCATCTTCTTCAATTTCGGTACTTTCATCGCTTTTAACCACTTCTGCCTCTTTAACTTCTTTTACTTCTAATTCTGTATTAATTGCCTTTTGTGGTTTAGAATCTGAAATAGCAGCACCAAGAAGTTTAATAAATGCATCAAAATTCTCTTTAACGCAAGAGAGTGCTGGTTCATTAGCTTCGATAAATGAATCAGATAGACCCATTTTCTTAAGTTGAGCTTTCCTGTTCCCAATTTCCTCTTTGGCCTCAAATGCATTAACCTTTTCTTTTAGGTCTTTATTTCCACTTTCTAGAGCAGAAACCCTTTCAATTAAGGCCTTTACTTCTGGAATGGTATTAATCTCAACTTTATCTGGTTCTGTCTTTAAAGCCAAAACCTTTTGTGCAGCAATAACTTGAGCCAATTCCTCGATTACTTCGTCTTGAAAGTCCATAGTTTTCTCCTTGGCGGTAGCCAAATACAAAATATCTTCTGTAATGTTATTCTTTATGATTTCATCCTTTATATCTTCTAATACGAACTCTGGAGTCATTGACGCAACGCTTTTTATTAGACTTGTGGGATTTGCAGGTGTTTTAACAATTCCTTGCCCGCCTATAGTAATATTTCTTAATACTCTACGAACCTTTTTATTCTCAAATACCCCATCTCCTCCATTAGCCTTAAGATGATGATCTAATATTGGCGCAGTATCTTTATTTCTTTTAACTATTTTCGTACCAACAAGATAGTCAAAATTAGAAAACCAAGCTTCAACAGAAACGAACAGTTTTCCTGCTTTTGCCAATTGTTTTACTTCATCAGCTAATTCTGGAAAAATAAACTTATACATTACAGCTTCAGAAGTTATGTCAAAATTATCAGTATCAGGATTCTTGCTATTAGGAACAATTGACCCATCTTTTAGAGTAGCATATGTCCTAACTATATGCCCAACTATCTTATCATTAGAATGTTCCATATTCAAAGGTTTATGAGCACCAGTATTTCTAACTGGCAAAATTTCATTAGCAAGAAAGAAATCGTCATTTTTATTAGCGCCAATAGAAAGCAAAATAGAAACAATATACATTAAGTCTTTTTGCTTTTCCAATTTGGTATCATCTGACACTTTGGCATAAGTTTTTATGGATTCTATGTCAACATCTTCGCCAGTTTCAACAACACTAGCCTTCGCTAAAAAATATGTTTTCATTTGTTCCATATTACATTGTCCCTGACTTTTTCAAGCTAGCAGTGCAAATAGCGTAAGCACTAGACTCCATTGCCTTTCTTTCTTTTTCAGAAGGATCTTTCCCACCGTGTTTTTCTTTATATTTCTTTACCTTGTCAGCTAAAACATCTTTGGTGCATTTTTCTAATTTAGCAGGAGCAGTAGCTAAATCTGGAATTATATCTGCTTTTGCAGTTTCAACTTTTTCTACGTATGGATCATAAGCTTCTGTAGAAAGATCTTTTAGAAACTTAGCAAAATCTTCTAGTGCCTCTCCTGGAAGAGATTCATTAAGTATTTTAACACTAGTAACTTTACCTTCTCCATTACGAGTAACATTTACCATAAAATACATTGGATAATCTTTGTCGCCAATAAGTATATCAACCATTTCAACAGACGCTACTTTTGTAACTTTTTGAATTTTGGCTATAGTTTTTCCTTTTAATGCAGCAGCAAATCTATTAATTACCAATTTTCGCCCAACTTCTGTTAGGTTTTCCGCTAAAACAAGTTTACTAAAACTTGCTTTTCCAACTTTATCTTGGTTCGGGCTTCCTATCAGATGTTCAGCATTATCCAAGAAAATTATCCCGCCACTAGTTGATTTTAGATCTGCTTCAGTTTGGGCTAGTAATTCAAACTCTTCTGTTATTGGTTCGCCATTTTTAATTGCTGTAACTATTGGCTTTTCTTCCTTAATTTCATTTACTATGCCAATAATTCCACTTTTGCTAATAACCAAATCATTGGCGGAATATGTAGATCTTTTTAGTCTTTTCTTTTTAGATTTCTTATGCTTTTTTACAGCTTCATTTACTTTTTTTTTATCTTCTTCTTCAGTAACAGAAGCCTTGCCAACCTTGTCGGTATTTGGGTTGTTAATTAATTTCTCGGCATTATCAACATCAATAGTTTTTCCTGTGCTATAAGGTTCTGAGTCAGCCAATGGCTTATCTGATCCTGCTTTTTCTGGACTTGGAACTACTTCTTCGGCTCCCGGAAGAACTTTACCGGCCTTTGCCGAATCTTCTTGTGCAGTGGCTTGGCCTGCCTTGTTTGGGCTATTTTTATCATCGTTTGCTACCATTTGGGGTTCGATGACCTCATGTTCTGTTTTGGTCAAGTTTTTATTAGCAACTTCTGGAGAGCCACCATCTTGCTGAGATAGTATTTTTATTGCAGTTTCTGGATCTGAAGTATCAAGTTTAAAAATCGAAGCAGCATGCATTAAAAGATGGGCTTTTATTTCCACTTTTGTACTATTATCTATTGGCAAAGTATTAACTGTTCTAATACAAGCTCTTAGAAGCGTAGGATTGACTGTATCATGATCATTGCCATTTTTGGCTTTTTCTGTGTGATGCCTAAAAAGTTTAAAGTCATAACCATTAATCTTTCCAACATAAGCAAATGCACAATCAGGATAAGCATTACGATCCATATTTCCTCCAGTTAATTATTCTTTAATCTATCTGACAAAATAGTAGTTTGATCTTTTATGGCATCCACTACTTTAACAAATCCTTTGTCCGTACACTCTTTTTGAACAACCACATTAGTTCTAAGTTCTGATAGAATCTCATAAAGTCTATCATTACTTTTAGTCATATGATCAATGTGATTATCTATTGTCATATTTTTATCTTTAAGTAAGTCTATATAGATATTACGTTCTTCAGTGAATGAATCCAAAACCCTACTAAGAACCTTACGAAACAGAAAAAACAATAAAATAGATAAAACTATACCCAGTCCCCATTTTCCAGCCGAGTCTATCATCCACTGGTAAAGTTCCATCGTAACTCCTTATTCTATAAGGCTTTCTATAATTTTTCTCTGTTGCTGGAAACTTGGATATTCTCCTTTTGATTTTTTATAAGATTCAATAGAGACACTAAACAAATTGAATAGTTTATTTTTATTTTTGTCATTATTTAATACGTTTTTTATGTCTTGTGTAGTCATATGATCTTGGCAATAGTCAGATCCAAGAACAATAGCAACGCTATTATATATATTTTGCTTGTCTTTATTGTCTAAGTCCTCAAATTTGCCCACTTTTCTTCCTTGAACAAAAGATCTTTCTATAATACTATATACATTATCAAATTTGATATAAGATGTAACCTTTTGACCTTTTGGCTTAGTTCGTGGTGTTTCTTTCTTCTTTTGCGTCTTTTTCGTTAAAATAGGTCTTCCGCCTAATTTTCCCTTTTCTTCTTGTACAAACGGTGATTGTTTTTTAGGGACAGACTTGTTTTTTAAATCTTCTGTTGTAGAAGAATCTAATATTTCTATTGTAGGCATAGGCCCTTGATTCATCATTGGACCAAATTTACCCACTTTAGTAATCAAAAATGGATATTTTCTTTCTTCTTTGCGGCGCAAATTGTCTTCTTGTCGCATTCTAGCAACTTCTATTTCAAAGTTTTCCCCGAATCGATCAACACAAGTCTGATAAGAAAGCATATTCCTGTCAACAAGTTCTAATAATAGTTTCTTTTCTGCATCCTCATCTCTTAATGACATGTGATGCATTTTAAACCAAGCTGGCTTCTTAAAGCCCATCGCCTTTGCTACCTTGTTTGTTTCTTCGGTTAGCCATTCTAATAAAACTTGTCTGCCACCCTCTAATCTTTCCAAAAGAGTTTTAACAGACAAAAATGAATTAGAATAGTTATTTCCTTGTCCATTTAATACAACTTCTGCAATTCCAAGTCCGGCCCTGATATCGGCATCAACTTGTTCATACTTCTCTTTCCCTAAAATTGTATCAACAGGCGGATAAGAAGACTTAATATCAATTAGATCATTCCAAACTATAGTTTGAGATTTAGATGGTGTCTTAAGAAGACTGGCAAATCTTTTTAGAACGTTTTCATCTGGTGGCAATCCTTCTTTAGTTGCTCCGAGAGATACAATGGTTAATGTGTTAATTACGCTTTCGCATATGCTAATATCCATGTCACGCATCAGCTTTTTATATTGAATGTCTGATATAATACGCCAAAACATAGGGTTGGCCCAAGCTCTATAGTCATCTTTCTTGTAGTATAGTATTATTAGTCTATCGGCCGCTATATTTATGTATCCACCTTCTTTCATGGTGTTAAAATCTTCTTCTGAAATATTATTTTCTAGGCTTTTAACAGATGCCTGGTCTTGTTCCGTTTTTGGCGACCTAATAAGAGCATAATCATCAAGAGAAATTTTATACTGATATCTAACATCTCCTAATGTTTCACTGCCATATCTATCAAGATTCATTATATCTAGTATTTGGTATTTATAAGGAATTACTTTTGCTGGGTTTTTATCATTAATGAAAAGTGTTTTAGCAGATACAGCCTTTTTAAGTGTATTAATCTCTTTGGCTTTAATCCTACCTCTTGATGTATATATTGGCACGTTGCCGTCTCTAAAATAACACTTTAGTATTTGCATGCATATGCTGCCAAGATCAATTTTTGTCGCCCAAGACTGATAAAATGTCTGTATCGCAGGATCTTCATGTACTATATCAAACCCTTCAAGTGCAAAGTCCACCATTAAGTCTATTGCATTTCCTATAATCCCGGCATTTTCATATGCTTCACGACAAGATGCTATTCTTGTTTTGATTATATTTGCCGTATGATTAGCATTGCCTGTCATTTCTGTTGCGCCATCAAACTTGATGTTTGCAGGACTAACGTTCCAAGGAGATCTATTAGCAACAGCTAAGTCTTCGTGACTAGCCTTGGCTAAGAATTCATTCGTTTCTTTTATTTGTAGTTTTGCTGACTTAGAAATATATTTTCTTTTTTCTGGCATAATTCACCAAATATTAGTACGACTTATATATTTTCAACCCAATTACCGAGCATACTGCTTTTTCTGTACATTTCCTTAATTTCTTGTTTGTTGTCATTAGTAATGACATTGGACCTAGATGCCAAATAATTCGCCAATAACAGAGCGGAATATCTGTCTTTATGTTTAATGGTTCCAGAAGAGTCTTTGCTTATATTAGGCGGAGCCAAATCATAATGTTTTTTCCCGGTTCTTGTATGGGTAACTTCAATAGACACCAATTCCTGCTTCATTTGGCTTATTTCATATTGTGCATCATCCTCTTCATCTGAAAAATCCCTAATTTGAGGATACGGAAACATGATAACACGGTCTTCTAAGTTTTTTTGCAATAATACGTTGGCATCATCAATCCAATTAGAATTAAAATTAAACATATGAAGTATCTTCAATCCGTTATTTGATTCAAAGGTTTCATCGTCAAACCTATATAGTTTTTTATCTCCACCATGCATTACATCGCTCTTATTTAGCAACTCTTCAATAGCCAATCCACCTCCCCCTTGGTCTATTGCAATCCCTTTTGTGTCAAATGCCCTAGTTAATTTTCTTATTTTTTCTGCCGCAAAAGAATATGGTTTATTTTGACAAGTCCAAGCATAAACAACTTTATTAGGCGTTCCCATCTCAATAACACAAATAGCAAATCTATCAATAGTCCTTGCTGGATCTACTCCTATTATATATTTTTTGCCTTCATTACCTTTTATAATAACATTAAATCCATTAAATGGAGCCGTAGCAGATTCTATATCCTTCATTTTAAAAAAGCCATTTGTATCATCCGCAAATTTACAATTATGTACCGTTGCATTAAATAGTGAATAGCTATGATCTTCTTCTACCTCTAAGTTGTAAACCATGCCATCATATAATAACTCTTCTTTATCTTTCAATAAAAACAATGAAGAATCTTTGTCATTATAATAACACTTTTTTGTATTTATATATTTTATTTCTTGTCCGTAAAATACTTTTCTAAATTTTGAGGCATTTTCTCCTTGCATATCAATGCTATATTGATCGTGAATTGCACATTTTTTGCCAAGAACTAGCATATCTTGCTTCGTTTGTACAAAATTTAAGCCAGATGCTATTCCAAAATAAGATAATAAAAGTTTTATTTGGCAAGCCAAATTTATACTTGCTGAAGACGCTTTAGTTACACTAGAATATAAAGATGTATGACCATCTCCATTCCAATATCCTGTAATTACGCCCTTCATAAATTCTTCGTTGCTAAACAATATATCGGGATCTATCATTTTATTAGTAGAGAGACCCGGACATATCTTTTTTATAAACTCTGCAAATAGTCTTTGGTTTATAGTAATATTAATAAGATTTTCTCGTTTATACCTTTTGGGCTCAATTCCAAGCACATTGCTAATAGCCGAACTTAACTGATTTACATATAGCTCTAAAGAAAAATTAACGTGACCATCTAATGAAAAAACTGTTGTTTTCCCGTGTGAACCAACAGAACCCTCCGCTGCATAGTATCCAACAATTAATCCAAGATTAAAATCTAACTTCAGGTTATAAGGAATAGCAGTTTTGGGAATATAATTTTTTTTATTTTTGATTTGATAAATAGTTCCTAAACAAACGTTATATCTATTAGCCAATATTTTTTTATTTTCATTACTGCTTAATATTTCTTCAACTTGGTTATTGTTTAATATCGTTTGCGAAGCTTTAGGGAAAATTTTATTATCACGCTCTATAAAATCACTAACATAATCTCTTAAATCAATAAATTTTTTATTGTTCAATTCTTTTAAATTAGAAAGTTTAATATAATCTTTTATACCGCTAATATTAGCCCAATTATTATCTCCAGTCCAATATGGGTGATTATTTGTTACTAGACAACTCTGATTATATCCCCAAGTTTTATAATTTATCATTGTTCCTTTATAATTGTGTTTTAATACTTCCATTACTTTTCTAAATCTTCCTTTGTGAGTTAATACAAGATCCCCTATATTGATATTGCAAATTTTCTTAGCCCCATTATTTGTTATTATTAAAGTATCATCCTTAAAACACATGTATTCCATATCAAACAAAAATTTGGGCATTGTTATTCTTGCGTGCTCAATGGTTTTTCTGTCCATTAATCTACCGGGAAGTTCATCATATGCATATTTAACGACACAAAAATCTCTATAGTCTATTTTGTATTCCTCTTCAAAATCATCTTCCTTAAATATATCTTTGTAATTGTTAACGCTACCATCTACTTTGTTTGCTAAAATTTTATTATACTGACTAAACATTTTATAATATGTGCCACCTTTAAAACCAGCTGTACCGGATAATATAATTTTGTTTCCTTCAGAAATCATCATATCTTGATCGCTTGCAATTTTTTTAGTATTATTTTTTTGTTCTAAAAGCATTTGTCGAGATTTATTCCATGGATCAGATTCTGTGGCACTAAATCCACGAATAACAACGTTAAAGATTTCTATTGGAATATCATTAAACTCATCTACTAATGTAACGTTAGATCTTTCTCCTCTAATTTTCCCACCTTGACCAAGAGGCAGTGCCTTAATAGAAGATGTTCCTATTTCATAATGACAATGATCAGTACTTACTCTAGGCTGATCTTTTGAAAGAGCTTGAAGCAATGGCGACTTGTCGTATATTCTATGTATTTCAGAAAATATAATTTTTGCTTGACGAAAACTAGCCGACACCAATATTATTTTTGATCCGGGAAACATAATAGAATGATAAATAGCATAAATGGCCAACAAAAAACTCTTGCCAGCACCACGACTTAACAATAACATTGGAAATTTATGAGCCAAGATAGCTCTTACAATGGCCATTTGAAAAGGAAATAATTCTAGCCCTAGTAAATATTTAATACCAAATTCTGGCGAAAAATATTCATTAGATAATTTGTAAAATTCTACAAGTTCGCCTTCTTCTTGCAAATAAAGCGGAACATCTAATAGAGGATTGTACAAAGTAGATACTTCAGGCAAATTAAAATAGTGGTCATATTGAGGACTTATTATGGAAGATATTTTCATATATTACCTTCCATTTTTTTTCTGTAAGCCATTAGCAAAAGTTTTCTAACTAAGTCTTGAGCATTTTCTCTATTGTCAGAAAAAATTATATTAATATTAAAACTTAACATAAATGAAGATAACGATCCCAAGATTGAATGTGGGCTAGAGTGTTTGTATTTATTACCACTAAATTTATTTGCCAAATATGAAGAGCTATACAAAGAGCTAAATTTGTCTTCTATAATTATAAATTTAAATTTACAATGCTTTGCTTTTTCTAGCTCATTGGAAAATCTTTCTCTTTCTTTGCCAAGATTCCCATAAAATTCCAAGGCGCTATTTTTCCTCTCAATAAAAATTAAATCTGTATGATCTTTAATAGAATAATCTCCAAATTTTAGTCCAGAAACAGCAACGCCTGCAAGTTCCCCAACAGATCTAAACGAATAAGGGTTTTGCTCTCTGGAATCAATAATTATGGTTGGCATGGGATATTGCACTATATCGCCATTGTCTTTTAAAAAATGAATAACTCCATGTTTCTTGTCTATTCTTCTTCCATCTTTCCATTGCCATTCCTTTGAACATTCTTTAGAGCAATATATATTGTTTTTCTTTTCAGTAGAAAATTCTTTTTCGCAATTAAGATTGCTACATTTTTTTATCATTTTAAGAAACTCCAGATCCTTTTGGTATGAAGTCGGCGCTAAGATCAGGAGCTTTGCCATCATGGAAAAGTTTGCCAATATCAAAAGTTTTATCTTTCCCGGAAATTATATTGGTTCCTAATGCATGATTATAAGATCTTTCTGCTATATACTTTAACATAGCCGCTTCTTGTCCTGCTTGAATTCTTGATTTCTGCGATTTCAAGTCTCTTATTATATTATTAAAAGTAACAGATTGATCACTTTGATTTTTCAGTCTTTGTTCTCGTTCAACATTTAGACTTTTTTGATATTTTGCTATTAGCTCTTGAGCCTCTTTAATTTCCCTAGACCTAGAAATAGATTGCCTATTCAATTTTTGCTTAACAACCAATTCCTTGTCTTCTTTTTCTTCTTGCATCCATCTGTTTATTCTAACTTGGTTAACAATAAGTTCGTGCAGTGCATCTTTTTCCATTGCCGTCATCGTTTCAATGGATGGATCTAACATAAAGTTAGCATATTTATCTATATAGTATTGCTGTTCTGCATCGGTAAAAGATTTTTTTAGTGCCCTAAAAGTAGCAGATAAAGTTACTTCTGTTCTAAAATACTTAGCTTTTTCTTTGTCGTTCATTGTATGCAAGAAAGATGAAGGCTTGCTAAGTTTTTCGCTTATTGTACTTTCTCTTCTTAATTCAAGAACTTTTATTCTGTTTGCTACGAAATGTGTTTTCCTTTTTAACGAATCTGCCATTTGACGATTAGTCATTGCATTAATATTGGCAGTTATAAAGGCATCTTCTTCTTTAGTAGATCTTCCTCGTTTAAATGTATCTCTTATCATTGTCCAAGATTGCTTTGTACCAGATGGCGCAACATTTAAATCCATACCAATGTTTTTAGACATTCCTTTTTTAAACATTTATTCACCAAAATTACTCATTATTTTTTTAAGTTCTGAAACAATTGCTTTTACCTCATTCTTTTTAAGAGACTTTAAATTAAAATTATTGTTTGCTAACTTATCAAAACAATGCCTGTGACCAGAAGGCAAATGCTTAATTACATAATCATAAAGTTCTTCTCCATTAATAGTATTCGCATACTTACCATCTTCTATTCTTTCGTTATCTATATCTATTGGATGACTAGAACTAAGTTTTATTTGCACATATTTTTCGTGTCTTGCGTATTTTTCGCACTCCATTTTATTGTCAAATACTAAACAATCATGTGCCCCGGAAGATGCGGCATCTTGTTGCCAAAACGGACATTGAAAGCATGGCTTGTTGTGTTTATAAACTATACTTCGCTTAATATCCCTTATTCTATTTTCTATACAAATTCCTAAATAGGCTTCTAATTCAGTGCCATGATTTACATTATATCTACCAAGAATAGACCAACACTTAATTCTAGCCTCTTGTTTTAAATCATCTAAATCATAAAACCCTACATTTCCATATTTTCTTGCCTTTTTGTCGGATATCCTTTCTATTATGTCTTCTACGTCGTTATATGTAAATCCAGATGGCAAAACATTACTGTTCATTAATTTCCCCAAGTATATTATCAGATATTATTTCATTCTGCTTTGATTTGCTAATTCCTGAACCAGTAAGAAAACTTATGGAATCTGGACCAATCTTAGTTGTTTTAATGATCGATTTTGCCAAAAAACAGTTAGCATGGGCAATATTATTGCCTTCTTTTCTGCTTTCACCTTTTATTGGCTTTCGACAAACAAAGCAAGTCAAGGCGTCACAACACTAATACCTTCTGACTTTGCTATTTCTATTAATATTTCATCATCGCAAAATGCAATTATATAAACATATTTGCTTTTCAAAGATGAAACTAATGAAAGTGTAGAGTCTCCCACAAGAAGTACTACGGCTTGCGAAGAAAATTGGCCCGAATTTAAAATTGTGTCAGATCTTTGCTCTAAGTCATTTAAAATTAAGTACTTAGGCAATTTGGGATTTGCTTTTTTAGATGCTAAAAGCCAAATAATTGTGTCGTTTTGCCCAAATAAATAGCAAATAGAATATTTAAAGCCAGATTCTGAGATTATACCAATTGCTTGGCTAATATTTTCTGGAGAACATTCAAGACACAAAAGACCATTTTCAGATAAGCGAGATTGCACATTCCAAATAGTCTTTTTAGTAATATATAAATCAAGGCATATTTTGTATATCGCTATGTCTATTGTATTTGGCGCAATATATTGTTTTATGTATTTCCAGGATAAATCTTTTGATATTTTATAAACGACATTAATATCCGTAAAAACACCCCTCCCACAAACAAAAATTAACGATTATCGCCGGACCCTTGTAACTTTCCCCTTTCTTGGCGTGAACGAAGTTTTTCGATGTTATGTTTTAAAACATATTCTAAACTTACATCAAGTTCAGTGCAAAGTTGACTCAAGTACCATGCTAAATCTCCTGCCTCATCTATTATTTTCCTTTTTACTTCGGCAGTTAAATCAAAACAATTATCTCTTATCATTTTTTTATAAATACCACATAGCTCTCCTGCCTCGCTACCTATTCCTAGCAAACAATATGACACCGACCACAATTTGTCATCTTTGGGATAAATAGCAGTATTGGCAGTTTTATCCTGATATGTTTTAACAGAAAGAGATATTTGCTTTCTATTGTCCCATTGTTCTTGGGGTGTTGCCCACTTACAATTTTCTTTACAATAATTTCCATTAGAATCTATTCTATATAGACTATAAGATGGATTTGGTTTGGGACCCATATCATCATAAAAATTCTTAAACCCATTACCTTTCTCGGCCCATCTTTCACATACTTTTATACCTCTGCCTCAATAATACCTGTATTCAGTTTTATTAGGATTTTTACATCGCTGTATCATACCAGCCCAAGTACGAAACTCTGGCCTATTAGACATTTTATGCGTTCCTTTGTGCTGTAAGCACCCACAACTTTTACTTTTTCCATGCCTTATTGTATAAGAAGGCAATATTATTTCCTTGCCACAAGAACATTTGCACACCCAATGTTTTTCTTTAGACACATGTTTTTCGTCCGAAGCCTTAATAACAGTAAGATTATTGAAAACCTTGCCACTTAAATCTATAAAATTTGGCATAAAACCACCTATCCTTGGAATTCCAATCTATTATAATGGTGTAAATTTTTCAAAACAATATAAATTTTCTTACTTGGTTTCACAGCTTCCTCCTGAGCACGCTAATTCTCTGCTTCCGGTAGTATTATCTTCCTTTTCATATTTACTAAGTTGAGAATAATCAATAGATGGCATCGCTTTAAGCATTTTTTCGTACGTATCTTTATCTATTTCTTCATATGGGGCAAGTTCATAGACGCCTCCATCCCAAGGTAAAAAACTTAATCCATTCACATAGTCCCAATTATTATATACCCAACTACCAACCTCTAACCAATTTTCAGGTTTGACATATATTGTTGCACTAGCAGAATGTTCACACCATTTTAATTGCAATTTTTTTGCCCATTCTAATTGTTGTATTTCACTTAAATCATTTCTTTTGGTTGATTTTTTAGGAGACATAATAGGGAAAGATATAACCCATGTCTGTACTTTATCTTCGGTCCATCTTTTGCCCTTTTCATATATAGAACATTTATTCATATCTCCGTTCTGGGCATCATGCCAATCTTTTTCTCTTTGGCCAATATCTGGAACCATTTTCAAGCCCTGATCTTTAAGCATTTTAAACAATGGATCTGTTGAAGCTATTCTATATGTCCTAATATAATATTCAGAATATCTTGCATGTAACCCAGAAGCACAATCAACTAATTGTGATGTAGTTCCTTCTGGTTTCACACAAGTAATGGATACAGGCATATTTATATTCATTATCTTTGAAGCTTTTTCAGCAATTTTAATTGCTTTTCTTTTTAGCGAATCAAGCGTTTGCTCGGTTAATATTTCTGGATTATCCATTTGTCCATTTAACGAAACACCCAAAAGTCTTTCTTCCTTACAGTTTTTAGCCCATTGTTTTCTTAAGTATGGAAAATTTGTTAAACAAGACTGCAATACTCCAAGCCAGGTAGCCGTTTCTACTTTCTCTAATAGATCATCTATATCATCACCCTTTTTGACTACCACAGAAGTTAAATTGCAAAATTGCTTGTCTCTGAGGAGTATTTCGCCACACTGCAAGTTGTTTAAATACCACCACTTACGTTTGCCAGACTGAGTTTTACTCTCAAATCCTCCAATAAAAAAATTATGAAATTCATCTACAGTGCCATTATAAACATCTTCATATCCACACAGCTCAACAGAAAATACTTTATGATTTATATTACTAGCATATTCTTTTAAATCATTCCAATATCTAAATGGACTACTATTTCTAGATATTTCAAAAGAAACTCCTTGATTTCTGCATTCATTTTTCCATTCTTTTTTTTCCGGCACTCTGCCTAGTTTATTTTTTAATTCTATAAAGATAGAAGATTGTTTTGCCTTGTTTTTATGTCTTCGATCATCAAACGTAATTTTTGCAGAAGCCTTTGCCTGATCGTAAGATGTCTTATCTCTGGCCTTGTTTCCACAGCTTCCACTACAAAATCCAGTATAATGCTGTCTAGTAATAAATTTCTTATTGCAATACTCACAATTTTTATGAAAACATACATCTTTGTCGATTATTTCGCAATTATATCCAATATCTAAAAACTTCTTATATTGTCTAAGAGTTCTTGTGTCAATATTTATATGATTTTTAGGCATTATTTCTGATACCATAATATTATTAGCTGCCCACATAGATAAATCACGTATATTGCCCAAATGAGAACATCTCCATTTGCTAAAATTCATAGGCAATCCATGCTGTTTAGCATATTTTGTCCATTCTTTATTAGAAAATCTCCTACCAAGATTTTTTGTTAATAAAATAGCATGTTCTCTTATTTGATCATCAGTAAATCCAGAATATCTTGGATTATTTTCCGCAGTAAAATTTTTACTTAATAAATCTAAATATTTATCCCATTTATCTTTACTCCATTCATATTTTGCCCTACGCATTGGATTTTTATCTCCAATCATATCTTTTGCATGAAACTTATCGTGTTGTTGCTTTGTCATTATTTCAAGATTTTTATAATCATTATTTCGTGCATTATAATCTTTATGATGTACTATTTGTCCAGTTTTGAGATTGGTATTATAAAAGAATTCGGCTATCGGTCTATGCTCACTAAGTGATTTTGCTCTTCCATAATTAATCCAAAAATAATCTTGAGATCTGCTATTGGTTCCATTGAATATTTCCTGCATAGAAGCTTCATATCTAGTTAATAAAAATAAACTATCTCCATTTTTTAGATCTTTAGTTTCTTTATATTCTCCACTTTTTAATAAAAATTTATGATTATTAGTTACTTTAACACTAGAGCCATCATCTAGTAAAACCTTATAAACTGGAACGTTATATCCGGTAATTCTTGGTCCTCTCATCCATCTAACAACTGGAACATTTTTATTATTAAGACAAAAGACTGGCACATCTTTTCCCTCTTTTACCAACTGTTTTATAGGAATATTTCCTCTGCCATCGGCAACATAAACAAGAGTTTCTCCAGTAAAACATGGATTCTCTCCAACAATAAGCTCCTTATTTCTTCTTTGTGGAGATTTATTTCTAGCTCCTTCTATATTAAATATGCCACGTTCTCCGCTTTTACTTTCTATTAGATTAGTCCACTCTTTTAAAAATTCAGTAATAGTAGGTTTTTCATAGTATATAGCACTGTTATTGGATAAAAATCTATGAACTGGAAAAGGGGCAATTTTTGCCTTAGCAATTTCAATGTCAGATAAATCAGAGAAGGATATTTCTGCTGATCGCCTAGTTCCTCCAGCAACAATACAAGCGCCAATTTTATTACATATATCAAGACAATCTATAGGTTTAAGTTTGCTTCCTTGCCGTTGACTAAAAACAGATCTAATAAATTCATGTAATTGAATGAGAGGGGCAGATCCAGAAGAATTGTGTGAAATAATTCCATTGGCAATAAAATTGTGATTAGGACCCTGCATTACAAGATCATAAACTTTTTCTTCCCCCACTGCTATTATGTCTACAATCTCATCATACATGAGATATTTACAAGTATAATCATTTCCAAAATAGACACGCTTCATATCTTCTGTACGATGACACGAAGGACATAAAACTTTTAAATTATATTCTTCATTATTATAAGGATTTCCGTCAATATGATGACACTCTAATTTAAATAATAGCCCACAATTTTCACAATTATTATGCTTTCTTTTATATATCTTTATCTCTCTTCGTTGTCTTACAGTACTTGGCAAACAATCAAATTTTCTTTGGCTTAAATAAGAACAATCGATGCAGCGCAAAGATCTCCTATATATTTGTTTTTTGCAATCACAACAAATGCCTGTTTTTAATTCTTTAGAACCATTAACCGCTATTAAATCCCCTATATTAAAAGAAGAAAGCGACTGATAATTACCTGCTGAATTCATAAATCTATGATTTAATGTAGACTTTATTCTATATCCCTGCTTAGTTACTAATTGATAAACTGGATGAATGCCATTATATACAACATCTACAAGATTATTTCTAAAAAATTCTCCAGACTCTTCATTTAAAGATCTGAGTTTAATTTTTTTTAATTTGCCTCTATATTTACCAGACAACTCTCTTTGCTTAATGTCAAAAAGTTGTTGTATGGTTATCTTATTAAATCCAGCAGATTTTTTACGGTCTTTATAGACAACCGTGTCACCTGTTAGACATCTTCCTCCCATGGTTTTTAATCTAGAGCCCATAGGTCTTATCAATGAATAATCAATAGTTAAATCATTGCCACAATATAAAGAGTTTATTAAGTTTTTTACAGAATCAGCCCATCCCTCCTTTGAATCCGGTACTTGGAATACTCCACCATTTTGTCCAGTAAGAACTGGAATCATCGGCAATTTGTCAACATGAGAACTTTCAACAGAAAATCCAACACCACATCCAGAACAAAGCAAAAATAAAAGTTCTGCAAATGACTCAATAGAATCTATAAATAAAAATGAACAATTATAACCACAGCAATTATTTATTTCTAGAGCATCTCCTGATGCCCACAAAGCTCTCATCGAGGGCATCACTTCAAAATTTAAAATCTTTTCTTTGGCCTTTTTGAAAACTTTCTCTGGAACCTTATCGCCAAATTTATTTCTAAAAAATCCTATATATCTATCTACCGTCTCTTCCCAAGTCTCTCTTCTCCCTAAATCATCTCGCCACCTGCTATATGTATTGTGGCTTGGAAAACCACCAGTTATATGAGTTTTATGAGTAGTACTCATTACTGCCACTGGCATTTCTCCGGCGTCTTCTACTGAAACAACCTTTAGCCATTTTTTTGCCTTAAGCATAAACGTATCTTTATTAAGATTTTTATGAAAGTTTTCCAATATTCTACACGTTCCGAACATTCCAATAAGCTTCATTATTTGTTCTCTGCCATAAATACTAAAAACATAACAATCTTTTTTAGATTCAAAAGACTTTTTATGTTTGTTTTTGTTTTTAATTTTTAAAGAAAATCTAAATCCTTTATTTTGTAAAATTTTCTTTACTTTATAAAACATTGCATTTTCTGTTTGATTAAAGCATATGGCAGAAATGCCATCTATACATCCTTCGCCATCAAATGCAGCAGACAAATATCCAGCTTCATAAGAATTATCTTCATCCAATGGATCTTCAAAAAGCGGCAAATAGGAAACAGTCCCTCTTGATCTATTACAAAGATTTTCTGTTTTAATCCATTCAAGGCTAGTTTGTGTAGGCATAAGACGAACTAGCCACTGATGTTCTGGAGTACAATATAAATTTCTACCATCTTCTAAGATAATCTTTTTACATTTTCTATTTTCTACATGATTATGAGTAACTTTTCCTATTTTTATTTTTCTTTTACTTCTTTTGTCTGGCATTTCATCGAAAACAATTATATCATCTCCTTCAAATAGACTGCCGGCTGGGCGCCACTTCATATCCGCACAAAGAACCGGGGTATCAACATGTACACATCTATAATATACGAATTCCGATGCCGCATCGGGAAACTTGAAGCTCATACATTATTCTCCTCTACTTAGTTTCTATATCCCAATTATTGGCTATTTTCTTAATTACAGCATCATACATATTTAATACTTTTTAATATATTTGCCGCCTTCTAATTTTTCACTATGTCCTTTGCAATAATGAATCCATTCATTTTGATCGTCACAACCGATTAAATCAACTTTGCCCCAACATGGAGTTTCTTTAGTATTAAAGAAAAACAAATCACAATTAGAGCCACAACAGTCAGCCACTTCATAGCATTCTAATTTATATTTGCCCATACTTTTACTTTTTATATCACGACCAGAAAGCTCAATGCATTTTCTAGTTTTAGCATAAAAATTTGGCTTTATCCATTTTATTTTTTAATATTATCTAATAATTTTAATAAAACATCTCCATGGCAAAATTTAGGCGCACACCAACAGCCCAAAACTTGTCCTTTAAGTTCAGATAAACATATCAATAAATCCTTATTACTTAGTAACCATTCTTCGTACTTTTTAATAACCTCATCTCTATCTCCATCTTTCCCAATTACAAACGGATTTCCCCATTTACCTAATTTGCCTGTTTTAAGGCACTTTCCTCTCCCTATATAAATATCATAAGGCTCTTTCATACAGTGAACAACTTTGATCATTAGCCACTTTTCCCATGAGGACGATTCTCTATTAAAGTATTAGAAGAAACTCGACGAAAAATTGCATTCTTTCTAAGCTCTTCTATGTCATTAGCGCCACAATAGGAAAATCCGGAACGAACTCCAGATAGCAATTCATTTACGACATCTTCAATCGAACCTTTAATTTCTACTAATTTAGATTCGCCCTCTATATTTACTTGTTTGTCTATTCCTTTCCATTCTTTTTGGAAATCAAAAGATGCTTGTCCTCTGTATTTTTTATATTTCTTACCTTCCATCTCTATAATTTCCCCAGGACATTCTGTGCAGCCACTTATCAAATTTCCTATCATGCAAGATGAAGCACCAGCAGCTAAACTTTTAATAATATCCCCTCCATTTTTTATTCCGCCATCGGCGATAATAGGACATGGAATCACAGAACATTCAATAATAGCACTTAGTTGAGGATTTCCACAACCAGTTCTAATTCTTGTGCTGCATACAGAATTATGCACTATAGCATTCTCTGCAATAAAGCTATGTGTCGGACAATCAACCTCTATGTCATAGACATCAAGATATAAATTAGTATCTTCATATGATAATATTTTTGCTACTTGATTATAATTATTTTGTCTATATTCTGGCCTAATTAACGAACGAGACCTATAACTTGGATTACAATTATTTATATCACAATTTTTAAGCCCGCCAGTAGACAGCGGATTTTCTTCATTATTTGGAAAATATCCTTCTATTATATAAAATATAACATTAAATAATTCAATTAATCTTTTAGAAGTATTAGAGAAAGAAAATCTCCTATCTTTAGAATAATGTCCATCACTATCTATTAGTCCATGCATTATACCACGCAAATATTCTATATTATTAACCAAAAGATGTTCTGGTAAAAATTTATCTTTTCTTTTACCAAATTTCCATAAATAATTAGCTAATGGCTTATAATAAAAATTAACTACAGTAGTATTATCTTCTTTTGTAATTGTGGCATCTTTATTAAAAACATTCTTTATAGACGCTATCAATTTATTGGCAATATCTTCTTCTTTGGCACCAAAAAACCACCTAACAGCTCCTCTTTCGGATTTTTTATAAACAGCAATGCTAGATGATCCATCTCCTAAGAATGTTCCAAATATATATCCAAGATCATACGATGGTTCTAATATAACATCAATTTTGTATTTAAACCCAGCCTTATAATGGCCACCACATCTTTTATAAATTTTTTCCTTAAAGGTATTAGCGAGTTCAAAGTTAATATTTTTAGGCATTAACATACATCCTCTATCTAGTTTGCCAATTTCCATCCATTTTATTTTACTTGTCTTTGGTATAGTTTTGCTTTTTTTTGCAAGTAACTTTAAATAAGAACTTATGGTTGATAAACTTGTTGTTGAAAAATCTCCAACCCAATAATTATGATCTTTTGTTACCAATGTATCTTTATAAAATAAACTATTATTTAATTTTGAAACTTTCCTATATCCAGTTTTAAATGATTTTTTAACATTTATTGGATATCCGTATTTATTTATTACTCTGTCTCCGGGTTTTATGTCTTCTATGTTTTTATAAATGCCATTAGCCATTAGAATTCGTGTTCCAGCAGCAAAACAACCTGGACCCACTCCGACCTTAATTGCATTGGCTCCGGCTTCATATAAATCTATTGCTGCATCGTAGGTAGCAACATTTCCAGCTATAACATTACATCCAATAAAATCCTTTATTTTTTTAATAAGATCTTTGACCTTTTTGCTCCATCCATGGGCAATATCTATAACAATTATATCTACTTTCAATTCTTTGTATAGATTAAGTAATTCTGTAGACTCAGGACCAACGCCAATAGAAACACATGTCGGCGAATAAAACTTGTTTGATTTCGTAGCTTCTCTAAATCTTTCGACATGAAATCTAATATCACTCAATGGCATAAATCTGTGCAAAACGCCAACACCGCCCAAATTGGCCATCGAAATCATAGTATCCGATGTGGTAATACTATCCATGTTTGCAGAGATAATTGGTGTTAAAATATTAAAATTATTAGTTAGCTTTGTAATCAGTTTAACGTTTCGTCTTGATTCTCCTAAAGAATATCTTGGCAAAAGCAAGACATCATCAAATGTTAAACCTTCCTCATTTATAAATTTCGCCATTATATATTTCCAATTAAAGATTTGCCAAAGTATCGTCGTGAAAGCTACCATCATCAATAACGTCTTCGTCGAACTCAAATTTGTCAATAATACAATTTTCTGATAGCTCTTCTAGTATTTGTTGTCCAACGATATTTTTAGGCATAAATATAATAGTATGACCGTCTGCCATAACATCTATATTCTCATTGTTAATTTTTAAAGAAAGTTGTTCGCAAATATTTGCCACAGATCTAAAATCATTTGCCCATTTTGTTAATGCATTTGCAATGTTGCCATTTGCTTGATCTAAAAATTCGCCAAAACTATCACCTTGATTAACGTGTAATATCAAATGATATTCAGTCATTATTACCTTGCCTTTCTTTGTGTGTTTTTTTAAAATCATTGAAAGTAGTTAAATTTTTCCATTGTTTATGATCACATAATTTAATAAGTTTCTCGCATATTTCGCATCTAATATCATTAATAGCAGCATGCAATAAATATACAGCGCTAGCCCTGAAAGGATCTTTTTTAAAAAGACTGAAAATATATTCGCAATCATTATCTTTCATATTTAAATGCCACTCTTTACTACTTTGTCTTCTTCTAATATTCATCCTAGACAATGTATAATATTAAATAATATTTATTCATTGTTGTCTTTAATTGATTTTAATTTTAATAGTTTTATTTTACATTTTTGAGTACAGTCCCAATCGGGGCATTGATAATGATAATCTTGAAATCCAATAAAATCCAACTCCTCTTTTAAAAAATATGTTATGTATTTTTTAATATGATTTATTGCCCACTTATCTTTCTTTTTATCACCATACGAATAAAAGGAAGTAGTAATTCTATAATCTAGTGTTATATGCTGTTTATTATATTTTTTTCATATTGCTAAACCTAATACTCTCTTTATTTGGTCACAATATATTAAAATCCTAGACTAATAGTAAAATCATACTCATTCATTATTATACCTTTCATTTTAAATCTTTTTACAGAACACTAATTTTGGTCTTATATTATTAGTATCCCATACTCTTTTTCCTGTCCAACTATCCGTTCCTTTCCCTTTAGTTCTCTTACAAGTAAATCCTTTTGTTTGGCCTACTAAAGTCCATCCATCTCGTTTATATATTTCTCCAGTTCTTGGAATTTCTATTAAACTATCAAAACCTAAAACATTGTCATTGTACTTATTAAACCAATCAACAACGATACTTTCTCTAAAACGTTTTAAAACCATTTGTCCAAAATTTCTACAAGGGTACTTTCCGTCGATTTTGTCTATATGAAAAAATATATTGTTTACAACTTTATCTAGTTTATCTATTGTTATATTTAAAAATTCATTTCTTCCTGGCAAAAATCGTGTAGCGGATCCTCCAACAATAGAACCATAATATAGATTATCATAAGAAATTAAATAACAAATATTGCGCCCAACAAAACCTCTTGGCTTACTATAATGATTAGCCATATTTGATAAAATAATAGGATGTGTGCGCTTACTTATTTCCAATTTAATCATTTTTTGTCTCTATTATAGCGATTGTGTTATTAGGCAAACCTAAATGCATTAACCATTTATTGTGTTTTCTTTTCCTGCTATTTCCTCCTTCTCTTGTTCTATTATTATTTGATTCTTTTGAGCATATTCTAGTATTCTTGGTCTTGGTATAAATGACAGTGCCTCACTATTTTTTTTTTGCTAAATTATCTGCATATTTAACTATATCATCTGCGTTATAAACAATCATACTTTTCTTTCAATCACAGCTATTGTATCGTTTGATTTTACGTTTTCTAATATAAATTCCTCTCTATGTTTTTTAGCTTCTTCGGGCGTACAATAATATCCAATTGATTTTAATTTTCCATTTATCATAACTTGTACTTGATATGGATTCTTTTTATTTCTATAATCATAATATATTCCTATACCATATTTTGATTTATATCTTTTATTCTGGCAATTTTCCCTATTAGTAACTATGCGTAAATTTTCTTTCCTATTATCGAGAGTATCATGATTTATGTGATCAACTTGCATTTTATTACCATGTTTAAGGCCCATAATTTTTCTACTCATCTGTTCGGTAGTTCGTCCACCAGAAGAAGTAGAAACATGTCGCTCTACATAGTAAGACTTATTACTTTTAGACCAATGAGCAGTCCACTTATATTTATTAAGCTCACTAAAATCCTCATCATCGACCATTGTGACTTGTTGTCTATTTAATTGTATTGTTTTCATTTATTTTGCGCTCTATAACAGCTATGGTATCGTGAATACCACCACTATGACTCATTAATAAAATTTTATCTTGTTTAAATCCTCTTTTTTGGCCCATCGACACAGAATTTCCAGTAATTGAAACCTTATTATTTCTTCGTATAACAAAACAATTATTTTTAATATTAATGCACCAAATTTTTCCTTTATATAAAACATTTTTAAAATTATTTCTAAACTTTAAATTAGATATGTATTTTTCGTTGCTAAATTTCACGTTTACTGTTTTATTTTTCATATTATTAACAGTTCTATATCCTAAATGACAAGATAATACTTGAAACCATTCTCTGCAATAATTGGACTTTTGATAAAAAATACAGCTTTTATTTGTATACCTACTTCCATCTCCCATTACTAGACCATCAAATAACGCTTTTAGCTCATTATTTCTTAAATGAAGAAGATTCCATTTAGGTTTTTTAGGTGAAATTATATAATGACCAAGTAAATTATAAAACTTTTTATTTTGTCTCTTTGATATGTAAAAATTAACTAGATATGGATTACCTTTATATATTTTTTCAGTAAAAAACAGTTTACATTTTACAAGTAATTTTCTTATTCTATCTACATTTTTTTTATTTTTAATTGACTGATAAATAAAAACTGACCCATGTTCCAACATATGACCTTCAGATATAATCCATCCTAGTAATTCTGCCATTTCTAGCCCTATTTTTTTATTCCCATTATAAATTCCGGCAACGGGAATATAAATTCCAGAATGCGGAGTAATAGAATTAGCCTTTATTAATTGCCATGTTTTGTCTTTCCATGTAACATTTTCCCCCTTTTTATTATTATTTTGATGTTTATATTTTAAAGCAACCTTATGGTTTAAAGTTATTAACTGGTCTATATGTCGATCTGATATGCGTTTTAATAATCCGTCATGATTATATAAAAACATATCTTTTATTTTGCTGTATTCTATTTTTTCATTTTCTCTATTAAACGTAGCGATTTTATCGTTTTTATCTAATTCATAATAATATTTCCATCCATTTTCGGTTAAACATTGAGTTTTTTCATCTAAACAATGATATCCGAAAGTAATAATAATACCATTGTCATTTAATAAGTTAGGCAAAAAATCCTTTATTTTATTAAATTTAGAAACTTTTTTACCGTTGTACATTTCCATGCTTTTTCGTTCTGAATTACCACACCAGCACATATTTTTATTTCTTCTAACATAAATAACATTATTAGGAACTGTTATACAATAAATATTGCCATTGTATTGCACTTTATTAATATATTTTTCTATTTTAGACTTAATGATCATCGGGGTTTTTCTATGGTGTCCAAGATTAACACTATATCCTCCATCTTTTCTAGCAAAAATACTGCATACATATCCCGCCTTTAAAGCTATCTCATTAACATCATTTATTAGTCTCTTGGAGTGGCTACAATAATTCAAATGTTTATCTATATATGTTTTATTATATTTAGCATTATATCTTGGCTTAGAAGAACGATGGCCATCTCCTAATATAAGAGCATCTAATAAGATGTTTAATTGTCTATTTGACAATTGTTTAATTTCATAAGGAATAAATTTGTCAAAAACTTTACCAAACTGGCGCAAATAAACACAAAGCTGTTTGTCGTATATTATAAAATCATTTTTTTCTACAATAAAATGAAAACCAAGTTCATCAAGCCACTTCTTTATTATTTTTCTATTTTCCTCTTTCTTTTGGGATATTCTTATTCTATAATGTGTTCCGTATGGGTCTACAGACCCTTCTGATAAATATATGCCTAAAAATCTAAGCCAAATGTCCATAGGTATTTTTCTTATTTTTTTAAATTTTTCTCCGTATCTATTATGTCGATCAAATTTTACTTCCGGCAAACAGAAGAACTCTTTATCTTCTGCTATCCAATTAAATTCAGCCTTAAATTCACAACCATAATTTAGATCTTTTGCTTCTATAAAATAAAATTTATCAGAATGTATTCTTGAAATATAAAGATTATGATTTGGAGTTACTAATAAATCAATGCTTCCTGATTTTATTTTTATCATTTCTCCATTATATTTATTAATATAAAAATCTGTAGGACAATAATATTCTACTATGCCGGTATCTTTATTAAGAGTAGCAACTTTGTCTGTTTTTTCTAGATCTTTAAAAAATTTAAAACCAGAATCCGTAAGAACCTCGGTTTGATCATCATAACAATATGGCGGGTCTAATAAAATAGTATCAAATTTATCTTTGCATTGTGTAACAAATTCAAATGCATCCATATATACATCTGCTAACATATCTTTATTACAATCAACTCTAAACTCATCTAAGTTAAGTTTGGTTTTTCCTGCAAATAAATTAAGAACCTTTCCTTTGGAATTTTTCTCTACCCATTCTCTTATTGGTCTAATAGAAAATGTATATTTATGCAATGGGGTTTTAAGGTATTCCATTATCATAAAATATCCCTCATAATTCTAATCATCGTTCTTATGTTCTTTATCTTTAAGCTACGTATTAAAAAATAAGAAGGAAGGCCTAGTTTAATAAGCCTTCCTTCCTCTTTTAGATTAAAAAATTACGTTTAGATTAGTTGGAGCTGGTAAACCCACAATTGTCACCGTCAAAAAAGTTGACCAATCACCAGGAACATTAAGAACATCCCTTGCACGCACTCGAACTCTACGCTGAGATCCTACGCCAAGACCCGTAACACCAGTAAACAAATCTCCAGCTATAATACTAGTACTTGTTACTGTTGCAACTTTGTCAACTACACCACTAAGCTGGGAAAGTTCAACTTGGTAATCTACTGCCCCAGCAACAGCATCCCAAGTAAACGTACTACTAGAACGAACGTCCATACAAACCTCCTTATGAACTACCCACCCGCTAAAGCAGATGGGTTTTCTGGCGACTCCGAAATAAATTAGTCATTTTCATTTTCCCTCCAGATACTATATACTATGTAATGAAGTATGCTCATTGACAAATCTTCTACATATGAAAATTCATTGCTCGGAATTACTATTTTCTCATCTACTATACTTGCTAGACCATTTTCTATATTTTCATTTCCAGTAATAGATACTGTGTATAATCCGTTTTCCTTTGCCCATTCCGTAGCTTTTATAAGATTTTTAGATGTGCCACTAACACTAATTGGAATAAATAAATCGCCAATACTTGCAAAAGTAGACAATTCTAATACAAAAGATTCTGAGTGTCCTAAATCATTTTCTATAGCAGACTGTAATCCTGGGTTTGATCCTAGAGCAAATACTTTTGCGATTTGTCCATTCTTAATTTTCATGTGTTTTAATAAGTCTTGTGCAAAATGGAAAGCATTCAAAGCACTGCCGCCATTACCAGCAACTATTATCTTGTTGCCAAAAACAATATTCGTCATAACTAGTTCTCTTAAAGATTCTATTTCATAATAATCCAACTTATCTATTATATTAATATTTTTGTCAAAATATTCTCTTGCTTTTTTCATTCTTCTTGGTTCCTTTTAGACAAAAATAGATTACTATTAAGCATCTTGTCCCACTGAGCAGAAGTTATTGCAAATAGCTTTGCATTTTCTGGCATTTCCTCTTCTATGTCTTTTATCTTTTTTAGGAAAATAGTTTCTTCTTTGTTTTGGTCAACAACAACTGTTTCGAAACCATCAGATGAATTAACTGATATAGCAATTATTCCTTTGTTGCTTGATATAAAGTCTCCTGGAATTCTATTCTCTGCCATTTTATCTTTAATTTTCATACTAAAAATCCTTGTCCTAAAAAACCTTCCACTGTCAATACTTTAATAGCAAAATTTCTTAGATGTGTCATATTAATATTATTTTCTTCATGAAGAACATGATCAAAGTCTTTATCCTGCATTTTATCCATTTCTAATTCAGAAGAGTGTGGAATAGAATTATATGTGTTAACATCTCTATATAGTCTTATTAATTTTGCCCCAGCTTTCTTTAGGCAAATAAGTTCGTTTATAAACCTAACATCTGAAATTAAAATAATATCATAATTGTCTTTTTGTTTTTCAATGTCGTTTATTAGGATATCAATCCAAATATTATTGTAATCATAATTAGGATTATTAGATATAAATGGCGCCTTTTTAGAGAGCCATAACAATATTTTTTCATATTGATCTTGATTAGACATTTTATTAAAATCACCACTTCTCATTACTTCGGTTCCAAGCAATTGCATAAATTCTCTTCCTGTAAGAAGATCATTATATCTTTTATTATATTTATCTATTATGCCATTGTGGAAATAATCTCCCCAAGTTGATATTGGGTAATTTTTATCACTTTCACTTCCATGCACATATTTTTTGTCTAATCCGAAAACATCTATCGCAAGGTCTTTCAAAGTCTTGGCGAATGACATTTCTTTTACTTTTAGACTAGGCAGCATTTTAATAATCAAACTGCAAACACTAGATTTGCCAGAAGATTTTTTACCACATATTCCTATTACTTTAGACATTTCATCTCCTTCATAGCACTAACAATTTCTTCAGTAGAACATTCTCCTATGTCTTTGTGATCGGATATATGAGGTAAAACATTTATTCTAAACAAAGCTTTTTCTAATTTTCGTGTTGTTTTTTCTGATCCTGTTGTACCAGCAATATCATTGTCCAGCGCCAAAATAGCTTCAGAAAATCCACATTTTTTCAATATGTCAACTTGACCATTACTCATTATATTGCCAAATATAGATATACAATTATCAAATCCTGACATTATAAGTTTCATTGCATCAAATGGACCTTCTGTTATTATTATAGGCTTATTAGTATGATTTTTTGCCATATCTATATTGAATAGATTTATACTTTTGCTAAAGCCATTGATTTTTATTCCATTTAAATTAAATTGTGAATTAGGATAATGAAACCATTTTGGCTTAAAGTCTTTTATTGCTCTTCCAGAATACCCCACTATAGTTCCATTAATATTTTTAATTGGAACAACAAATCTATCTGCCATTTTACCTTTGTCTTGGCAAATAAATGCGCCCAGTCTTTTAACTACATCCATTGATATACCACGCTTATTACAGTATTCATCAGGAGAACTTTTAGCCTTGAAGAAATCTCCTACATAAATTTGGCTACAATGTTTTTCCCAATAGTCTATCTTCTTTATTTTTTCCATTATCTCTGTTTTAGAATATAAATAGTTTGCGTCTTGAGCTATGTCACTAATTATTTTTTGTGCTTCAATTTTATCAACCTTTTTAATAGCCATTACAAGGCCCAAAATACCCTTAGGGAAATCATCATGACATCCTCTCGTGAAACAAAGCCAAATGCCAGAATTATAATAATAGCAAAATCCAGAAGGGTTGTCGCCATTATGACAAGGACAGGGACCTTGTAAATAAGAAGACGTATCTATATATCCATTAGATTGATTTAAACCAATGGATTCTAAAATTATTTCATTATTGTTCATTTTATTGTGATCGTAGTTTGAATACATCTCTCTTCTATTATTCCACAAACCTCATCTTCTTTTATTAGTGGGTCATGAAAATCACAATATAGAGATATGTATTTTCTTCCTGGGGTTCCACGTCCATGACGTGAACATACAATCTTAAATTTACAATTCTCTGGTTTTCTTGCGTTTGGATCATTGGCATTTGCTTGGTGTTTTTGCATAACTTCTACTTCATCAAGCTTAGAAAATATAGTGAAATTATCACAAAGCCAAATTATTCTGTCTGATCCAGACATAGTACTTTCGTCTTCTTTTTCTAGCCCATCTCTATTTTGTTGTGCAAATGCTAACATCGGAGCATTATAAGATCCCATTAGATCATGTAATGTTGTCATTCTGTAGCCAAGAGCTTCCCATTCTTTGTCTTTGTTTTTGTCATTAGAGTTCATTAGTTTAAGATAATCAAGTATAACAAGACATTTATTGAATTTTCCTTCAGAGTTTTGCCCAACTATTTTGGCGAAAAACCTTCTTATGATGCTTATTTGTTCTTCTAACGTCCACCCCTTTATATCAACATAATGTATCTTATTGTCTTTAAGATATTGAGACATATTTTTTATAGACTCTAATTTATTTGTATCGGCAAAAAACCTACCTTCATCTAAACTTACCAAAGGAGTTTTTGTTGCTATTGCAGACCATCTAATTGTTTGATATAAATCATCTAATTCAGTGTCCAAGTATAAAACAGGAATTCCTTGTTTTGCGACATTGTTTGCTATATTCATTGCGACCGTGGATTTTCCAAATTTTGCTCTGGATGCTATAATACTTATTGTCCCGTCTCTAAACCCACCCCCTATAGATCTCTCATACAACGGAAAGCCAAATTTTATTCCAACATGAACTTTGCCTTGTTTAACTTCTTGGGCTTTATTATATAGCCAATTGTCAAAATTTTTGCCCAATATATCTATTTCGGAAGACTTAAATAAATTAGTAGTAAATTCAAGGGTTGAACACTCTATGATGTTTGATACTTCATCTGGAGATTTTGCAGAATCAATTGCCTCTTTAATCTCTTCTACTTTTTGATAATATTTTCTTTTAACAGAATTATTAAGAACTATTATTAGTAGATCTTCAAAATCTTTCTTGGAAACAGAATTTTCTGTTGCAAACTTTATTGTTTCTTGTATTATAGGTTTTTGGCTCTTATAGTATTCAGGGTACAAAAATGCTATTTTTTCAGATAAGATAACATCGTCTATGGGCTTGTTATCATTTAAGTTAGAACTTTCAACAGATATATTTTTCACAGCACTGAAAGAACACCTAACAGATTGTGAGCTAAAATCATCTAAACCAAGTCCACTATAATCAAAAATAGTTTTTGGATTTTTAATGAACCAAGATAGTACTTTTTTCTCTGCTAAATCGTTTGTATATTTTGTCTGCATATTGCCCTCTGGTATGCCATTTTCAATATGTCTATTTTACGGTCTATTGCGTAAGGAATATCTTTTATTCTTGCTAATTTTGCTTTTAAAATAATTAGGTCTTTATATCTGTCATCTATGTCTTTATTTTCATTTCTAACTATAGCTATTTTCTCTTCAATTTTTTTAAATCGGCAATCCTCAGAAAGATTGCTTACAGCAGAGTATAGCTGTTTATTAACTTCTGGTGTTAATATCTCTATTTGGCATTCTAAAGATGCTTTTTGCGACCTTACATAAATATTATATGAAACTATTTTATTCATTAGTTGTTCTATTTTTTCTATTGGCATTGAAATAAAACTTTCCACATCTATTTGGGCTATTTCGTCGCAAGATATTGTATTTTTATTAACTGGATGAATACCTGTTGACTTTACCCAGTTTGTAATTTCACTTATTATTTCTTCCATGTATTGCACATTTAACAATTTCGGATATGTTTTTTAAAATAAGAACAGTTTCTTCTATTCCGCTTGTTTGAATACAGTCAACTCCATATTTTAGCACAGGAAAATCATTACCACCCTCATATAAAGCATCTCCTACATATAAAATATCTTCTTTATGATATAGACCTTTTTGTATCAAGTATTTTATTGCATAAGACTTATCTATACCTTTTATCGTAACATCTATTGATGTTGTGCCACCTATTTTATATTCAAATTCTGGTGCCATAGGAGCAGATTTTGCCAATATTGCTTTTCTTTTTGAGCAATCAGGATCCCAGATTTTCTTTATTTCAGATGTAGCATCTTGCCCAAGTGCTGAATAAGTAATTTGCGAACCTTTGTCCTCGAATAAGTTTCCATAGATTTTATAAGTAGGTACATCAAAAGTAGATATTATTTTAGCCTTTTCTTCTTCTAAAAGCTTAAAAGAATATCTTTCTATATATTCACCATTAACCCCATATTCAAATAACGATGCTCCACATGTAGGAAATATAAGAATTTGTGGTATATGATGTGGGTTGATGTAATCAATAATTTGTTTTCTTATTTGGTTTAATGATGCTCCTGATATTATTGCACAATTAGAAAATTTTAATAGTTCTTCAAATGCGTGTATAATTTCTTCTGAGGCTTTTTGTTTGCTTGGGGTTAAAGTTTCATCAAGGTCAAAACAGAATAACTTTTTCTTTCCACATTTCAAAATCATTTTCTGTTTCCTATCATATCTATTATAATTTCTTTTTTAAGATCTTCTTCTTTTATGATTAGTAAAGCAATATTATTAATATCACACCATTGCTGTTTTCTACAATCTCTTTCCAAAGAATCGAGAAATCTTATTCTAGTCCTATGAAAGTGATATACATATTTATCGTGCTGTATTCCATTAAATTCCAGGGCAATTTTAAGAGATGGTATAAAAAAGTCTAGGAAAAGTTTTTCGCCGAAACATGGAACTTCTTCATATATAGGCACATTAGGATATATATTTTCAAGGATTTCCCCAAGTTTAGTTTGCCCTTTAGATTTACTGCTTTGCTTTTTCTTGTATTTGGTTATGTTTTTCCGATGGATTTTTCCGTTGGTATCTATGAACTTCATTATATTTTATCTTACATAAATACTTTAAAACAATTAATGAAAAACAATAAATTATATCTGGCAAAAAACAACAAGCAAATAAAAACGCTATTAGTATAATATGTTTGGTCATTTTAGCTCATTATTTCTTTTAGCTTGCTCTCTACCAAATTTCTAGCCTTTCTATCTTCTCTTATAAAATTAGCCATCTTTTCTATTCCTTGAGACTTGTTTATTTCTTTATCTTCGTCGTAAAGAACAAACCAAGCGCCTGACTTCTTTATAATGCTAAACATAATAGCATATTCAACCATTTCTCTTTCTAGATCAATTCCCTTGCCATATATTAAAGGTATAATTGCCTCCTTATATGGAACTCCACATCTATTTTTAACTATCTCTGCCTTTATGTAGTGTCCTATTGTATCTTCTCCGGACTTAATCTCTGGCGATGGGTATTTTTTGTCTATCTTTATTCTTATGTCACAGTAAAACTTTAATGCATAACCTCCAGGCTGACTTGACCCTCTTGCCATTGGGCCTATTTTTGCTCTTTCTTGGTTTAACTGTATAAGTATATTATTATTGAGAGAGCAGAACTTTTTAGCCTTGGGCATGAATGGCGAAAATAACCTCGCCAGTGCGCCTACTTGGCTCTCCTCGGCGCTCGCCTCTAGAGTTATAGACGGAACACATGCCGGAATCGAATCGTTTATTATTAGGCATTTTTGCTGAGTTTCTAAGATATGAGTCATTATATTGATTGCATTTTCTCCTGTTTCTGGGGTAATCCAGGATATCTTGCTCACATCTAAATCAGTGAAACATTTAGTTATGCTTTCATTGATTGATCTTTCGGCATTTATGTAAAAAACTTTAATATCTTGTTTTTGGGCCATTGCAGATATATGTAATGATAAACTACTTTTACCTATACCAGCGGGGCCAAACAATTCTATTACTGCATTACCTGGAATTCCGCCTTTTTCTGAAAGGGCTTTGTCAAGTGAAAATATTCTAGTATTAAGAAAATAAGAAGGAGCAAGATCGCCTATGCTTTGCGAAACTCTTCCTCCAAGTTTTTCTATCTCTTTATGCAAAGATTCTATTTCAGATATACTATCCTCTTTTTCTACTTTTGTTTTAGCCATTGCTCCCCTTAATGAAATGATTAATAGTTTTTGGCTTCATATTATCATTTAAAAACTCAGTGGCTGCATCAGAAGCCTCTTTAGATGGAAAATCGATACTATTATCGTGAGTTTTACTCTCTGTTTTTACTTCTATTTCTTCGATGGACTCTTTGATTTCCTTGCTTATAACGTTGATATGGAATAATCCTTTTAGGGAATTTGCTGCCCATAGCTTGTTTTTTGTCCAAGAGTAAGACATTTTTAAACAGTTAAAGAAAAACTTTTTTACTTGATCATCCGTGCTGCTTTGTTTTTTCCAAAATTCCATAGACTGTAAGCCGAATTTCATTATCGTCATTGTTTCGGCCAATATATGGGCAAGATCAACTTTTATACTTGGCGTTGTTAAAGATGTATATATGTTTTTTGAGTTGATTTTTTCTTGCTTTTCAGCTTCTGCTATTTTTCTTATCTGTTGACAGTCTGCACAATTAGCATTTCTTTTCCCTAAAGGAGAAATGCCTTTATATCGAATGTGTATTTTACAAATCATATATATTTATGAAACTTACTAACATCTTTGTGGTTTTTATCAGGCGCAAAATAAGCAGTTATGCCGTCTCTTTTTATTTCTATAGCATCTATTTTTTCCCACGGCTTTGTGTTAAATAATTTATTTAACATATCTATGAATTTTTTGCTTTTAAAATGTCTTGTAGAAACAGTTGAACATCCTTTATTAAATTTAATGTCATGATTATATAAAATAGCAAAGCCTTCATCTGTTTTTATATTGCGCATTTTTGCCCTTTCGCTTTATTTCTTCATTTGTAATTAATCCGTCCAAAGGATCATACTTATATTGCCTAATTCTGCCTCCTATTTTATTTATGAATTTTGCCACTTTATCATAACAATCTGAGCAACAAACACATTCGTCATATCGTCCATCTTTGTTTGAGCAATATCCCCATCTTTCTTTTATAACTGTCCAATCGTGTTTTGTTTCAATTAATTTTTTGTGACAAACATCACATTTAGTAGATCGCACCATTAATTTCTCCATTAATATTTATTTTTCGCTATAATATTTTTCCATTTTATCTAATAGCTTATTTATTGCTGAACGTGCCAAATTATCATCCATTCCTATAAAAGAAACACTTTCATGTTTTTTAGGATAATCTATAAAAAACGTAAACTCTGCGCTCCAATAGTTATCTGAATGCCAATAGAATATAAATGTCCAATTTTTGTCTATATATTTTCTAACTTCTTTGAAACATTCTTCGAAACTAAGGTTAAGCTTATCTTTAGTGCTTGAGGATAGATGGGATTTGGATACCTTAACCTCAAAGACCTTACAAGTCTGGGTTTTCCTTTTGGATTTGGTAGCCTTTAATGATTGAGATATTTTAGATTTACTCATATTTTGTTACATTTCCTTATTTATTACCCTCATCTAAGGATCACATCCGTCTTCTTTTGCGTATTTTCCGTTATATTCTTCCCATTGAACCCATTTTCTCTTCCCGTCTTTATTTGTTCGCCAAAATCCCCAGTTTCTTGTCTTCTTAAAAGCAAGTAATAAAGTCCAAGCTGGCTTGTCTTTTAGTAGAGTAACTCTATGAGAATGACTAGCAGAGAACTTTCTAATACATGGTGCTTTAAAAATTTGTGTCTTTATTAATTTAGACTTAGTATCCCAATATTCCTCAGAATATCCGTTTTTAAAAACAAAACTTATCATTGTGCATGGATGATCATGTACAGATATAGAACAGTCGCCTTTATTAAAACGATGAATGTAAATCCTTATGTCATTAATTTTTAGCAGTTTCCACAGCCAAAATGTATTAGATAATCTAAGCAATGTCCACCTTGATAGATAAGACTGACCATCGCTTCTAGCTATTTCTTCTCTTCTTAGAATCTTGTCAATTAGCTTTTGTAGCATTTTCTTTCTCTATAGCATACTTTCTGTACATTGGGTTTGGATCATGCACTCTTTCGGTGTAAATCATTGGATTTCCAGAAACCTTAAACCATTTTATCCTACATGAATTATCTGGCATAAATCCTCCAACTCCTATTTTAAGGTGTTGATTTTTACCGCCATCAAGAACATTAGGAATAAAGGCTTCATATAAAATAAAATGATGCTTAATATAAGACTCTTTGTTCATCTCTATGCCATTAAATGTTAATTTTCTAATTTTTAGATTTTCTTTTTGGCATCTAATTGCAAGATTTTTCCAACAAGAAACCTCGGCTTCATTTTGCTTTATTATTTCGCCGTTAGATAGTATTGCTTCCCACGGCATATATTTATAGCGATCTTCTATAGCTTGCCAGAAGTTCAAACCATTTTCTGTATTCTATAAGAGTTGTAACTTGTTTTGACACTTCTTTCATTAGAGATAATTTTGAATAGAAAAATTCATCTACTCTACTTAGAATCCATGGCGAAACATTTTTCCAACGTTCATTTAAGAAATACCCAAGTACTATTTTATTGTGATCTTTGGCAACAGTTACTTCACTTGCAGTTCCTGCTCCACAGTTTTCATCAAGTAAAACTATAATAATATCAGCTCCTTTAACTGCTTTTATATCGCCATCCACTATGACAGAACAATGTCTAACACAACTAGATAAATTATGAGACTTCTTTTCCTGATAAGACAACATAGTTGGATACTTTCCTTGATTGTACTTGAAATCGCATGGGTCTATGATTTTAACTACATCTTTATTGTTAAAAAGACGTTTTATTTCACGTTTTATTTCTTTTCTAATACCAACTCCATAATCTTTTGATCGCTCAATAGCACCTGCAATATATATACTAATTGGTTTAATCATATCAAATCCTCCCAGATAATGCTATTAAATCCGTATGTTTTAAGACAAGAGTATGCTTCGCTACGTATTGCATCTGTAATCTGTGGGCGTTTATTACAGCACGGGAAAAGCCCTGCGTGAATCTTATCTTTATCGAAGTCAAAGATATGAAACTGAATACCAGAATTATATAATGACAATAAGAAGTTTCTGTTATCTTGTACAAAAGATTTAATGAAGCCTTGGTTTTTGCTTATTTTTTCTAGTCTTTCTTCCTCTGTTTTATAGAATTTTTCTGTTATTTTATTTAAATTTAACACATTATTTATTAGATTTTGTTGTACTTGAAATTACATGGGTAATCGTACTTTCCACAGCTAAATTCACAGTTTACAATAGTACTTTTTATACTAGGATTTGCCTTTGAAATACATGATAATCTATAAAAACCAACATGATGTATCTTGGTATTTTTTAGAATCTCAACATAAGGAAGTCCATAAATCATTGTGCATATTGCATATCTTAGTCTTTTTAAAAATTCTTTAAACATTGCGACGTACCTCAAAAACCCCAACATCTGTATCTGTTTCTTTTCCGTCCTGCATTCCACGGCCTAGAGAACCAATTGGATTGGCAACAATTGCTATTGCCTTTGCTGTTTTAGGCTTAAGAGCTTCTACATTCTTTGTTTCTTCTTTGACAATAGGTTCTACTACCTTGGAAGATTCTTGATATCTCTCAATAGCTTCTGTAAGTGCAACCGTTAAAGCATTCATATTATTAACAGTCAAGGTTTTGTGTTTAAACTTAAACACCACTTCTTTAATTATCTCTATCATAATTATTCTCCTTCTTTTCTGTTTTCTGTTGGCTGTGCACTAGGGGTAATTGTCATTCTAACATTATTTTCAAGAATTGCTCCGTTTTGCAACAAAACATAATTTGCCCCTTCTCTAATTCCTGCTACGAAAGCTCTAACAATAGATACTTGTCCAAGTGTCAAGATATCATTTGGTCCTGGCACAGTAAAATGAAGGCTTAACGTAGTAAAAGCCAAAGACATTAATGGCCGATATTCTGCTGGTACGACACTAACAAACTCTTGTATTAATTCTCCTGTTATAACAGAATCGTTATTATTCAATATAGGCATAATATCTATATCTATAACAGCAACTATTTTTGCTGCATTTAAAGATTGTTTTACCGTATCATCTTTGTCTAGTGTAAGGATTGCTGTTGATGTGGTAGTTTTTGCAACTTCAAAAACTATTTTTTGCCTATCTTCTGGTGTTAAATCTTTAGGAACTAGAATTCCACAACCAGATAACATAAAACTAGTCAACATCAAAATTATTGATTTCATCTTCAGGATCCTCCCTTATTATAGGAAAATTTCCATGGAAAGAATTAATACTTAAAGTAGACATACCCAAATGTGCCTCTATTCTGTCTTTTACGTCCTCTTCTGTTAATATTATACCGTGACTCTTCATGTCTTTTATTATATATTCACATGCTTTGCTCAATTTATGATTTCCTAAAATATCTCCAGATACGCCAGATTGTGAAATGCCAACAGGTTTAAAAGCTTTAAACTCTTCTTGTTCTGCATATGAACATCCGCCTAAAACCGAAGAATTAATCATTTCTTGTATTTTAGACTGACTAATGACTTCTATTAGATTATTAAAGTTATTTAATACTGGCAAAATCTTTAAATAAAGAATAATAAACATTATAACAAAAGATAATGCTGAACCTAAGATAATATAATTTAACATGTTACTCATTGTTAAGCCTTTTTCTTTCGCTTAGAATTAAGTTTTTCTATCAAAAAAGCTGCATCTGATTTAGTAAGTTTGGCCACATCGTCAAATTTCTTTTCTAAAATTTCATTCATTTCTTCTATTGTGAAATTAAGTTCTCCCATAAACTTTGTCTCAATCAATACCTTTTGTGCTTGTTCTATTGGAGAATTGTCAATTTGTTTTTTCTCGGAAGATGCAAGTTCTTCCTTTGAGCAAAACTCCACTCCCAATATATTTCTTAACGCCCTTGCACTAGCCCTTGTTTCAGAAACGGTAGTAGTATATTGTTCAAATCCTCTCATTGAATTATCTACTCTACAATCAGCAACAGAAGTCCAGTTGTATGTTGCTTCTTGCAAAGCTCGATTTAATGAAGTATGAATCAAATAATTTACTTGTGTAATACAACACCAGTTATTTTCCTTGGTCGGATTATTAACCACAGTAGCCTTGTAAAAACTTATTGTAAATAAATCTTTCGTAACTCTCAATAGAGCAGAATGTTTTACAAACAGTCCTCCATCTTCGCCAAGCACAAAATCAGAAATATTAAAATAATCTCCAACTTTGTAAGTATTACCATTTAATGGATAAAAATTACCATTCTTAGCAACTTCATACGCCTGTTGTTTTGTTTCCATTATTATTCCTTATTATATTTTTCTGCGAAATTAAAACAACTTTCCATTTCTAACTTAGATAAACAATAAGAACCTTTATGTCTTATTCCTATAGACGCTCCCTTACTAGCCGCAACAACTGCATTTTTAATATCTATTCCATAATATAAAGATAATCCTAAAATAGAACAGCAAGTGTCACCTAGTCCAGTAATGTCGACAACATATTTTTGATCTGTTAATGCAGGATAAAAGAATATTTCTTCTGCATCTCTATACACCTTCATTCCGTCCTTCCCCAGTGTATTAACCAAATATGTTTCGTCAAGTTCATCGGACAAAAATTTTGCGTCATGGTTCGTAATTTTAACTTCTATTGAATTCGGCTTTATTATACTGATATTTTTTATCTTATAATAAGTTGGCCTTTTTGGATCTAAAATTGTTGGTATTTTTTTTGCATAACAATAATGTGCCACGTTTTGTATCATTTGGTCTGTAAGACATCCCTTTGAATAGTCTGACATTATGACGCAGCCAACGTTGTTATTGTTTATTATACCTATTATTTTATTAATCCATTCTGACTCTATTTGTTTATTTGGCGGATCAGCATTTTCGTTGTCTATTCTAACGACCTGTTGATTGCCAGCCCAAATTCTTTCTTTGACAGATATTGAACTTATAATGCCAAAATCAAGTGGTTCAACCTTTACATTTTCCTTATCACACATCGATAAAAAAATTTCATTGTAATTATTATTCACAGGAGGAACAAATGACTTGTATGCCAAAATACATTTAATTCCTGTTCTAGATATATGGGCAGATACATTTGCTGCCCCACCAAGAGATGTTACAATATCTTTATCATGAATATTAACTATGGGAACTGGGCTTTCTGGACTAATTCGATGGCACTGTCCGAAAAAATGCCGATCAACCATCACATCTCCAAGGACAAGAATACTTCGACTCATATTATATATACTTCTGGCCAAACTAAACTAAATTCAATCATATTTTGATTCTCTTATTTCTTTAAATATTTTAGAAACGGATTCTGGTCTATTGATTTTATCTATAAACTCAATTTCATCAGCAAAACCATATCCTGGAATTTCTTCTTTTTTTAGATCTTTAAGTTCGTCGCTGTGGAAAACTATTAATTTGGCATTTTGTCCGAATTCTTGATGTAGTCTATTTTCTTTAAAGTTTTTAATCCAAGAGTGCTCAGATGGACCGCTATAATAGCCAACCTCATCTACTCCTTTAATATGGCTAAGAATATACAACCTATCTTTTAGTTTTATAGGACAAACCTTTTTTTTCTTTAAAATATATTCATCGTCATTATTAAGGATGATAAGATGTGAGCATTTTTTCTTAGCCTCTTGAATGCACCAAATATGTCCAGCATGCAAACTGAGGAAAACTCCAGATTTAATGCCCACTAACATAATAGTCTTCTAAATTTTTCATAAAGTTATCAATTGAACTCCACTCAAAATCATCTACGTAACTAGGAGCATCTTTAACATTTTCTAAAATCCATTTTTCATGCTCCATCGTATTTCTAGTTTCTCCATTTATTATAGAAAAACTATCTTTTAGTAACTTTCCCCATTTAAAATTTATATTTCTATCTATTTGTTTCACTGGACATTCTATTTTATCAAAATATCTTTTATTATCCTCATTTAGGGGATTACTTCTACATTCTGCTGGATGATATAAATGGATAGAACAAAAATTCTTGTTTTGCCCATCATAAAACCTAAGTCCTTGAGCTAAAAATCTTTCTCTAATAGAGTCGTCTTCGCATCTATATCTAAAACCTCTAACGTAAATCTCGTCATAGGCACCCATATTAAGTACATTTTCTCTTTTAACAGCCCAAGTCCATAAAGTATTGTTAATTCCGTGAGGAATTTTAAAATGAGAATATGTATGTAATATTTTATTGCCAATATTGGCCATAGAAATTATTGACTTATTTATTATTTCTGCTTTTGGGTCAAACATACAGGCACAAAGTGACGACTTAGAGCTGTCAACTACATAGCCACGATTTATTATATTGCTTGGCTTATTTTTAGTAACTTGACCATTTAAATATTCTAATCTATTTTCTACAGTGCCAATATCTTTATTTATAATAACCTTGAAATTGCTATCATCTATAAATGGATTCAACATGCCAAAAACAATATTTTCTCCAGGGAAATGATCTATGTCTATCATGGCTATTATTTGCCCTTCACACATTCTTAATAATACATTTCTTGGATATGCTGCGTTTATAAACCTACCAATTGGTAAATAGACATATTTTAGATTTATGTATTGCGCCAAAGTTCTACATAGATCTATTGTGTCGTCTGTTGAACCTCCATCGGCTATAAGAACTTCAAAAGTATGATCTGGAAATACCGCCTTATTAAGTGTTAGTCTAGATAATATGGCTGCAACTCTTTCTTTTCTGCCAGGAGCACATGGAACTATAACACTTAAAAGTGGTTTACTCATTAATTCCTCAGTATAACTAATGGCCTAATTCTAAATAGTAATTTGGCTTCTATTTTTTCTTTTATTACTGGGCCAAAATTTCTACAATCGTAAGACATTGGCCTATTGTCACCCATCATAAAATATTCATTTTCTTCAAGTTTCCAAAATTTACTAGTTTCATTTTCTGGTAATTTAGTTTCATAATTTATTATGTTACTATTACTCTCTGGAATTGTATTGACAAATACTCTGCCATTTGATATTAGTACAAAGTCTCCTGGAATACCTATAACTCTTTTTATAAGATATATATAAGACGATAGTCTGTCATTTCCTGTAAAACAAACTATATCTCCTCTTTCAATTTTCTCAAACTTAAGTTGCACAAGTATTCTGTCACCATTCATTATAGATGGGAACATGCTAGGGCCAACTACTTTGGAAATTTTAGGGTCATATATCTTTTTTAAGACCAAAATGGGCAGTATACAAACTAACACTAATAAAAAGAAACTTATTACAAAAGAAGTAATAGATAAATTCTTTTTTTCTATCATGTAAGGTAAATTTCCCCATTTGGGAACTGAAAATTTCTTTGTGTTTTTGCCTAATTTATTTTTCATAATATAAATCCTTCATTTTATTTTTACAGTTTTCTTTAAAAGTTACAGTAGTTGTAATAACCCCTGATTTATGGTTTGCTATATATTGTTAGCAGTTACTACATAAACAATATTCGAAGTTGTTATATGATACTAAGTATCTCAAATTATCATTATGGCATTTAATGGGCATAATATATTCCTATCATTGCACATTTATGGGAATGTGGATTTGGTGAACGACTTAATAATCCTATAAATTCCTGTTTACATTTGCAGCAAGTTAACATTGATGGAATATTATCAAGAATCTGCATGTTGGACCATTTAGTTGGCGGCATCAGATAACCTGTAGGTGCTATTCTTAAATAGTCTTCATTAATAGACATATTTTGTATCAAAATCTTATCCTATACATAAACATAAGGTCAGTTTCTAGGTCTGAATTTAAAGAACTTCTTAAAGAAAAATTGTCAATGGTTAATTTTGCCTTTATTTTGTTTCCATTTATACCGATATCTAGATCAACAAGATCTTTGTGTTCCGAAAAACTATTTTTATTATCTTTTTCAACGCTGTTAATCAAGAATCTTAGATGCCCTCTATTATCTATAAAAAAACTGTCAAATTTTATCATTTTTAATCTAATGTTTCTGGACCGATAATTTCTTATTTGGCTTAATCTTTTTTGATATAAGTCATACGACATACTAAAATCTTGTTCAAATTCATCCTTCACAATAGATCTAGAAAAAGAGATAATCTCTTTGTTTATTTGATAAGTTATAAAGTCATGCAAAGCACTATTATTGATCTCTATAGATGAACATGAAGTAAGTAAAAACAATAGAAAAAATTTCTTTATTTTATACTCCTTACTATATCAAATAGAGCCTGAGTTTCTGGATGATTTACATCTAAGTCTTTAAAGTTGTTTCCATTGCCACACATAGCAATACAATGCTTGCCCCATTCAAGATTAAAATAATGATTAACTAGAGTGTGCGAATGAAAATGTATAATAGTAGGCTTTCTAATAGCGCAACTATAGTAACCTAAAATACCATCTTGGGAAATAGTAAGGGCCGCATTGTTTATGCAGCTAATTGCATCAATTATATTGTCAGTGCCTGTGTGATTTAATACATTGTCTAGTTTAAAACACTCTTCGTATTCAGAATCTTTTGACAATAATTCTGGGCTCAATAAAACTACATATCTATCATTAAAGGTTTTTGCTAAATTTTCTACAACTAGTCTATCTACCGATCTTCTTGTTGAATCATTTAATCTACCAGATAATAGATTTATAACAATATGAGGCTTGTGCCCAAAGGTTTTATATTTATTGCCAATTTTATTAGTTAAATAAGGATTTGTCCAATTAACTATTTTAGTGTCAACGTACAATCTTTCCTCTGTGCCTATTAACTCTTGTGAATTTTTTTCTGGTGTATCACAAATAATACAATGTGCTTGAGCTAATGGCAAAGTTTCCTCCATAATTGATTCTATTGGAGCTTTGTGCTGTTCATGTTTTTCAAAGTGTTTCCAGTCAATATTGACAGGATTAATATTACATTTTTGTAATTTGATAGCACAAATTAAACTATCCCCAACTCCTCCGGCACTTGTAACAAAAATTTTCCCGTTCATATAATAAGACTTTCTTTATTAGAGATTATATATTGCCGCCAATCGTCTTTAATGTCGGATAATATATCTAGTACAACTCCATTATACGGCCGAAGTCTGTTGTTATTTCCTTCGCAAAATCCCGTACCAAAATAAGGCGGAATATTACTATTATTTTTATAGGCTAAATTTTCATTGAATGGATATAAAAGGTATACATTATTCCACCACAAAATATGCGAAGGCCTTTTAAAGGACAGTATTTTATCTCTTAAAAGCTTTGGGTGTTTCATATAACTTAAATGATACATATTAGAATGTTCTTCGTCTATAAAAACACTATGATCTTTTGTTAAATCTTTATTAACGTTTGGATGGAAAAAATGTTGGCTTGCAGTATAATAAGATCCTGGAATCCACCTTAAAAATCTTCCTTCATGACTACTAGGAAAATACAACTTCATTGAATATGCAAATTGAAACTCTCCTATTTTTACATGATTAATATGTTCATTTTTACTAATTAACTCAGTAATATCAAAAAAACATTCCGGCTTCCAAAATTCATCTGTGTCTAATTGGAATATACAATCTCCGTTCTGTATATTTGAAATTTTGAGCATCTCATTTTTTACTATTGCTTCAAAACTTTCCCTGTTAGGAATATTAAAACTTTCTCTAAAGTCCTTGGAGATCAGCTTACATTTGCCTTTGTGATCTTTTTCTTTTATAAACCTTTTTATTTCATTTAATGTATTGTCTGTCGAATGTGCTGGCTGATCATTGAAAACAGAAACAGTTCCCTCAAAAATTATAAACTCATCTATTAAATCATACAAATGAGATAAAGACTTATAAATCAAAAGTTCTTCATCGTAACACATTGCAAGACAAATTGTTTTCATGGCATAAGAAAAAATAGGCGGTTTCACTATTGCTATCCTATCTTGACACTAGGCTAGCTGTATAATTACTCCCGCCTATTATATTAATCTAAATTACTCTGTACGTAGATTTCCAGGCACTTCCAGACAAGAACCATAAAAACGAACTAGAGGAGCAGTCCAATCGGAATAAACAGGAGCAGAAGGACCGGCGCCATCTGTATCAGTCATAGCTCGAACTTGAAAAGCATAAACTCCAGGCTTTCGAGGCTGTAGAAGTTGTAACAAAGCAAGTCTAGTATCTGCAACAGAAACAACTGCAAAAGCGGTTGTTCCAGGAACATTCATATCCTTGCCGCCAAAAATAATTGCAACCTCATAAGTAATTGGAGTGGTTGCTGTACTTCCGTCTATAAACTTAGTAACCGCATCCCAAACTAAGGCGTTATTCTTTGTTACTTCTTGAACGGATTGGGCATTAACTGGATTGGCGCCCAAAAAAAGAATACCGGCAGTAAATATCCCAAGAAAAAACTTATTCACAAACCCTCCTATTTCTTTTCCCCATAAACAATTGACTTACAAAACCCGTGAACATAAGAACAATTATCTATAACGTATTTTTTTGCTATACAGGCTGCTCCTTCCTCAAAATCATGTGAACTTTGATTTGCGTCATGAAAAACAATAAATCCGCCCGATACAACTAATGGAGACCACATTAAAAAATCTTTTTCTACCCATGAACGAGCGTGAAGACCATCTATAAAGAGAAGCCCAATTTTACTATTTTTATGCAAAAATCCACTCTTTACATTGTTAGTGATATCATTATATGCTTGTTCAGATGTTTTCTTTATTGAAATTATAGAATCTTCTAAATCTAGCCTATTCATATTCTCTGTAAATTCTACGTATGAATCAGTGTAAGTACCTTTTGCCCATTCATCATATTCTTTTGGAATTTCAAAATCAGGCTTTTGATGTGGATCTATAGAGAACAATAAGCTTATTTTATTTTTTTTTATTGAAGAAGCCAGCATTATAGTACTTTTGCCATAGGCCGATCCTATCTCTATTATATCAGTATCTTGTGGAATATCAGCCCCCAAATTATAAAGCAACTCTGCCTCTTCTTTATGTAGCCATCCCTTTACTTTTTTTGACTCTTCTAAAGCCCATTGAATAGAATATTTTTGCATATCAAATCATCGCATTAAAATGTTTTTTAAAAACAGATGTTAAATTTGCCTTTAGCTTTTTTATTTCTATTGTTTTTTTCATTTTTGGCAATAAACCAGTAATTACATAGCTATTTATTTCCTCTATAAAGTCTCTTTTCATGTATCCTTGTTCTATTAATGCATTTTTAATATTTCTTAGGCCAAACTTCCTTATTACTTTATTTACATCTTTTCTATAGTTTTCATACAAGTCATAATGAGCATGTACAAGTTCATGCCTAATAGTTTCCAGATCATTTTTTAATGTAACAATAATAGAATACTTATTATTTATATTAAGCCTTTTTAGTTTATTAAAAATCCATTTTTCGTCTTTGGATAAAGATCTCTTAAAAACTTTATAAAATTTATACATCTCTAAAGATGGAATAGTAAATCCTACATTTAAATCCATGTAATCAAACTTACCATGTTTATCGATATAGTCACCAATAAAATCATTAACTTTAAAATATTTACAGTCAAATTCTACTATTCGCATAAAAGCCATACACATTTTATGCTGATTATTAAACTCGAAGTGATAAATAGGAAAATTTCCTAGTTTGTGTACTTTGCAAAATTTATTCATAAGCCATTACTATCTTGTACCTTCATGTACTTTATAGACCATTTTTTAACGCCGTCGCCATAAAGCCATAAGCTTTCAGATTGTTGTAATGCATAGTTTCTATGTGGCTCAGGAACTTTATCAACTGCATTAGATTTTTTTAGAAAAATTCCAATAGTGTTTTTTTCTGGATCTGACACAATAAACACATAGTTAAAACTATCCATATATTCTCCTTATATCCCACTTATATCTTCTAAATTTAACTTCATTGTCATTAAATATTTACCTTCACATATTTCTTTTTCATTGCAAATGCCGCATCTTTGTTTTTCAAACCAGTAAACATCCTTGCAACACTTAGGGCAAAGAAAAACATCATCAACAGCATGAAGATTTAATTCTTTAACATTGTAAATAAAAACAGTGTTGCATTTGCCGCATTTGCCCTTTACTCTTTTTATTGCCATTATTTACCTTTAATTCCTCTTTTCATTGCTTTTTTATATCTGTCAACTTTGCTTGTATTTCTCTTTTTAAAATCATTATAAGACTTTCTGCCCTTTCTTCTTTCGGCGATTACTTCGTTTGAGTTTTTTTGATCATCTTTGTCTTGCTTTAATTTTTCTTGGGTTTTTTCTTTTTGTTTGCCAGATATATAATCGTTTTGTTTTAAATCCTTTCCCGGCCACCCATGGCCATAAAGCAAAAAATGTCCCCCAAGTTGGTGTATCATATCAATATTACATTTATTGCACTGTACATTCTTAGGAGGACCAATGCTTATCGGAGAACTAAACTCCAACTCAGAGTTACATTTATCACATAAGAAATAATATATCATATATATCTTTTAAACCAAAAGAATATTTTTTTATACCAAGGTAAATTTTTCCACATTTCTTCATTTTGATTTATAAAAATTTGTTCATCGCATCCCTGGGAACAAACCATTTTAACCAAGTTTATCTCCATAAAAGTAGTAAGATTGCCACAAACACAGCATTTGTCTTGCGTACCAGTTTTCATATATCTACTTTCTATTCCCCATGGGAAATTTAAATTTTGATTTGAAACTATATTGCCAGGTCTTACATTTTCCCATAGTTTCTCAAACTCCATGTTACCATTCAATCATAGAAATAATTTTTTCTAAACGAGCTTTGTAACAATGTTTGCTTCTATTATTTTCTATATTCTTTTTCATTTGAGCAATTAGCTTTTTATCCATAGCCATTTCTAATGTTTCTTTTAAGTTATCTTTGTTATAGAATAATATATCTTTACCGTGCTCAAATAACTTATTTGTGTCTTTAGGTATTTCATTAGTAATACAGACTTGACCAGCTCCATAACTTTCATAGATCCTTTGTTGTAAACCATAAGCCTTTAAATCTTCTACTGGTCCTGATCCTGGTATATAAAGACCTAGATTTAATACGGCAAGATGCATATTATATGCCCTATTAACCCTTGTTGCATCAAATATAGTAGCTGCATTTATTTTAAACCCAAAATCTTTCACTCGGTTTAAAAAGTAATGTCTGTTGTTCCATTTTCCGCCAACAGAACCAACAAAAATAAAAGAATCATTGAATCTTTGGTTATTTGGCAACCATAAAGGATTGTACCATGCAGGATTATATCCTTGAGGTGCCCAAGCAGCATCTATTCCTATTTCTTTGTATATCGGAATTTCGCTTTGATCAAAGGTAAATATATAATTAAATCTTCCTTTTTGTTTGATCATTTTAGCTTTATATTCTATAAGTCTAATTGGTTCAGATGTCCAAAGAACTTTAATACATAGTTTATATTTTTTCCATATATCAGATTCTACTACTTCGTCAGGAAGTCCTGGTCCCAAACACAACACTATATCTGTTGCATCATTCTTAATTACTTCAAGTAATATATTTTTATCTGATATTTTTATTTTAATACCTTCAGATGACAAGTATTCTCCGGTTCTATAATCATAGACGCTAACATTATGCCCTAGTTCTTTTAGACCAGAATAGACTCCTTGTTCGGCTCCGTGTAATTTATTGCCAAAAAAAGGTCCAAAGATAGTAAAATTCATAAGTCAAAGCCATCCATCAAAATCATCATTTACATTTTCCTTTTTTTCGTTATTTTTCTTTTCAATCTTTTCTTCATCAAAATCTTGTTTATATTTTTTATCACAATCAAAATTTGTTCTTCTTGAAGATGTATATCTTTTATAAAACTTGCAGTTTTTATTTGCACACTCTATATCTTGCACTCCTAAATAATAACAAGAAATTTCATGACAAAACGGACACTCTTTCAATTCATCTTTATTTATTCCATATGTGAAAGAGTTTTTGTCTATCAAGAATATTTTTTTCTTATAATTTTAATAATATAATTAATGTGCCTAGATATGGTAGCAATATTAATACCAGTTTTATTTACTATTTCTTCGTAATTTAAACCATCTTTAAAATACAATTTGGCTATATTATTTTTGTCATATTTTTTAATTAAGTAATTCAAATCTATCTTTAGGTCTAAGTCTATATTCCTTTTAGAATAAAGTGAAAATTGTAGATTTTGTATATCTATTCCTTGTAGGCTTTTTATTTTTTGTGAGTTTCCTTTAATCGTTCTTAGTGATCCTGCCGGAAAATGAACACAAAAAGAACCGCTAACAGCCTTATCATGTATTCTTCTACGAATAACTGTTTTTATATACGCTTCATAGTTTCCGTACTTTTCTAGATAGTTCTTTTCTCCCTCTAGTAGTGCTACAACTCCTTCATTAAATAAGTCGTCTTTTTGGTTTTTCAAGTTTTTAAACTTATTTGCCATTACTCCGATGTAACTTGACCATCTATCTAGCTCTTCTTTAATCATTGCTCTCCTTTTTGTTGATATTTTTTCAATTCTATTCCTGCTTCTTTTAGAAGTTCGTAAGACAGGTTATAGTCGAATGCACTAGAACTTGGCTCGTTTAAATAAAGTATTCTTGATATACCCGACTGAATAAGCATAAGAGAACATTTTTCACAAGGCGGCATTGTAAGATAACAAGTCCAGTTTTGCAAATCTTCTTTAGCATTAATAATACAGTTTGTTTCTGCATGTATAGTTCTTTTATATTTTTCTGGAGATTCTAATCTTTCAAGAGTATCTTTAATGCCGATTGGTTGACCATTAAATCCAAAATGAGCTTTTCTATTATCAGGGCTTACAATAGCACAACCTACTTTTGTTCGTAAATCTTTACTTTTCTTAGAGATTACTTGCGCCATTTCTATCCAAATATCATCCCAAGTACAAGGTGATTTTATAAATGTGTCCAAGTTTTATTTATCCTCATATACAGCAGTTCTCAAAATACAATATCTCCACTAGCTATAATTGAAAGAACTTTTTTAGACATGAAAGATAACGATTTCAAAAGTTCTTGATCATACTTAATAATAGAACATGGCATATTAATAGAATTGTTTGCGTTTCTTGGCACAAGACTTATGCTTTTAGAGCTGTCGAATAAACATATATAAATTGGCATTATAAATCTCTTGTCCATAGAGCATACGGCTTTTTGTGTAGAAATTATTTTTATTTCTTCGTCGTTTAAATCTACGTTTATTGTCGTGGGTAAATCCTTTATTTTAGTTTTTGCCGCACAAACTTTAGGGAAATATACTTTTTGCTCTATTTTTAAGAAATGCTCTCGGATACTTAATAGTATTGACTCATAGATTATATTCTCTAAGCTTTCACCGTTTTTTATATATTTGTCTAATTGTTTTGATTGGCCAATAAAGAAAGAAAGGCCAATACTAATATTATTTTCTTCTTTGAAGGATATTATTTCATTTCCATTTGTAATTAAAAAATAAGGTTTAATTATACTAAAGTTATAGTCTGTTTCTGGTTTGAAATAAAACGTCTTTATAAGACTAGAATATAAATCATTGTAAGATGTTTTGTCTGGCAATATATCTGTACAAAGGCATTTTACCAAAAATATATACCTTATAACAAATTAACAAGTTTTGAGTCATTATTATCTTTATTTATATCTTTACTAGTTAGTTTTACGGCATATTTATTGTTACCTAAGTAACAAATTATTTTATTTAATACCATTTTGTCTAAAGTTTTACGAAGATGGCCGAAATTTGGCATTTGCCCAGTTTTTTCACAAGTATTAGCCAATTCTTTAAAAGTCATTTCACTTTTAGATAGGGTATTATATATAATTTGCTCAAAAGAAGACATTTGCATTACATTAATATTATTAAATACTATTAAATCATCAAACATTTCATTTATTAAGGTTTGCGCACCTTTATCCGTATTTAAATTTTCTACGCCAAAAAACCTTTTAACGAACAAAAATATATCATGTGCCAACCATGCGTTCCTAAACTGAGAACTTTCTTTATCTATTATATGTTCTGATTTTATTTCCCATTTGGATTTTAATAGAAGTATTTCATCTGGGCTTAAACTACTATAATTTTCCTTGCATAAACTTTCTTTAATTATTTGCCAGTTACATTTAGCCGATGAAGGCTCTAATATTTGTCCTATTAAGTCTTCCTTATCGCTACTATTTTTTGCTTTAACAACAACAAATCTATCAAGCACAGCGCATATATGCTCTAATTGATTTGGTTTATTTGGGATATTGATTCCATTAGTTGCCGCCAGAACTAGGCCATTAAATTGAACTGGTTCTATATTTCTATGTTTTGGCTTTATTATTTCGCCATTACCTATTTGTTTAAGTACATGTATATGCTGTTTAGTTTCAAGAGAAAATTCATCAATAAAAATGATTGAGTTATTATAACATTCGAGAGTTTCGTATATACCGATTCCAGTAGAAGCTCCTGCCGAGGATATCCATCTAGCTACTTTTTGCCCATATTTATTCTCACTGCCTAGACCCAATCCTTCATAAATTGATTTTAACAATTGGGTTTTACCTGATCCTGCACGCCCTAATAATAGCACATGTCGGTTTCCATCGTGAAACACTCTTCCGATGCGGTTAAATAAGCCAGCCTTATGCTCCATGCGGGCTTTAATCGCCATAATCACCGCAAGCGGCAGACTTTTTTGGTCGCAAATTTTATTTATTTCGCCAATTAGATTAGACAGCATAATATATACCGCTCATTTTATTAATATAATAATATATGGGCAAAAATTTACGATAACATTTCGCACAAAGAAAACAATAAGAAACATCATTTTTACAGTTTATACAAGTTCCATATGTCCATCGCCCAAACATCGCAATAGCTATATGTTGTAAACAATCAATACATTTACAACAATACTTGCTATCGGTGTAAATATCTTCTCTAAAAATATCTCTGCAACCAGCACAAGTATTCATAATATATAGTATATACCTTTAAATTTACAACCATAATGTGTGATAGGCAAATTTTTACCATAACAAGAATTACATAAAATAGATTCATCCATTAGATCGTTGCAATTAAAACAACGATTCTCTCCCACCTTTAAATTAAACTTTATCAAATGAAGTTTACTTCGCAATAGTAAATTCCAACATTCATCACAATAGTTATCATTGTTAACTGTAATGTTGTGCCCACAAGAACAATATTTTTTATCCACGAAGTTTTTTCATAGCCTTTTTAATATCTTTATCTACTTTCCTCATAGGAATATTGAAGAACTTTTCGCCCTCAACATATTTATTGTCCAAAATTATAGTAGGACATTCTAATACAACAAAAGACCATACGCAAAGATACCTTAAACCATCTTCTGAAAAAAGCATAAAAAGTGTAGGAAGATCTAATTGCATGTATTTACATTTGCGGTCTAGTATGCGCAAAGTGTCATATGCAAAATCTTCATCTGAATGTATGCTCTTTTTTACTTCAGTTTCTACATAAAACACAACATCTTTTTTATCTGATATTATTAAATCAACGCCCATTTTATTGGGGTTAACTTCTACATTAAATCCAGCATCAGACAAAACTTTTTCGGCATATTTTTTTGCCTTAGAGTCATATTTTTTGTACAAACCTTTATCAAAAGGCTTTCTATTACACATTTTAATCCTGTGAACTTGGAGATCTCTCAGCCAGATCTTTTGCCAACTTTGCCTTAAAACCTTCTGTATAATAAGATTTATGGATTTTAACTTTCGTACTAGAATGTATATAAACAGCTACTACAAAAGATATACATACAACAATTGCTACAACTCCAAATATAAGATAATCACTATTAAGCATATTAATCTCTCCTAACTACGTTTTATTAAAATGCAACATATCAGTTTGCATTATAAATTATACCATAGCCAATTTGATACCAAAATCCTCTAGGACCTCTTTTTACAGGAATTTCCCGTCCAGACAAACGAGCAATTCCAGGAGTTTTTATCTTTGCAGAAACTCCATTATCTAAACGATAATATTCAATTAGCCTTTGTGTAGCTATCCTAATATTTTTATTCTTATGAACAATTCCTTTAAAATCAACCAAAGATGCATTTTTAAATCGCATAGTTATTCTTCCTTTAAAAAATCTATTTCGTTAAAACAACCAAAACAAATATTTTGTTCCAAATCATCAATTTCAAACCATTCTCCACAAGAAGAACATTTGTCTAATGACGGAACTTTTTCATCTTTTTCTGCCTCCTTTTCTATTTTCGTGCCTAATTTTATGTCTTCTACTTTTGGCATTCTGTATGGCCTTGTTCTCTTGCCACTTGCATCATCTCTATGTTTTCTTAATGACACTATTATTAAATCCTTAAATATCACCATTTTTTAGAATGGCTAAATCTTCCCTGGGATCAAGATATCTTCGTCTAAATTCATCTGCGGCATGTGCAGCAGCATAAACACAATTATGCAGTTCTGTATATTTTTGCTCTCGGTTTGACATATATATTTTCATTAATAGAAATATACAATACTCAAGATCGCCTTTAGACGCAATCTCTGTTAATTGTGACATGGCTTGATTATATTTCGCCCTGTCTTGTTGTGTTATATATGGCATTACTACTCCTGATATTCTATTTTTTGGCAAACGATATTACGCTTTTTTAACTCCTTGATAGCCCTGGACAAAGAAATCTTACAGCCAATAGATTTATTAAACTGATCTTTAATAGAACAAAAGGAAAAACCTTCTGTGATAAGTTCTTTTTTATCATTTACAATTCTACATTTAGTTAAGGCAATAGCATCAACAACAAAAAGTCTTGGTATTACTAATCTATTAATTACAAAATAACTATTTGGATGCCTTAAATAGTCCTTAACTTGACCAGACTCATAGGCTTTAATTTTATGCTCTGACAAAATATTATAAAAATCATCATGTATATCTTCTCTAAAGTGAGAAAATAAAGCCCTAAACTTTTCTCCTGTTTCCGTCACAATAAAAGTCCTCATTAAAACTTTACCTCCTGTAATAAATTCCTTTGTACCTATAACTTGCATTTCTTGCCAATATTTTAACAA